GGTTGCTACGAAACCTAGCTGTACGTAACAAGAATCATCCTGAATTTGAAAAGACAATGAAGACGCTCAAATCATTAGCGAAGAGAATGGCGAGAGAAATATAAAAAAAATTTTCTCTCGAGATGAGGGGTCGGGGCTTATAAAATGAAAAAGCTAAGAGCAGTTTGCTAGTGAGCAGGGGTAAAATCACCACCTCAAAAGCCTAAGTACTTCATATAAAAAAATCGTAGCACACTATTTTTAGCTGTAAACACCCTTTTCGACTACATTTAGTGTGTAGATCAGATAAGTAATACTACATCATAAAGCAACGGTTAGACAGTTTAGGTCTAGCTTGATCACGCTAGAGCTATTATGCTCATTACACGTAAATTAACAAGGAGAAGCCATTATGCAAGTAAATTGGTTATTAGTAATCATTGTAGTTGCAATTTCAATTGGCTTTGGTGCTATTGTATGTAATCCAACTATGTAAAAAATTGTTGGGAAATTAGAATTACATATTACGATCAAAGTTTAAAATACGTGTGCATAGCAAGGGCGTTAGTGAAGTTTTTCAAAATCATATTGTGGGTAGGTATTATTGCATTAATAATTCCTTGTATAGTTTGGTTAGTACATACATTCGGATTAGTTAAACTTTACTAACCGCCTGTTTGCTATGCGTATATGACGACAGTCCTTATACGCTTATATAAAGGTGTCTTAGAACGCATAAGACGTCTTTGTACAGCGTTTGTGTGTCAGAGTGCTACTTAGATGCTTATTTGTTATTTAAGAGCCATTAAGACGCTTTTTAGGACTATTTAAGGCACGTTAAACATAGGCTGAAAAAAGAGTAGAGTATTACAATAAGAAGCCAAATCGGAGGTACAGTTTTTTGCTTAACCGCAAGTACTTCGTACTAGTGTAAATCTAGCTTACCGATTCTCGGCTAAATGCGGAGCAGGACCGCTTCGCGGCTTAAATCTTCAAAGGAGAAGAACCATATGTTTGATCAAATAATTGGTTGGATACACAAGATAACAGAAGCTGGTATGAGTTTACTAGCTCTAGGTATCGTAATGCAAGTTGTGTTTGGTAAAGCTGTTCCATTTATTGGTGGCGATATCATAGGTAACATTACTGGTATTATCGGTACACTTGGTGCCCAGGGCGTTGTAGGACTAGCGGCCATTGGCGTCATCTACGCTATCTTTACACGTAAGTAAGATTCAACTTTAACAATGCTTTGTTAAGTTTAGGGGGCCTTGTGCCCCTTAAATGTTTCTAGGAGAACTAACATGGCACAGCATACGCCAAGCAAAAATAAATCTAGCAAGATCGCCCTATGTGAAGAACTAGCAGATATTATGCCCCCAGAGTATCAAGAACTAGTTGAGAACTCTACATATGGCAATACGGATCGAGGCTGGAAAGATATTGGGAGCAGTAAAGAATTAATTGAACAGCATTCACTATGTGCAGGCTGTCCAGAGAGCATAGCGTTTCGTTATATCCTAGCAAGTATTCCAAACCCAGAAGATACGGTATTCGTTGGAAGTACAGGCTGTACATCATTAGTATGGCCCCACGTAGCAGTTCAAAATATCCATAGCTTGTTCGGTAATCAAAATGCTATTGCTAGTGGACTTCAAAGAGCTTTAGCAAAACGATTTCCTAATAAGATTAAAGATGTAATAGTCTTAGCTGGTGATGGTGCTACTGTTGATATTGGTTTAGATATGACTATGCAGTCATGGTTTAGACAAGAACGCTTTTTAACTATATGTTTTGATAACGAGCTGTACGCTAATACGGGTGGACAGGAATCAGGACTTATGCAAAAAGGCTTTGTTGCAAAAATGGCTCCCAAGGGGAAGCAGTTTGAAAAAGTCCGCCTAGTGGAAATAGCACGAGAGGCTGGCTGTCATTATTCAACAATCCTAACTGTTAGTAAACCTAATAGAGTTGCAGAAGCTATCCGTCATGGCATTTATATTGCTCGTGAAGTAGGCCCAACGTTTGTCCAATTGTATACTCCGTGTATACTAGAAATTGGTAAGCAGAGTATGGAAGGGCTTGATGAAATGAAAGACTCAGAAAGTATCGGTGGACGTTTTGTTAATCGCTGTTACATTACTGATGAAGGACAAGCTGTTATAGACAGAGTAAAAGCTGAAGAGAAAGAACGTAAACTTGAATTCAAAGCTAAACTAAAAGCTGACCAAGAAGCCAAAGCTCAACGTAACGCTAAAGTATTGGAATCTGTGTAATATGTCATTAGCAACTGTAAGGCCTAGCCCTGGCTATTTAGAACACTTGCCTGTTGAGTACCAAGACCTTGTTAAACATGGTCAGTATGGCAAGCCTAAAAAAGTTAAGGACATGGGCAAGTTCAAAGAGTTAATTGAAGAACATCCAATGTGTGCCGGATGTGCTATGACTCTTTTTATACGAATTGTATTTCTTGCATTACCAAAACCAGAGCATACCATTATTTGTGGTACGGCTGGTTGTGGAAGGTTAGCAATAAGTCAAGGTAATGTTCCATTCATTTATGGAAACTATGGCGATACAAATGCTGTTGCATCTGGATTGAAACGAGGATTAGAATTACGATTTCCAGAACAAGATAAAGATGTAATAGTAATGTGTGGTGATGGTGGACTAGTTGATATAGGATTTCAAGGACTCATGCATAGTTGGTTTAGGCATGAGAAGTTTACAACCATTATGTTGGACAATGAAATCTACGGTAACACAGGTGGACAAGAAAGTGGAATGACTCAAAAGGGTCTAGTTGCAAAGATGTCACCCCGTGGTAAAGTAGATGAGAAGATGGATATGTTGGGATTGGCAAGAGTTGCAAAACTTGATTATGTATGTCGTATAGCACCTACAAATCCTGCAAGGGTGGCTCGCTCTGTTAGACGAGCAATACTAGTTGCAAGAGAGTTTGGGTCTACATACATTCAAGCATATACATCATGCAACATTGAGTATTCAATACCAACTCCAGAAGTTATGAAAGATGCATTTGATGTAGAGAAAGACCGTTACGGTTTTGAAGAAGAAATATCTGACAGAGCAAAAGATTATTTGCGAGAACAAGGGGAAAAAATTAAATGACAACTACCGTTAAAGAATCTTGTTGTGCCTGTACTATGAGTAAGATAAAATATATGCTTGAATTGATTAAAAAACTATTGGGTATTAAGAAAGAGGAAAATTAAATGACAACTACAGTTGCTGAAGCACCATCTAAAATAGAACCAACTAAAGAACTAATAACAAAAGTTCTTAGATCAACACACGAATTGCTTGGCCAGAAAAATGCTGTTGGTCAAACTTATACTGATGTTAACGACATCTTTTACAACTCAGAACAAACACCAGTTTTCTTTACAGGTAGTGAAGTTATTAAAGAAGCTATCAGGCGTTGTAGTGTTGGTACCTCTGTTGCATATCCAATCACTCCACAGAGCGAAGCGGCCGCATTAATTGGTGAGCTTTATGCAGAAGGATACTTGGATGAATACTTTAGAGGTGAAAGTGAATTTGCAGTAATGGGTCAATGTGCTGGTGCATCGTTTGGTGGACATAGAGTGTTCACTACTACAGCAGGACCTGGTACTTTAAGAGCTATGGAGAACTTTCCAATGTGGGCAGGCTCACGCTTACCAATTCAAGTGTGTGTAACTTGTAGAGGAGTTAATTCTCCTTTAAGTATCCAACCAGATACATTAGAAATGCATTATCTATTAGAGACTGGTATGATGGTATGGCACGCTGAAACGGCACAAGACTTATTTGATTTTATATTAAAAGGATTTATTGTTGCAGAGCAACCAGATGTTCACGTTCCATTAGCAACTTGTTGTGATGGATTCTTTGTAACACATACAAAAGATACTGTTGAACTACCATCAGCTGATTTGTGCTTAACACCATATGATCCTTATAGGTCACCAGTTACTTGTATGGATATGGAATCAGCACCAATAAGAATGATGCGTGATCCATTTGTTATGAAATCAAATTACATTAGTTATTCAACTCATGCATCTTGGCAACAAGAAGTTCATGCGGCAGTTGAACGATCTCGCAAACATACTATTAGATTATTAGATGGTTTGATAGATACTATGAATATTGATAGAAAGATTTTAATTGTTGCATCTGGAACGGCTGTTTCACAAAGTAGAGAAGCTATACGCTTACTAGAGCAACAAGGTATAGAAGTTGGGTTGGTTAAGATTAAAACTATTAGACCATTTCCAACGTTGGAGATTCAAGAAGCGACAGCAAATGCAGAACATATATTTGTTCCAGAGTTTAATGTTCCTGGTTGGTTGGCAAAAGAAGTCAAAGCTATTCTTGAAAACAATAAGAGAGTATATGCAGGACCTCATGTTGCAGGCGGAATGACTATGCCTTCAGAAGTTATTGTAACGGAAATTAAAAAACATTTAGGGCTGGAGCAACATAAATGGCAACAATAATTACCGATGAGTGTATTAACTGTGGCGTTTGTGAACCCGAGTGTCCAAACGAAGCAATAGATGACGGAGAAGGTGAAGGATTAGATTTTTATTATATTGATCCTGAACTATGTACAGAGTGTGTAGGATTTCATGGTGAAGAAGCGTGTCAGGAAGTTTGCCCTGTAGATTGTTGTATTCCAGATGAAGACATTGTAGAAACTGAAGAAGTGCTTTTGGAAAGGGCTATTAAATTACATCCAGACCAAGAGTTCCCCGCATTAAATGAACTAACTAACGAAACGTCATTATTTCATAATCCGGATCGTAAGAACGCTAATCTATAATAGAGTTAAATACGCATATAATTAAACGAAGGAGTTACCATGATTCTAATGAAAACTGACTATAAAAATTATATAGGTGGCCAATGGGTAGACTCAGCTTCAGGTAAAAAGATTGAAGTCACGAACCCTGCTCATTGTAAACAAGTTATAGCTACTGTCCAAGACAGTAATAAAGAAGATATCGATAAAGCTGTAGCTGTGGCACACGAAGCATTTAAAACGTGGCGTAAGGTTCCAGCACCAAAACGCGGTGAGATATTATTTAAAGCGTCCGAAATTTTAATACGAGATAAAGAAGATATAGCAAAGATAATGACTCAGGAAATGGGTAAGCCATTATCTGAAACACGTGGCGATGTTCAAGAAGCAATTGATATGGGCTACTATGCGGCAGGTGAGGGTCGGAGATTGGGAGGAATGACAGTTCCATCAGAACTGAATGATAAGTTCTGTATGTCCATGCGAATGCCAATAGGCGTTATCGGAGCAATCACTCCTTGGAATTTTCCAATAGCTATTCCGTCATGGAAGGCCTTCCCTGCCCTTGTAGCCGGTAACACAATGGTTATTAAGCCAGCGGAAGATACACCACTGAGTGTATGTAGACTAGCAATGGTATTTGAAGAAGCAGGATTACCACCAGGAGTGTTTAATGTAGTTACAGGTTATGGAGAATCGGCGGGACAACCATTAGTAGCAAACACTACAGTTAAGTTTATATCATTTACTGGCTCAACAGTTACAGGTTGGAAAGTAGCAACTAGATGTGCAGATCAAATGAAGCCTTATTCATTAGAGATGGGTGGCAAGAATGCAATAGTTGTTATGGAAGATGCTGATATGGATCTTGCTGTTGACGGTGTTGTGTGGGGTGCATTTGGCACAACAGGACAACGTTGTACAGCGTGTTCAAGAGTATTTGTTCAAGATAGCATTAAAGACGAGTTTACAGATAAACTTGTTAAGCGAGCCGAAGCATTATTTGTAGGTGACGGTTCAGACGATAAGGTTGATATGGGGCCTGTTATTAATGAAAAAGCGTTAAATAAAATACACATGATGGTAACAGAAGCTAAGGTTACTAATACTGTATTGTGTGGAGGTGCTATTAACCAACAGCCTACTAATGATGTTCCAGAGAAGTATGGCACGTTTAAAGAAACATACGGTTGGTTTTATATGCCAACTGTTATTACAAACGTAAAGCAAGACGATATGATTGCACAGGAAGAAGTGTTTGGTCCTGTAGTAGCATTAGTATCGTTTAGTGATACTGATGAAGTTATAGACATGGTTAATAATTCTAAGTATGGATTATCGGCCGCAGTTTATACGGCGAATGTAAATTTTGCCTTTAAAGCGTTTAATGAAATAGACACAGGCATTACTTACATTAATTCGTCAACTATTGGTGCAGAAATACAGTTACCCTTTGGTGGTACTAAAGGAACCGGTAATGGGCATCGTGAAGCAGGACACAGTATGATTGATAATTGTACTGAGTGGAAATCTGTCTTTGTTGATTATAGTGGTACATTACAAAAAGCTCAGATAGAAGAGTAAATTTCACATAAAGGAGAGAGGGTATGAAAAAGCTATTATTAGCTCTAGCATTCATCGTGCTATTTGTTACACCAAGTCACGCAATTGAACTATTAATGTTCAGCAATCCAAATTGTAATTTTTGTGTGCGATTTTTAGAAGAAGTTAAACCAACGTATGCTGAGTCTGAAGCAGGCAAAGTATTACCGTTACATATTATTGATATGGATGGTCCTGTGCCTGATTGGTATATTGAAGCATTCAAATCAAAGCGTGTAGGTAGAATTGCAGGCACACCTACGTTCATGATATGGACGGATAGAGAAATTACTAGGTGGGTTGGCTATAATGGAAAAGATGATTTTTATAAAAATATTAATCAATTTATAGCAAACAACAAGCATTTAATAGAAGCAGAAGAGAATGCTCCACCATTTTTAGGAAAGCAGAACGAAGACCAGTGGGCACCTCAGAAAGATCCTAGAGATGATCCAAATTCTAGTCACAACAAACCTTTTAAACGACATGATGAAGGGTCACATAGTCAACATCTTGAATTAAAACGAGCAGTTCCTGACGGTGTAAAAGACTCTGATAATATATTTGATCATACATATGATACTCCGCAAAAAGCACTAGCGGCCGCAGATTATTTAGACTGTGGATCTAATGTTCATTACCATGCTAAAGAGAATGTTTGGATGCCGTGTTCAATGGCAATTAGTCCGGGAACGGATACTTTGATGAAGGAGGGTAGATGAGACACCTATCAGTACAGATAAAACTAGCTTTATATTTTGCTATTCTTTGTTTAACAACATTATTCTTAATGAATGATGCTCTGTCAAACGGTACATTACCAGATGTAAAAGGTCCAGAGCTGAAGAACCTAAATGTAATAATGACGTATTGTGATACAAAGGAAAAGATATTAGCTATGGCTAAAAAGGATTATCGTATGCATAGAGCTATGAAAGGATTAGTTCATAATCATTTTTACAAAGAGCTAGTTTCTGTAGAGATGTGGATGAATCCAGATAACGACCAATGGGCAATTTCTTTTATGTTTAAAGGTCAAGATAAGGCTTGTATAGTAGGTGGTAATAAAGCTGAACTCTTTACACCTGGGGAAGAAGGACCTGGAATTTGAAAAGTTTTAAGTCGTGGTTAATAGAAGATTGGGAACAGAACAGGTTTAGGTTAGTTGTTGAAACTACAGGAGCATTGTGCTTTATAAGTGTGTATGTTATACTAGCATGGCACGGCGACGATGCTCCTGTTTCTCTAGTTTTCCTATTCACTTTATCCGGTGCGTTACTACATACAATTAATGCTTACTTACGACAAAGTATTAACTTACTAGTGTTAAATATAATTGTAGTAGCAATTACGCTATCAGGAATATTTAAAATGTTTGTGTTTTAAGGGGGCAAGGTAATGACTTTTCGGGAAGTATACGAGGAGTTCATACGTGGGTATGAAACAGTCGAACCGACTGAGATATCTTTTATAATATGGTTTGTGGAGAACCCAATGTCGCCTTTTTGTCTTCATGGATCAGCGGCATTACGAGATCATGATGCTATTCATGTCTTACTAGAATGTGATCAATCAAATGACTCAGAGGCTTTTGTAATTGGCTTTACAATGGGCAATGATGATCGAACCAAAACGTGGGAAGTTAAATTATTCAAATTTATTTCACGCTTCCTATATCCTAAAAAAAATAAATTTAGTAAAGAACAAATAAACATTTTTGAACGTGGCTTTACCTACGGGCGTACGAGAAATATTAAGCGTATAGGCGAGGTAAACTGGACGAAAGAAGATTGGGATAGTTCTTTAAACGAAATGCAATTAAAGTTCGGCATAATGGATAACGAATTATCTTTCTATAAGGATACCAAGTATGCATTTACCACCGTATAAAATAAAAGCAGTTGAGCCTATTAGGCTTATTCCATATAAAGACAGATTAGTAGCAATGAAAGAAGCTCATTATAATACGTTTCTTTTAAGGTCAGAAGATGTTTATATTGATTTATTAACAGACTCAGGCACGACAGCCATGTCCGATAATCAATGGGCAGGCATGATGTTAGGTGATGAAGCATACGCTGGGTCAAGAAACTTTTATAATTTAGAAAAAGCAATTCAAGACATATACGGATTTAAGTATGTTGTTCCTACACATCAAGGGCGTGGAGCAGAACATATTCAATCTCAGTTAATGATTAAAGAAGGTGATGTAATTCCTAACAATCTTTATTTTACTACTAGACGAGCCCATCAAGAAATAGCAAAAGGAATTTGGGAAGACGTATCAGTAGATGAAGCACATCAACCTGAAAATGATTTTCCATATAAAGGAAATATTGATTTAGATAAATTGAAAGATTGCATTAATAATAATCACGTGCCATTTGTTAGCATGGAGGCTTGTGTTAATATGGCTGGTGGTGAACCATTTAGTATGCAAAATCTGTCAGAGGTAAGTTCAATTTGTAAAGAACACAATATACCATTGTGGATAGATGCAACACGATTAGTAGAGAATGCTTATTTTATTCAACAGTTAGATGGCCCAGTCATTGCAAACGGTTTTCATGAATCAGTTGCAGAAATTGTTTTACAAATTTGTGCGTATGCAGATGGTATAACTTGCTCAGCTAAAAAGGATGGACTTGTAAATATGGGCGGCTTCATTGCCCTTAATGACGAAGAACTATTTGAAAGAATGCGAGGCATGGTAGTAATATATGAAGGACTTCATACCTACGGTGGGCTGTCAGGACGTGATATGGAAGCGTTAGCAAGAGGTCTTTATGAAAGCGTTGACGATGATCATATTGCACATAGAGTAGGACAAGTAAGACATTTTGGAGAACAGTTACAAGAAGGAGGGGTACCTATTGTAGTACCAATTGGAGGCCATGCAGTTTTTATTGATGCAAAAAGATTTGTTCCACATATTCCACAAGACAGATATCCAGCACAAACAGTAGCCGCTTCAATATATGAAGAGTCTGGTGTTAGAACAATGGAGCGTGGAATTGTATCAGGACAACACGGTGACGAACCTTACGATGATATGGAATTAATACGTTTAACAATTCCACGCAGGGTATATACGTCAGAGCATTTAGAATATACCGCTAATTCTATTAGTCAGTTATATAAAAATGCAGATAAAATAAAAGGCTTAACAATGACATACGAGCCAAAAGAATTACGATTTTTCCAAGCTAGGTTTATAAGAAGCCCGTTATGAAATTATTATTTCCGTTAGCTAAGAGATTTATTGCTGGTGATGATATTGCATCAATGTTATACAATATCAGACAATATGATCTAGTGACTATTAATTATGTAGGCGAAAGTGCTTATGCACCTTGTGAAATTAAAGCAAACTTAAAAGAATATTTAGATTTAATTAGTAAGTTATTTGACCTTCCACATAGAGAATACGAAGTATCTATTAAGTTAAGTCAATTCGGTCAGCTACCTAGTGATTGGAAAGAACCTGTAGAACGAATTGTTAATGTAGTAAAAGATATACCGTTTATTAAAATTAAATTTGATATGGAGAAAGCAGAGTCAATTGATGATACATTAAAATTTTCACGATGCTTTAAGGATATCGGTATTGTATTACAAGCTAATATGGAACGTTCATATACTGATTTAGCAGATGTAATTGAAAGTAAACGTAGAGTAAGAATTTGTAAAGGTGCATACAAAGGAGATATCCATAATAAACATAAGGTACGAAGCTCATATTTAGAATTAGTAGAAGAGCTTTTTAAAAGCGGATACTTTTATGATAAGAGTTATAAGCAAGAATTAATATCACTAGCAACTCATGATGAATATTTAATACATAGAATTAAAGAATTAGCAAAACAATACAGTTGTAAAAGGAAGTTTTATTTTGAAATGTTGTTTGGCATTAGGCGTGATTTAGCTAAACGCTTAATAGGTGAAGGTTATAATGTTAGAACGTATGCACCATATGGAGCAGACTGGATGCCTTATGTAATTAGGCGGCTAATGGAATTTAAAAATCTAAGATTTGTTGTTGTTAATACAGTGAAGGAGTTCTTATCCAAAGTTAGATAAGTACAAGCATTATGTCTGATCAAGTTAAAATAGGAATATTCGGAGCAGGAGCAATAGGTAGTGCAGTATATCATCTTTTAAAAGATCGTACAAACTACAGCGTTACAGTAGCGGATATGACGCCATATAATGCTACTCGTTCGGGAGCATTTGCTGAAGAAGATTACAAGCAAATAGATACTAGACATCCTGGAGCAAACAACTCAATACTACAGGATTTCGTTTGTGACTTTACACTTATAATTAATGCTCTACCATATACAGAAAATATGGTTATTCATAATGCTTGTATGGAATGTAATATTCCGTACTTTGATTTCTCAGAAGATGCTGAATTAGATAATTGGATAAGAGATCGTAAGTATGTTTCTGAAACTAGAACAGGCATCCAATTTACAATGCCGCATTGTGGACTTGCTCCTGGTATGAGTACAGTTATTGCAAACAACTTAATGCATGATATGGATCCAGTTGATCATATTAAGATACGTGTTGGAGCATTATCACAAGATGCAACTAATAAGTTAAAGTATCATTTGTCATGGAGTGCTGATGGTTTAGTAAATGAGTATTGTGGCGATTGTGCAATTATTAGAGATGGCAAATATTATGAAGTGCCTACTCTTACAGGATATGAAACATTAATGATTGGCGGTGATACGTATGAAGCATTTAATACGAGTGGAGGCTTAGGTACGTTTGCAAGAACTATAGCTGACTTAGATGATGAACGCTTTACGCATTCAAATATAAATTATAAAACTATACGCCGTAAAGGACATCATAACCTTATAGATTTCTTAATAAATGATTTAAGAATTCCTAATAAAGAGTTAATTGAAATTATTAAAAGAGGTGTGTCAACTACAAGACGTGATGTTGTAATTTTGTTTATTACAGCTGGTGGTAGGATAAATGGTAAGCATAAGGAACGTATATACAAGAAAGTATTTTATCCAGAAACATATAATGATAGATATTATACAGCAATAGAATTAACTACTGCATCAGGAATGTTAACAATGGTTGAATTATTTTTACAAGATAAACTTAACAAAGAAGGGTATTATAAACAAGAGGACGTTAATCTAAGTGACGCGGTTAATACAAAGTTTGGAAGTATGTTTATAATGAATAGATAGATGGAACATCATTATCTTTTTAAGTCAAAAACTAAAGAAAGAATACTAGTAACAGTTGGATACATAGTGTTTATTATTAGTACTTTCGTTATACTGAGTTTAATACAATGACAACATTTTGGAAAGTAACTATAGGATTCTTTATTGTAAGTGCAACTATAGGTGGAGTATGGTTCTATAATATAAACATGGGTTGTGCTGAAGTGGCTCCATTTCATGTTAAAGCAAAGATGTTATTCCTATGTGCAATACGAGGAGGGTGTTGGTAATGAAGTACTTTAAAAAATTAACATATGAGTTTGATAACGAAAAGCTAGAAGAAGGGCTACATGATGTATTGCAGATTTGTCCTTGGGGCGATAAGATGTCCGGAGGAAATGTAAACAAGTTTGGCAAGAATGATATTTACTCTCCACAGATTTGCTTAACAGAAAAAGAAAATGAAGAACACGAGTATCATGGAGGCGAAGGCGGGCATTATGATACGTTTGATGCTGAAGGCAAAGAAGTAAGTCGCTTACAAGATATATGCGAAAGCGAGTACACAAAATTTATTCCCGAGTTTGCTCATACATATTTTAAACAAGTATACGAAACAATTTCTGAGGACTGGAAAATAGGACGGGTACGTTTAGTACGTTCTATGCCACGAAGGGCTTTATCCTGGCATCGTGATCCAGAGCCAAGGATACACGTTCCTGTTAGAACCTTAATTGGATCAAAAATGATTATCGAAGACGAAGTACATCATATGAAAACGGGAACTTGCTGGTTTACTGATACACGTTTTTATCATTCACAATTTAACGGCAGTGAAGCAGATAGAATTCATATGGTTATGTGTGTGGTCGATAAAGACTATAAGTCAAGCGATAATTAATTTCATTAAAATAAAAATAAGGAGAAGTTATGATTTCTATGGTTATAGCTGGTATTATTATTAGCTCGTGGTTAATAGTAGGTATGTAATATGGAATGTTCGTTAACGGGTAATCCGTTAGTTAAAACTTATATTCTCAAAATGCCCATGATTCATGCAATCTTGATTTCAGATCAACTACGCGACTGGACTGACTCTGTAATAGAATGTGAAACGGAAAATATGGAAATAGGTAGAACAGAACTTTCAAAAAATCATTGGTATGTTCATAATGGAGTATCATTAAAAGTTAGTTTTAATACTTGTCATCACAAGTATGATACTGAACTAGAATTTGTAGATGGTGTTCTACGAGGGTGCGAATACTATTCATCAATAATGTTGTCCGAATAATGGAGGTGCTACTTTTTATATTGGCGCCATTATACGTGTTAATATTGTTTACAAATAACCCTATTATGGCCTGGGTTGATAAATGGGCCACTAAAGAGGAGTAGTACAATGCATGACGCAGAGAGGGAAAGTATGTTGACTACACAACTTGCGATTTTAGAATCTCAAGTAGAAGTACGTGATAAAATGTTAGGGCATTTACGTTCAGAGATTTCTAGGAAAGATGTTCTAATTAAAAAGCTAATGGAGGCTTCAGCACATAAAACAATATCATACGACTTAATATCAGAACAGCTTGATAAACAAGACGGAGATGGTGATGTTGAAGCTGGGACCATTGGCTAGAATAAATATATGAAGCTATACATTATTAAGTGTAGAATATACAACTTTATATGGCTAGTAAGCTACAGAGTTAAACAGGGGGCATCGTGGCTAAAGAAACGGTATGGATTATAGTATTTTTTTGTTTAGGATTTGGGTTAATGTTTGGGCTTAAACAATGTGGGCAATCAAACTTTCCTGAGCATTGGATTGGCAATATGAGCGACCCAGATTGGCAACAACGAGAAATGAATAGGTCGAAAACGATATTAAGGTAGGTGTATAATGTTGATGATGGAATTTACAGAACCAGCTAGTAGAAAAGACATCGAGTCAGCGTTGGCACCTTTTTTAACCTTCATTGCCTCAGGTGAGGAGATTCCTCTTAACGACATTAAGAATAAATTACAAGCTGATTTAAAGTCAATTGGTGTTGATGAAGTAACAATTGTACGATCTAAAAATGTAGAAGTAGGTGACATGAATATGAATGCCGCTTATGATCCTATTGACGATGAGGAAGGTTTTAATCATTTTGAAATTGAATTAATTTTTTCTAAAGAAGATAAAACTATTGCTTTTAGTCCTAAAGGATTAGAGAATATTAAAAGTAGATTAATAGATTTATTAGAACACGAAATGATTCATTTGAGTCAATATCGTGGACGCGGTTTTAAAAAACAACGCGAGTTTAAACCAAAAAAAGGGTTAACTACTAAAATAAAAAAGACTAGAGAATATTTAGGAAACGATGATGAAATAGAAGCGTATGCTAAAAATATTGCTAGTGAATTAATACGTAAATCAGATAAAGAAACTGCCCTTACATTATTACGTATGGCTGGCAAGACTGCACAATTTAGAGATGAAATAGATCATTTATTGTCACCTAACTTATTTGGTTACTTCGCGGCTTTTGATTTTGATACTAGACACCCTGTATTAAGAAAACTACTTAAGAAGATATGGCTTTATATCTCAAGCGAGGATAATGGCTAAACATTCAGACAGACATATAATGAGGCAACAAAAAAAGTTAGACAAACAACTTAGACATCAATTTGTAAAGCCTAAAAAAGTTAATCCTAAAATGATTCCTCTTGATCAAATAATTACGTTAGATCATCTTACTAATCCAAAGTTGGCTCCGGGGGGAGGATTCGAACCTCCACGCTCTCCCAAGCAATAGCTAAACAGGCTATCGTGTCTACCGTTTCCACCACCCCGGATCGTCTTACATATGAGCGTGTAATCCCCTAGCTTTATAATCTTCGTTTGCACGAATTAATCTAGTTAAACCAATACCTCCGCCTACTCTAGGTATAAAGTCATGGGCTAAAAAGTCTTTTAATTCTTTTTCTACACGTTCTTTACCAAACTGTCCAAACAATAATTCTGCATACATTCCTTCACTTATTGTATGAAACTGATGCCACATTTCATCCGGATCACTACTTCGTTCAGCTGATCCTATTGTTTCTTGTCCTGATATAATAACATCTATCTTAGCGGCAGTTCCGTCTCCGTTTTGTTTCATATTCCAAAATGGACTAGTGTGGTTTGGAAAGTTTTTAATCATACATACTCTGCCTTGCCACTGTTTATGCATAAGCTCTTCTTCAGTATGAGTTAGTTCTTCTACTCCAAATTCTTCTGCCCATTTGCTATAGTCTTTAGCAATTACTTCATCTTGAGTTCCATAACCCATGTGTGCTATAAGCTCCTTTTCCATATTCTCCAGCTCCGTGATTGTACCAGGAAACTCAAACTCAAACATCGGAAATATTAGATCGTGTCGTCCTTCAATTGGGTTTGGTTCCTGTCTGTAGGAAGTGGAGACACAAAAAAACCCCTTCGAAGAGGGGCGTGTAAGTAGTTCGTATTCTAGCCACATTTGGCCTGTCTGTGGTAACGGCCAAACATTGCCGGCGTAATTATAAGTGCTTACTGTGGTTGGATCTTCACAAGCCGCCAGTATGCTTAATCTGTTTTGTGTGTGTACTTCTTGAAATCCCCTATCCAAAAAAAACGACCTTAATAGGCCGACAGTTTCGGTAAAGTGCTCCGGATTGATAAGTTGGGTCATTGTTTTTTCCTCCTGTGCGTAAAAACAAATGTATTGTACAGTGGATCATAGTTAAAGTCTAATGTGTTCCAATGTTCAATAGTTTTGATATCTGATTCAAAATGCCTGCTGTACTCTTTAGACCAGCCCTCCACACGAACTCTATAACGAGTGTAATTACGTAAGGCGTCGGTCATGAGTTTGACTAGTTCTACGTCTTTAAAATTTGAATTGGTAATGGTATGAGTTGTTTTGGAAGTGTTTTTAGTATTTAAGAGTTCGCTCGGCATACTAAAGTAGTATTTAGCAAAGTTCTGCAAAAGCGGTATCTTAGTGGTTGAAAGTGCTTTTTTCGACGTTGTTCGAAACGTATCTTGTTCTTCTTTCTACGCGAACAACTTAACCAAAATTACTACTTGCAAGACTAATATTATTAAAGGAACAATAGTTCTAACAAGTTCCATAGTATGGTTAATGTTATCGAGCTTCTTTTCTAAATTTGTTTTATTCTCTAACATAACAATAGTATACAACTTTTAATGTATAAAGTCAACCATTATTTTGGGTTCAACATTCCTTTGGACAGTCTCGCACTCCCATAGGATCGCAACAGGCTGTTTCGTCAACAGGTTCGTCAACAGGTGTAAGTATTTCTTCGCATTCTGGGAGTAGTTCTTCACGTGCAGTCTTAACTAATGGAATATTCATAACATTAAAAGCATAAACATCACAGTTTTTGTTTAATAGATATTCCAGTTCTTCTTCCTTAGTCATACACGCTTTTTCACCGTCTATTAATCTATACCACTGACAGTCTTTACCAGTGGCACCACTTACAGCGTGTTCGCCTAAAGTTTTATTAGTTGTTCCGGCAGAAATAAGATCAGCGCCATTTAATGCAACACTCAATTGCCAAGGAATAAAACCGCACCCTCCAAGCAATAGAAATATGCCTATAATAAGATACTTTCGTAACACTTATTATTCCTTTATAGTTATGAAAATAGATGTAAGAAATTTGTACTACGTAGCTATATTTAGCTAGATTTATTTAGGTCAGGCTACCATTGAGGTTCTCTAGCTAGTGAGAACATCATCATATAAAATGGACCTGTACCTAAATTAACTGCGGCGTAAGGAGAGTTTTGTTCAAACTCAAACAAGTCACCTTTATTAAAAGGAGCAATCATTCTGTCCTCCCATATAAAGACATGACCTAATTGATAATCAGTTAAAGGCATCCATAAACGCCTTGTTGTTTCGGTTAGTCTTACTACAGGAAATCCGTCACCGGGTAGTAACTTCTTAATCCACCATTGCCATATATGCGTGTTAAACATAGGCGGTGGAGATATTTTAAAATCAGTGTTATGTCGATCAAATAATTCCCAACTGAATCCTTCAAACGGATAATGCTCGCCGGGTGTTTTATTATAACTACCGTTTTGTTTTAAACCTTCATTCTTGGAAATGTAATCAAGCCATTCATCACTAATCCATTTTTCGTAATTATTAACTAATTCCATTTTTACTAATCCTTAAAACTACTTATCATCAGTAAGCCAGTGTGGAGATGTACTATTCCTAACCGAGCTTTCTGTTAATTCTTTAGCGTGTGGAATTAAACTAGGACCAACTTGTTTGCTTGTATATCTTTCATCAGCTCTTAAAAAATGTCGTTTAAATCCTACACATAAATCTAAAGTTCTTCCAGTCATTAAACTGCTTACACACTTGTCAGCTAGTATGTCGTGATTGTCTTTACATAAATGATTATAGCGAGTATCAATACCTTGCCTATACCAATTAGTATCTTCTCCAGGAGTTACAAATTCTGCGTTTGATACTGATCCTGTTAAGTCTCCTAGCACTTCAGGTATGCCACTAAAGTCAACAGTTAAAGAAAATCCCGGAATTATTAATAAGTCAAACCCAATTTGATTATGCATTTGTTTAAGCCAACCTACTTGAAATTCCATTCTAATCAGGTCTAGTTCGTCTCTTTGTATATGATTAGTATAACCCTTTATAGCATCTATTTTGTTCTTTGGCACAAATTCATCCCAATTACTAATCATATAATTTGAGAATTGCGGTTTATCTTTAAAGAACCAATAGCGATGAGGTGATGTTAATACAACTATAACAACATCATTTTTTATTAAAGGAACTTTTTGTTTGCCCAGTATCGCCTCACGGATGTTAGAAAATATCCAATCGTTACTAACACCTATATGAGAATTATTACTTAAAGCATTAACTTTTAACTTCTTACCTATCTGGTTAGGCCATACCCAGTCTTCTTTAAATGGCTGTGAAAAACTATCTCCAAAGATGTGTAAAGTTCTCATATTACTTGTCCGGTAGATTATACGCTATCCAGAATAACGCTCCTGATATTGGTATAGCAAAAGCTAACCTCATTAGTAAATCTCTAATCTGATCCCGCCACGGTCTTTTCATGTGACCTCCTAATCTGTATTAAGGTTGTTTAAAAACTGTCTTAATTTTGTTGAATCTGTTTCTGCATGAACCTTTGGTACTGCCATACCTTCATTAGGTTCTTTTATTGGTTCATCTTCTTCTACTGTACTTGTTTTCTTTAACCCTGCTAGTATAGGCGAGTTACTAGTAGCACCACTATATGATTCTTCTTCATCTAGATCTGTAATACGTAAGCTATCAACATCAAACATTAAATCAATTTTGCTTCCTATACCACTTGATGATCTAGTCTTCATTAATTGTATTTGATAACGTCCACGCTCACGCATAGCCCTACTTGTAAAGATACCTATAACATTATCTGCTGTTTGGATTTTACTTAATCCACCTGCAATATGTGAATGATCAAATTCTATTTCTTCAACACTTTGTCTGTTTAACTGTGATGCTGTTACAAATATAATTCCTAATTCCATTGCTAAATTTCTTAGTTCTTCTGATACAAATTTATCTTTAACATATAAATCACTAGGTGATACTTTTTTACTTAATGGCATTAACAAGTCTAAATAATCTACTAATAGTACATCAATTTTAAGTCCTGTTTTAATTTCATATTCTTTAACGAAGCTTCTAATATCATTTGTATTTTTACCACTTGACATATACTTAATTTGAAATGCTCCGGCTTTTCTACCAACTAATCTAACTTTCATTTCAATACCATCAAGATCTTTAAATATTTCTCTAGTTGGCACTTCAGTTAACATACTATCTAAACGCATAGCAACTAATTGTTCAGAAAGTTCTAATGTTATTAATACAACATTAAGTCCTTTCAATACCCAATTAACGCCCATGTTAGCTAGAAATAAAGATTTACCTGCACCTGATCCACCTGCAAATATATTAAGTTCACCACTATTAAAACCACCAAATAACTTTCTATCTAATGTTTCCCAACCCGTACTTACTTGTCCGTTGTTATTTTTTAAAGCTAACAACCTTTGCTTAGGTTCTTTAAAATAATCAGTTCCAAGATCTTTTTGCAAACCAATTTGTACTGCTTTTTTTACTAGATCTTCTACAGGTCCATACTCGCCTTTTTCTAATAAGTCAGCACTTTCAAGAATAGCTTTTTCTAAACTTTTATGTCTACAAAAAGTTTCAAAGTCCTTTAATAACCAATCATAATGCTGTTCGTTTAAGTCCTTAGAAGGTTCTAATTTTACATCACACGAACTGTTTATAATGTCTTGTGTTGGAAGTACATTATGTTCAGCAACAAAGTCTTGTAAGAATTGTGCAGTAGTTTGTAACTTACGATCAAATAAAGTTGGGTCAAATATACCTTGGCAACGCACAAAAGTTTGTGCATCACTTAACATTATTTCCAAATAAGTTTTTTGTATATTGTAACTGTAATCTATATTTTGTTTAGTCATTAGTTGTTATTATACCATATTTTAGAATCAAAGTCAATATGTTGTTTTGTCGATGCCAATACACCGCCAATACATGAACCTGGATCTCCTGGGTTTGGTGGTACCCAAACATTATGCCAACCTTTCTTAACCATGTTGACTGCTGTCTTATTTAATGCACACCCTCCTGTTATAATAAGATTGCGACTTGGTAAATGATTCCAACACCATTTAGTGTTTGATTTAAGCATTAACTCAAATGCACATTGAGTTGCACTTGCAAGTCTTGCCATATCCATATCTGATTTTAATTCTGGTTTATACCAATCACATCCTTTATGCATATTAACTTTAAACTTAACTCCAGGTAAGTCTCCATTTAATGGACCTTCTACGAAAGTACTTAATAGATCATTTAGTAAGTTTATATTTTCTTCTACTTTAATAGGTGTGCCCAAAGGATCAACTTTATATTCGTCTCGGTTTGCTTTAAACCCAAGACGTTGTGTCAATGCTGAATAAAATAGTCCTATACTATGTGGATACTTTTGTGAATAAATTTTTTTCATCTTATCATCATAACACGCCCATATAGTAAAACATTCCCACTCACCAATGCTGTCTAAAACTATTACAGTTGCATTAGGAAGTCCACTAGTATAATAACCATATGCGGCATGACTATTATGATGAATAGCAAATTTAATAGGACACTTAATATCCCATTGTCTTAAATATTTGTGAATATTATTTTCTTTTTGTAACCAGCCTTGGCCAGCCCACCATTGTCTAAGAGTTTTTAGAAAGGGAGTTTCATACCATACAACTTTGTCTGGCATTCGCCAACCACCGGCTTCTTTAGCGGCGTTAACAAGTTCAGGATTTAAATGAGGATCGTTGTCTACTTTCGAAAAGTCTTTAGCCAAAGCGGCCCATAAAAGTTTTTCACCGTCAAAAACTGCTATACTGGCATCATGACTATTACCTACGATACCCCAGGTTATCACTTACGGTGCTCCTCAATTTTGTCAATCAAACCAAAACTAATAGCCTCCTCGGGTGTCATAAACTTATCACGTTCCATTGCTTCTGTAACAACCTTTAGGTCTTGCTTTGTGTGTTTAGCATACAATCTATTCAAACGTTCTTTTGTTTCAAGTATATCCTTAACATGAATTTCCATGTCAGTTGCTTGTCCTCTAAATCCACCCGATGGTTGGTGAATCATTATTTTACTATTAGGTAAAGCAATACGTTTTCCGTTTGCTCCCGCCATTAATAACAATGAACCAGCTGATGCGGCCATGCCAATACAAGCAGTTGATACATCAGGTTTAACATATTGCATTGTATCATAAATTGCTAATCCTGAATGAACATATCCACCTGGCGATTGTATGTACATAGAAATATCTTTATCCTTACTAACTGATTCTAAAAATAGTAATTGAGCACAAACTGAAGCGGCACTATCTTCGTCAATTGGTCCTGTTAAAAAGATAATTCTATCTTTTAGTAGCCTACTATAAATGTCATAAGCACGTTCGCCCTTGTTGGTTGACTCAACAACCATAGGTATTAAATTTGGCATAAGTTCTCCTTAATCATATCCTCTTCCGTGTTCATCATACCATGAATCCATTCCCTTTGGCATCTCTGAACAATCTAATTTTACTTTTAACTCAACACGCTGTGGCTTCTCATATACAGCTTCAAGATCTAATTTAGCGTCACAGCTTTCACACATAATAGGATCTTTCCATTTCATCTTTAAAGCAATCTCTGTTGGAATGTTAACTGCTTGAAAATATGATCCATCAGACTTATCATGCTTAATCGGGAACTCCACCCGTTGACTACACTTTGGACAATACACCATAACAAAATCATTTATTCGTTTGTTCTGCTGACGGTCATACATATCTGCTGGATCTATAAAGTGTCCTTCTAACATAACGTCTCCTTAATCAAAGTTTATATCACCTACATTAAAACTCATACTAATTCGTTCTACATCACTTGTAAATGGATATACACAATGTTTTAATAGTGCATCAAACAATAAAATATCCCCTGTCTTGGGAATAATTTTATGTGTTCCATTTGACCCTAATTGGTCTGTACCAAAAATAAATTCTATTTGGCCCTTGCAAGTCATATTAGTACTACTTTCATTCTCTTCGTTTTCTTTTGCAATCTCCTCCGGTACATCTATATATAGTACAGAACTATAGTGACCATAGTGAGCATGGATTGGATTAAACTCATTTGCTCGTTGATAATTAATCCACGGATCAGTAAGAAATCTGTAATTCAATTTATCATACTCAGGTGTAGTTTCAAATTTCTTAATTAAAAAACTTTGATATCGAGTAGTTTCTGATTGTAAAAAATCTCTTATATGCGGAAGTAATTGATGATAAAATGTTTCTTTTATTTCAATACTAGCCGCCCATTGTTTTTCCAAAGCAATATTTCCAGCTAACCGTCGACGCATATCCAAACCGTCACCGCGACTTGTTTTTACAATGTCTCTTAATGTTTCCATCATCTCTTCATTCATTGTTGAATGATATATTGACGGGCCGAATGGTCTTAATATTTCGTATGACATTAGTTTATTGTTGGTTTTTGAAATGGTGTAACATCTTTTCTTGTCTCTAAAATTGTTTCAACCATGTTGTCAAACTCTTCTTCCCCGAGTGCAGTTTTATATATACGCATAGCTTGAGCCATCATAACTCCTGCAACTTCTAGTGGCGTATGCTTGCCATCTTCACATAAGGTTGCTACTATCTTTTCAATACGTCTGTATGCAACCTCCACATTTCCATCATTTAACATTGTACTACCTTTCAATCTGTTGTGCTTTCTGGTTTAGGAGGCTTCCTCCAAACCTTCCCTTTAGGATTTTCCGTATACGTCTTCTTAGGTTTTGCGGGTTTCCAGGGTGACGGTTCCTTATGTTTAAATCCTGCTGGTTTTCTATATCCACCTTTAGCCATAATTTCTCCTTTCTATTTGTATATAAACGGATCTTTTTTCTGGAGCTCTTTAAGTCTTTTTTTAAAACGACGATCCTCAATCCACTTTTTAAATGGAGTACAAATTTTTGCCAATAACTTTTTTAAACAAACCATTTTTTCATCCTTAATTTAATTTTCAATTCATTATCCTCAGAAGATGAAACAATAGTGTGAAGTGTAAACATTCGCCCGTATTTTTTAATTGCGTCATTAACATCTCTTACATCGTCCTCCCAGTCTGGCATACTAATTGACCAACCTAATTCCATAGCATCGTCAACTAATTTAATACCGGCTTTATCTCTATCTGGTAAAACTATTACTTGCTTATTTAAACTATTCAGCAAGAGTGCTTGTTGATCTCTGACTTCGCTACCCATTAATGCACACGCATCGATGCCTATAGCATCAATAGGACCTTCTACAAGTATCACAAAAATCCTTCTATAATCTTGAGCATCTAAATTAAAAACATATCCTGGTTGTACATCAGTTAAGTATTTTGGATTGCCTTTTGTAATTCTACGTGCGGTCCACCCAACTAATCTTTTAGTGTCAGATCCAGGTGTTAAATAATAAAATGGAATAATTAATTTGTCACGATAACCAAGTTCAGGACTCCAATAAAAATCATAATCTTCAACATTTAGTTGTCGCCCTTTCATATAATCTAGAACTTTTAAAAGAAGATTATTATCACTATATTCTGTAATAAGTTTAGCACCTTTTGGTAGTTCTATATCTTTAAATTTTGGAAGTTCAACAAGTGGTTGAATAAATCCACTTTCTTCATTGAATTGTAAAACACCAAGAGCAAGTTGATTAATAGAATCATCAGATGCGCCTAACCATTCTAAAAGACTACGCATCTTTCTAGAAAGTCTGCGTCCTCTTTGCCAACTTGCTTTAAATCCACAATTGAAACAATGGTAACTTACACTACCATCAGCATTTGATATTAATCCGCCACGTTGTCTTTTATCTTGACTTGTACCATTATGATGACAACATGGTGCATTGAAACTAGTCCATCCGCTTGGAGTTGTTTTTCGTTTTGCTGGTATATGTGCAAATAATGTATTCTGAACTAGTTCACTCATAATAATACTATTATATGAGAAATCTATGGAAAAGTCAACTAGTTTTTTATCAATACTTGATCAATTGTTCCGGAAATTTGATTTTGGTATCTAGCTCTTAAATGAGAGAACACACCATTAAAGTTTACATATTGAGGTTCTGTTGGGTTATCTAAATTAAGTGTAGCAACTTGTCCCCATCTAGTAGCACCCGAAACTTGATTCTCTAATGTAGCTTCAATAAACACTTCGCCTTCGAAGTCAGTTGTATAAAATGCCGCACTATGTAATGCTTCATTTCCGTTTTTGGCTGGGTCTGCTGTAATTGATTCACTTACAAATACATCAGAATCGTAATCAGTTTCTGTAAATGTTTTTATAGTATATGTTGTTGATGGTCCTGGAAATGCTTCAGCACTTACAAAGATATTACCTTTTGCATTATAATGAGTGTTTGCATAAGTGAGTACCTTAGTTAAATCTGCAGTTTTTATAAGGTAAATATTGTAGGTTAAATATTGTGACTTTAAATCTAATAAGTCGTTTTCTGTAACATTTATTTCAAACTGTCCTTTTCTACTAGGAGTAGAAGTTTCAAGGACATTTCCGTCGTGCTCGATCACGAGGTTATTGTTTTCATCAAACGCAACAAACTTGGGAGTGTAAGTGTTTAATATACTTAAAGGTTTCTGATCAGGGTTTTTAATTTCAAAGGTTAATAGATTGTCTATGCCTTTGTAGACTTGTAAATTTCTCTGGTACACTGGTTTATACTCCGTTATGTTATTAGCCAAATCTGCTATGATAATGGCTTTGTTGGTTGATAAATATCTAGGTGTTAACTGCATTCGGTTCTCACTATATTATACATTGTATTTATTTGAAAGATGCTATTAAAAGACATAGAAACTAAATTCCCCTTCCTAAGCGTTGTACAGTACGGCGGGCAGGAGTATATAGGTATAATTGCTAATCAAGATCAGCACGTCACATCAATGTACATTTACACTATGCTTAGAGAATCTGAAGAAAAAGAGCATTTTATACATATGGGCGAGACGTGGTGGTTTGAAAGTAATAGGACCATACCTATAAGTATCTTCTTACCTAAAGAATTTTCTAAATTTAAACACGCTTTAATAACTATGAATACTAAAGATGTTAAGGTAACAGTAGGTCCTGTAGTAAATTTAGGTAATTTATCAGTTAAAAGAGTCAAAAGAAAAAGCGTTCAACTCATGAGAAAGCCTAAGAGTTCTTAAAGAATTTACAAGCACCCCATACTATACCAATAATTACAACAAGACCAATAATTGCTCCTATTGCCAATGGTAGTAATGCGCCAAGAGTTCCTGCTGAATTGCCTAATATGAATGGTGTTAATGCAGTTACCGTTAAAATTTTCTTCATTCTTCTTCTCCTATTTGTATCGCTTCGGCGAGAGTTTTGCTCTATAATGTTCTTTTGAAAAAATAGAATTATGTATAAATTGTGTTAATATATTTGATTTAGTTCTATGATCCCCAACTAATACTTCCATTTTATATTCCTCTCTTTTATAAGGAATAATTTGCACTAGTGGCATACCATAGTTAAATAAAATTGTGTCATTTACTTTTGCAGTAAAGAAAGTATTTACATGAAGTTCATGGTAAACATCAGTATCAATACTTCCAGGTAACACTTGTAAGTTAGGATGTTTATTGTAAAAAGGGTGGATCATAAGACAACTATATCCTTTAGGTGTTTTTACCATCCAAGGGTTTTGAAATTTAAATGATCCTTTCCACGTATCCTCTCCAAATGGATAACCTGATATTTGATCATGTGGATGAATTGCGGCACCATATAAATTACTATCACCTAAGGGGCCTGATGAAGGTAGTTGCCAGCCTAATTGTCCATCCGTCTGTTTAGTAAGTTGGTAATCACTCCACAGTGGAATAATATATCCCATATTAATAACATCAAGAATACCAGGACAGCTCTTTACAGTTCTAAAATCTCTATGTGCTTTAGTAAAGAACTCAGAGCCGGCATTTCCTTCAGCCTGGTCTCTGGAAGCAGGACTTTTTTTAAACCACTCTGGCCAAAACTCACTAGCTGGTACTGGTGGCATGGTTTCCATTAATTCAGGAAATAGTGTAAAGAATGTTACATCAGTTGGCTTCGACATAAGTTTTAAATACCAAAGTTATTCGCGGTTTGTCTTTAAATGATGCACCATAATGTTCTATGTGTGCGTCAAAAATTAATAATCTATTTTGTTCATACTCGACTTTTTCTGTACTAAGATTATCATCTGGATCAGGTTTATAATAAAATTCTCCACCTTCGCCTTTGGGTGTAACCATTAACATTATAGACGGGCCAGCACTAGGATCTTTAGAATCTACATGAAACATTCCGTTCATGCCGGGGTGTGCAACATTAAAATATATTCTAGTAAAAGTAATATTGTGATTACTTGTTACTTGGTTTTGCACTTTAGCAGATAAAAAATCTACTAATGTATCACCAGGATTAAAGTCATATGAATACATAATTGGTTTAGTATTAAGAGACTTTTCAACAAAATGATGTGGATAATGATATAAAAATCTTTCTGACAGATGATTTATTAACTCGGTATCTAACCAATTATCAATTATTTTTATAGGGCCATTAGGCATTTACTAATCCTTCACATATTAAATTCATTTGTACAACAATGGCCATTGCATAAGCAATTGCATGAGCTTTTTTAAAGTAGTATTCGTTAGTAGTCGGTTTCTTCCAAATCGTCTCGCTCACTTCTTTCCACGTCTTCCCTAGTAGGTGACGTTTTCCTGGACGGATTATTGCCAGGATCATTGCTAATTCTTCGACGCTTTGCGGCTTCATTGATTCTAAAATGGTGCCATGTTCTCCGATGTGAAAGAGTTGTTCTACGAAATCTTTGTGTTCTAGAAGTGTCCACAGTGGCTCCTTTTGTATTAACTTATTTAGATGATCTTCATCTTTGATATCTTTATAAAGGCTTACATTCAAAAAATCTAATTTAAAGTACCCTCTTTTATCAGCAGTTTTATAATCAATTGTTGATACATTATTAACAGGATTACAAGGTACTTCAGTAAAGTAAACTCCGGTGTTGTGTTTCTTTTCTGTATCTAATTTAGCCACACGATGTTTTAACTTTTCAAGTATAATATTTCTGTCAGCAAAATCTATATCAATATCTGGCATTAGTGAACCGTTCTCTTTTTGTCAATTGATCTTGGATCGTTTGGTGCATTTTCTTCTATCATTTCTAACATAAAACTTAAATTAGCAAGAATTCTATTTGCATATTCTTGTGCTGATATATTAGATTTAAATCCAGTAAATTTAAGTGTAACTGAATCATCGTCTTCAATACTAACTTGGGCTTTGATATCTTCTATTACAAGTCCATGGGCTTTAAGTTTATCAAATTTATCATTGCTCATTTTGTTTCCTTTTTTGGTTTTTTCTTCTTAACGTGTCCTGGGTAGTCGCCGTATATAAAGCCAAATTCATCATCAGCAGAGTTATTAGTATCTTTACTAAAAATTTGTTCCCAGTTTTTATCGTACTGTTTTTTATCTTTAATGGGTCGCTGTCTACTACCCTTGCTCATAAACTACTTTCCTTTGCTATTTCTTTAACTAATTCTACATCGGCTATATGTCTTTTAAAACGCATAGACCAATGTTTTGGATCCATAACATGATATACAATTTGTAATTGTTCATCAGTAAACTTACTTAACATTTCTTTTCCGCTTTTAGTATTAAGTATTAACCACGGACTTATTTTTCCATCTTTAATATCTTGGCAAGCACGATTTAAACTAGCATAAGAAAAGTAATGTTGCCACGGTGCTTCTTTTTCTTCTCCCCAATCCATCATTGTTTTAATACTTCTTTCAAGTGCAGTTTCAACACTTTCTTTAAGTATTAAATCTAATGCATACTTTTCATATAATTCTTCTCTACACCAATGGTCTAGTTTAACTCCACTAGTTACAACGTAGTCTACATATTTGTCAGGATATAAAGGTCGTACGTTGCTGACAAAACTACCAAACTTAACAAAAGCATTATAATAAGGACTATCACAAAACTCTTCATAGGTTTTATTTCCTTCAAACTTTTGGCACAATTGATAGAACCTATTAAAAGTTAAGAATCCTAGTTGTACTCTTTTTTCTTCTTTTTGCATATGGCGTCTTTTCTTTTCGCACATATGGACAGCAAGAGTTTTTTCTCTTGTGTATCCTGTACCACAGTATTTACAAGTAAATGGTTTAGAACTTAACATCTCGTTTCTCGTAGCCCAAGTCTTGTGCAAGTTGTTGAAGTTCTGCTTTTGTAGATATTTCAGCAAGGAGTTCTGCCTCATCTTCTTTCATGTTTGGATAAAGGTCTAATAAAAAATTAGATGCTTTATTTTTACCACCCTTTTTCTTTAACGCTATCCAACCATGTGATTTTGCTTTTCTTTTTGAGTTGTGTGTGCAACACAATAGTTGCCAAAGTAGTTTTGGATGTTTACTAACCACAGCCCAATTTTTATTATAAAGTTCATTAGTAGAGTAGATAGCATATTCTTGATCATCAACATTGCCATTAACAAGACTATTGTATCGGTTTAATAACCAAAACTTTTCTTTAATAATCTGTGTGCGTTCTTCATCAGTATATTCGTTCCATACGGATTTACTATCAGTATCGATCGCATAAAAGATTTCTTTGTTGGATAGTCTACTCATTAGTAATAGTATACTAGATTATTCGCTATTTGTCAAGTACTTCTTTTTGTACCATTTTGCAAATTCAGGATCTTCTTCAAACTCTACAACAACTTGTCTTGCAGATAATTGATCAGATCTAATACAGTCAGCTAATTCTTGATATTCATCTTTATTTCTCATGTATTGGTCCTTCTATATTTTTAGCTTCTTCTTCAGATAGAATATTTCCATAATGTGGCCACCCATACTTTTCTGGATCTTCACCAAGATACCTCCAACGAATTACACCTGTATCAGGGTTACGCTCATATATTTTAGGGCGTGTTTCTTCTTTTGTCATTATAAGTTTCCTTTCCATTTTCCACCATAAGGATTAGATTTACGTTTATACTTTTTCTTTTTCTTCTTTGGCTTCACCTCCTTTGTTAATAACAACGGTTCTTGCGTTGTCCACATCCACCAACGTTTTATTGCTTTACATACTCCAAACATTCATACCTTTCTAATAGTTACTACACCATCTTTGTTCTTGTGCCATCCTTCAGGTCGTAAGGCCCAGCCTTTTCTAGATAACGAGTTCTCACGACAGGCTTGACACCATTGTTTTTCATCTCTAGTTGCTACTTTTATATCAAGTGTTTCAGTCCAGCAACAACGCCAGCACTGGTAAAGATATAAAACCATTTACATCTTTACCTTCTCTTGGCAAATAAGAGTTAGGTCGCCAATCATACCATCTTGGTATATTTGGGTTATGTGACCATTTTTAGCTACACAATCTTTATACAATGGTTGCTCAGCTAAAAATTTTGTAAGTTTCTTCTCATCTGCAGGATATTCCATAAATCCCCATGACTGAGATCGCCATGTATGTTTGTGACTATTAGCTGTCCAACTTCCAGTCTTTATCTCTGAATCAGCATATAATCCTACACATCCCATAAACATAAAACTGAATAAAACTAATATTGCGTATCTCATGTTTCTCTCCATTAAGAGTTAATTTTTGAGCCGACTGTTCTACGAACGATATCGTTATGATCAAATTCAGCCCAGTAAAGTTCAAAAGCGACACCATTTTCCACGCCTTCGAATTGATGAACCATTCCAGGTTTTACTACAGTAAAGTCACCTGGGCCAAGAATAGTTTCATCTACTAATCCATCTTGGTCTTCAGTTTGCCAAACTCGGACAAGCATCTTGCCGCGTTCAACAAAAAATCCGTTCCACTTATATTCGTGTTCGTGTTCTGAACATTTAAAGCCTGCGTTAAATTCAATACGGTGAAATTCTAATACACCATTAGCATGAATTAGTTCAGTTTGTCCCCATACTTTTCCTGCCTTAACTGTCATTAATATTCTCCTATAATAAAGTCTTGATATGCCTCACAAGCCTCTTCAAATGTAAGGTAGGCACCGTCACGAATTGCGGCACTTCCTGACATAAAGCATAATGTCCATCGTGGTTCAGTTGAAGGATTCCAAGTTGAATGTAATTGTCCTACATTTACTAAACTAGGTATATTAGTATTGCACTCGTATACTAATGTGCAGTCTTCTTTCCTAGCCATTAAATTGATGTGTTCTCCTTCTTTCTTATCAGACCATTGGTCGCCTTTACCTATGCTTGTTGCCGAATCATCTATAAGTAACTCAGAACCTAGCATTTCTCTAGCCTCTTTTGCTGAGTTAATAATTTTAACTTTATCTGAAGTCCACCATCTAAAAGTCCCTTCAGCAGGTCCCCAAGTTATATTAATTTTTGCTCGATCGTTTATAACTACATCGTCTGCGTGTATTGGTAACTCACCGCCGTTAGGTGGAGTATAAAACATTTCCACGTGCATAGTAGTTAAACCTAAACTGCGGTTCCATTCTTCGAATAAATTATCCCTGTAAGGATCAAGATCATAATGAGCATAGCTATCCGGAACAGTTTCACACATAGGATGTTTCTTAATATCAAATGGTAGTTTAAGATACCTATGCAAGTTGTTTTTACTTTCTAGTTTTTTTCCACTATAAGTCCAGTCCATTTATCTTATTCTTCTCCAAATTTAAATAATTTTTCCTGCACATGGCAATCAATATTTACATACCGTCTAACAGTATTTGGATTTTTTCTTGGAGTAACGCCGTGTATACTGTTTACTGTATTTAAGAAGCCTACCATTGTGTTCATTGAATATTGAATATGTCCTACAGCCTTAATATCTTCAGGTAATGCTTCACGCCCACTACCTTGTCTACGCCATTGTTTATCTGTTGTTTTTTGGTACAGATTTAATCCACCGTCGTCGCCTTTATCATCAAATTTTTTAAAATAAAATAAAAATGCAAATAATTCACGTGCTTGATCAACGTGTGGAGTTCTAATATATTTGCTATCAATAGCATTAATAACAAATTGCATTTCCATTTTCATTGGTTCTGGACCCTGATCGTATCTACCTTTTACATCTGCCCTAGCATACTTAATATAATAAGGTTTATAATGTTTGTTTATTGCTTCGTTAAATGCAGTAATTACTTCATCTTTAAAGTACTTACTAGTATGATATTCAGCAAATGCATTCCATAAAGGTGTAATACGAGAATAATCAAAGTCTTTTTGTTGGTAACGCATATCGCCAAAACCTTCAGTTCTTCCATTAAGCATAAGTTCTTCAGGATACTGTTCTTCTAATTCCTTGTATAAACTCCAAGGTAATACCTGTGGTATATGGATATGGGGGAACGGATCCATTTTAAAATGTTCTGGTTTAAAGTTTTGTAGTACGCTTAAATTCATTTATACCTATCAGATATTTCAGCACTAGCAATATTTTCATTGTTATATAAATGCTGTTGTGGTGAACTAAATTCTTTATCGTCTTGTTTTTGCATAATAGCAACTACCATTGGATCACGTTCCCAACTATCTAAATTATAATTATTTCTGTATCCTTTATCACGAGATAATTTTCCAGATAGCTTTTCTATTTTTTGTCCGTCACTTGTTCCTATCCATAATCCATGTAATTTATAATTGTTTTGTAATGCTAAACACGGAAATAAATTAGGTTGAAAATTATAAAAGCCGTGATCTACCCATCTATAAAAAGGTAATATATGAATCATAAAACCTTTAACTTGGCATAAGTTATGAACATTTCTAAATACCATATACTGATTAAAAACGTGTTCACCAGTACCGTTGTTAGTTACTAAATCAAACTTATCTTTAAATCCATAGTGTTTTTCTAAATCCATATTAAGATCTAAAGCAACTGCATCCATTTCTGTGTTTACATCAATAGCTAGATATTTTCTAAATCCAATATCTAAAAAAAACTCTTTAGTTGTAGAAAGTCCTGGCGTGCCAGTAGTTTGTAATTTATTATACATTTTAGCACGGGACTTATTATTTTTCAACCTTTGGTTGCCCAATTCAACTACAGTTGGAGTACATTTTCCATTACAAGTAACTTCATCTAAAATGGAATCAAGAGCTATAGTCATTAAGTTTGTAAAAGACATTAAAAGAAATTAACTCCTACGTTTACTCTAACAGTCTCATCAGTACAATTAGTACTACAATGTTTTTGACTTCCGTCAATTAATACTAAACGATTTGCTACACTTTCAATTTTTGTTCCATCTTCTAAGATAGTAAATCCATTATTAGTGTTAATATACAACAATGCTGAGGTATGTGTATACTCTTTGTCAGCATGGAATTTATGTGTTATGAGTTTTTGTGATCGCGGATACAAATTTGCTTTTACTCTTATTAAACCTTTTGGCTCTAATGCATCTAATAAAGGTTGAACTAGTTGCTTGGCACCTTCCCACTCGTGTTCAGAATAGAAGAGATGTGTAAAATACATATCATTATCATTATATTTACTAACACCTGCTTGGTAATACCAAGGTAACTGATGACCCATAAATTGCATTGCCATAAACTTAAATGCGCCTTCATCTAAAAAATTCTCTTTAATTTGATATTTCATGTTTTTTCCATTACTACGAGATATTTGTTATTAGGATGAACAGTACCTCGTTTATCTGTTCTAGTTTTTTCTACAAATTCATGATGCACAATGTTACCTTCAATATGTTTTTCTAGTAAAGGTTTCCACCATCCTGGGTTTTCAACAATAAGATGAGCATTACGTCCATCAGGTAAAAACTTTTTAGCAGGACTAGTTGCAATAATAAAAAATGCAACTTTGGTACACAACTCATTCATATGTCGTAAAACATTTTCTAAAAATACAGGTTCAATATGTTCTAACACATCTGTTGACACAAGCATATCAAACGTCCCTTCAGGCCTAGTATTAAAGTTAGGATTACCAGGATCATATCCTTGAACTCTTAAATCTGGATATGTTTCTTGTAGTGCTAAAGTTACTCCGCCCTTACCACAGCCATAGTCAAGAATGCTTTTAGGATTATATTTTCTAATATATTTTTCTGTTTTCTTTAATCCTTTAGCATCACCAAATGAAGCTTTTTGATCGTGTAATCTTGATAGTTGTAATATGTATTCTTCACTAATCGTTTTCATCTAGTCGCTCCTGCTGTTTTCTAATATGTCTTATCTTTTTTAAGTAACCGCCTGTTATTGATATAAATGTATTTGCACTCATTATTTGATCTAGGTCTTGTGTAGAAACTAAATGACATTTTACTTCTACAGGCTTTTCAGATAAAGGTATTAATTGTAACCACGGAGTTCCAGTATTAATTTGTAGTTTAGTATTATATGGGACAAACATATTAAGTAAACTAGCGTGTTGATATTTGAAATCAACAATTCCTGGAACTGTCCAATATGATAAAGGTTTATCTTGATGCCAATCTGGTTTCATCCAAATAAATTTAACACCTGTTTTTTCTACAATTGCCCAAGGAGATGTAACTTTTATGTGTGCCATCTCAGGTTTATGTTGTGTAAAATCACGCTCGTCGTGTTCAGCTATTTGGACATAGTTTGGAACAAGATGAACATCTTTATTACCGCCTACATCTACTTTTGCATGAAGTTCACACCAAGATGGAAATATAATTCCTGTTTTAAGAATATCATTAATTGCTGGACATCCTTTTAGAGTTGCAACTGGCATTTTAGGATATCCTGGCATATCTTGTTCTCTATGCTGTGGTAAATTTTTCCACCAGTCTGGAATAAACTTTCTAGCCAACATAGGCTGATAACCCTCAAACATCTCTTTTCTATCAGTATAGACGTCTAAACAAATTGTATTATTCTTTTTCCAAAACATTTTATATTAATAATCCGTAATCTATCATTTCACTTTGTCTACTAATATCTTTAACAAAGTATGCACATAACGGGTCTTTACCTTCTGTTATTGGTGTTGCTAAAAGTTGTCCATTTTTCATTTTAGGAAAATACCATTTAACATCGTTATAAAAATTAGTTATCTTCACTGGTCCCCAATTTAACGTGTAGCTGGTTAGTGGGTTAAACAAAAACGCATCAAATCCTCTATCATTTAAACTTGTTAATGGTAGTATTTCAATATCTCCTGCACCATTACTATCCCCTACTGCTAAACTCCAGTCTACAGGCATTGTTATTTCTTTGCCACCTATTTCTAATACCATTGCAGGCGCACTAAAACTTTCTAAAAAGATTAGTGGTATAAAAAAGAAATCAGGTTCTTTAGGATTAGAGTTGTCTAATACTGCAAATCGAACATCATCTGTTAATTCTTCTGGTAGGTTGTTCAGTAGAAAACACTCGTTTTCCAAGGTTAATATCTTCATTTAGTCTTTTTCCTTCTAGCATTCGCTAGGATTTCTATTGGTGTTTTATTACCTGGATTAAGTTTTGACAGTCTGCAACTAAAAAGTTTTTTAGGACCTTTACTAGTTACAACAACAGGTTGTCCGTATTCGTCAAATTCAATATCTTTAATTTTTGTTGAAACGTTTCGGAACCGTCCTACTTCAATTTCATCACCGACTTTTATCTCTACTATAAATTTTTTCATAATTAAGTCCAGTCTATTTTTTCAATACTAAAGGGATATTGTGCCTCCTTGTAAAACTTTTTACGTTGTGTTAAATGTCGCTTTGCAAATTTACACGTCGAAGTTATATCCCATATTTGTACAAAGTCTTTATCGTCTGCCTTACGTACACCTCTGCCTATTGATTGTATTACCCTTACGAAAGACTTGCCCGGCTCAATAAGTACAAGATTAAATATTCTGGGAATATTAATACCGACACTAGCAACACCGTAAGTAGCAATAAGACACTTATTAGTAGCTTCTTTAATTTCGTCATACTGTTCCTTTCTATCAGCTAATTTTACATCACCTTTAATAAAAACTGAACCTGGTATTTCCTCTTGTAATTTTTCGCCTGAAGCAATTCTATCAATAAGGACAAGCGTATTGCCTGCCTCTTTAATTGATTTAATCATTGTGCCTATATATTTTACTCTATCTTTATTTGTAACAAGATATTTTAATTCTTCTTGATAATTTTTATGTACTTGTGTATCAATTAATTGTACAACATTAACATGACAGTTAGATAACACACCTTTATCTTGTAATTCTTTAGCACTTATTTTTCCTATTACTTGTCCTAGACTAGCGAGTATAGCCTGAAACTCAAAATCTTCTTTTGGTATTGTTCCAGTTAGTCCCCATCTAATAGGTGCGTGTTTTAAATTTTGTGTTAATAATTTTTTTAATACTTCAGCTTTAGCCTGATGTACTTCGTCAACAATTAATGTTTCAACACCATCTAAAAATTCTGCTAATGTTAAAACGTCATCACCATACTTACTTTTCTTATCAAGTATATTCAAACTTTGCCAAGTACAAATAGTATGCGTTTTACCAAGTTCTTTTCTGTCACCAAAGTATACACCAACGTCTAATCCACAATTAATATAGTCTTCTTCTGTTTGTGTAACTAAATTTTTATTAGGAACAATAACAAGTGTACGCCCATACTTTTCACAAAGATGTGATAATGTTGCGGTAATAATTGTTTTACCTGCACCTGTGGCAACTTCTTGTAATGATTGTGGATTCTTTAAAAAGTTATTAACAACTTCAACTTGGTAATCACGTAATATAATTTTTTGCCCGGTGGCAATATGTCCTTTTGGCCATGTTATATGATCCCAATAGTTTTTATTAATTTGTTTAAATGTAAGATCGTGCTTAACTCTTTTATCATCTATTTCTGCAATTTCAACTCCTGCATCTACTAAAGTATTAACAATAACATCAAGATGGTTAACATATCCTGTGCCTCCAATACCAAAAAAGTTAATTTTACCGTCCCAACGGCCAAGTTTATATTTAGGTAAGTAACGAGCATACGGAACTGCAAATTTTAATTTATTTGCAATTTTGCGTCGATACTCAACAGGCAAATTTTCAACCTTTACGTTGACTTCGTCTTGTATTACTATTCTGCAACTTACCATTTATATTTTTTCTATCTTGTCAGTAACATACCTACTATGCTTCATGAACGGTGATACATCTTCATCGTACTGTATGTACAGGTCGGTACTTGTTATAAAGTTATCTACTTTAGAGTAGTTCTTTTTACTGCCTAATGTAAAAGTACTAAGAGGGTGCCAATTAGTTCTAATTAAAGGCTTAGGTACCTTAGTAGTACTAATATACACTATCTTTGTGCCTTTGTCAACTTTATTATTTAATCTCTGCTCTCTGACGAAATGGTTAAATAAGTTTCCTTTTGGATTAGAATCTAACCTAAAAAGAACAGACATTTGCTCTACTGGAATATAATTTTTAAAACGATTATGCAATTCTACTAGTTCGTCATGAGCTTCTTTTTTATCTAGTACAATGAGTAATGGATAGCGAGACAGTTCTTCAATGCTAGTTAGAACTTGATCTAATGTCCATTTTTTCTTATCAATTATTAAAGATGTGCTTTTTCTATTAATAATTTTACAAGAAAGTACAGAAATATTTTGTAAACTAGCATCTAGTTTTATATGATTGAATCCATATAAAAAACGTCTATCATAGTACTTGTAAAGATTATTTCTATTAGGTTTTCCTATGTTATTATGACAATGTTCTATAGCAGACTTTGGTATATTACGTAGTTCATAATTATATACGCCAGGAATATAGTCATCTTTATTCTTTTCAAAGTCTACTAATTTGTCATAGATAACTTGGATTTTATCTTCAATATCAAACTTTGTTTTAAATTTTTTAGCTATAGTAACAAGCCGCCATACGTATTTTTCTTCGTACGGAAAAAAGTGTTTATGACTATCGTAGAAGTATTCTTTATCAACACTATTTTTTAATTCCTCAATATATTTTATAACCTTTTTATTAAAAGGAAATCGAATACAAAGCATTGGTCTTTTTTCTGCACCAATACCACCTTTCCATTCCAAAAGTTTAATCCAATGGTCGGAATTAATTTTACGTAAAGGAATTCGTAAGTTTCCTATACACTTTTTAAGGTTAATATCGTGTTCATCAAATTGAGGCTTGTAGTATTCTAGCAATAGTTTTGATACAAGGTCGTATTGTTTTTTGGTTAAAGCAGTACCCTTCATAACCTGTTTAGCAATACTAAACATGATTTTATGATTATCTGCGTGTAGTTTAAAATTTTGAAGTTTTGAGTAGGAAGGGTCGTTATGAAATTTGTAGTTGCTTATGCCGGCAACCAATTCTAAACAGTCTTCAATAGTTAACGATCTCTGAATCATACAACTATTATACTAGATTATAGAGCAAATGTCAATCGTTTAAGGGGTAATCCTTGAGAAATTTCTTCCGTTGTCCACTCAGTATATGCTAAATCATTTAGCCATTGTTGTCTGTCAGGCATAGCTGGCTTATTAATAGTTTCTAATGTATCATTTCCAACATCCCACGCTAAACTTTCTGGACCTACAAAAACAGGTACGCCTCCAATAACTGCCTGTGTAGCAGGATTACTAGACCAATTTACTACTGCCCAAGCATTATGGAAATTAAAATCAAAGTCATCATATGTATGTGGAAGTTGTCGCGGGTGTTCTCGTGTTACGTTTTTAAAATGATTAAATTCAAGTTCAAGTAATGGTAATCTACATCTAGGATGAGGACGAAAGATTATAGGTCTTGCTGTATGTTTTCTTATAGCTTTAATGTTAGAAACAATCCAATCAGCCATACCTGGCATATGACGCCATTGATGACTCTTATCATGTTGTCCACATATAATTATATCTCTACCATTAGGACGCCAAGGCTCTAGTTTTAAATTTAATAAGTTTGCACGTTCGGGCCCATTTCCTTTAGGACCAAAGTCGGCTTCCCTATTAATTCCATTAATTCCAACTTTCCAAGTAGTGCCCCGTTTAATTCCGCCAACTTCGAGTACTACCAACGGTTTATTCTGCGAACGGTAGTGTTCCCATATTTTCCTGTTGTTAGCCATTCGACCATTCCACAGAACGCTCCATATAACACCAACGTCACTGTCAAGGTCATTATAAACAACAGAGCCGCCGGTAATACTAACACCGTGAGCAAAGCTATCAAAAACAGGTTTACTATTTTGTGCTCCATAATCAGTCCATAAACTAAACTTCATTCCAGTACTTCTCATTTCTAGGTACTAGAAGATCTTTCTTTCTACTACTACCTTCTGATTTACGAACACCCTTCATATGATCAAGCCATGTTCCTAAAACAGAATTGATTAGAGGATGTCCACCACCCCCAGTTTTTGCTGTTCGATTATAAATGTTTTCACTATAATCTAATACATTAGGATATTTTACTTTCATTTGATTTAGTATGTGACCAAATACAAATGAGTCGTGCCATTCTTCTAATGTAAAAATTCCTTTTTCTGCTTCTTCATAATATCGTTCAAACTCTGCTAAAAATTGTTTGCACATTTTATCTTTAATATTTAATCCATAAAATCCACACTCAGGCCATGTTTGAGTTCCAACGCCCCTACCTACAAACGTTATCCATTTATCTCTTGGCAGTAAATTTTTAATTTGCTCATAACTCCAATCACTATGCACAAAGGTATCTGCGTCAATCCATACTAACCAATTAATAACTGGGTCTAGGGTTTCTTTAAATACAGCATAAACTTTATTAGCAAATCTTATGGCGTGCCATTTAAACTCTTTATGATGATCACGAGGGCGTCTTTCAGGCCAAGGACATTTACCATTTGCTTTTGGAACGTCCTTCCATTTCTCTTTAAATGCTATAAGTTTTGTTATTTCTTTTTGATCTTTAATAATAATTTGTAAAGGATCTGGATTAGTTGGTTGACAATCTTCAGCATATACAATTAGATGTATATCTTTATCAACGTGTTCAGCAAAGCTATTAATAAAGCGTTGCCCGTATTCAACCATACCTGGTTGATGAAATGTAGTTACAAATTTAATGTCTGACATTTACCATTTCCAAGGCAACATACTAAGGCCTATTAAGTTTAATACAAATTCTGCTACAACAACAAATACTAAACCAACACCTATTTGATATGCCCACCATTTCCATCCTGTAAGGCTACGCGACCATTGTGCAAGTTTACTGTTATGTGCTTTATCATATGCACCAGTTTTATTACCAATTTTTTCTGCCCAGTAATTACCATCTAATATATTCTTTAACATTATAAATGGCCACATTATAATTTTTAATATTTTCATTTATCCGCCTCCTTGTTCCATTGCTCTGTGCCAGTAACGTTTTATAATTTCTTCACAATCTTCATCAGTGTAGTGGTCAGGTATTGCTTTGCCCTTGACCATCCACCATATTCTGTTTGCAAGGTCGCGATCGCATATCGCTGGCATTTACAAATACTTTCGCATATGGGACCATGCTTCTCCTGATTGTAAGTCTACAAAACTCCAATGACATTGTGCTATATTTCTAATCCATTGTTCACGTTCTTTTTTCTTTAAATCATTTATGTCTGATAAATTAGTATGGCATACCTCAGCTACCTGACTTGAGCTAGGATCTTCAACTATTACTGGTACTCCTTCTATTACACTAGCTACTGCTGGACTACTATTGTAAACTATTGTACACATAGTTTTTGCTAAATCATGTTCTATGTGTGGTTGAAAACTTATACGCACATTAGGACCATGAATATTTTTTGTATACTGTGGTGCTTTTTTATCACCTGGGTGTGGTCTAACTACAATAGGTCTATCAGAGAATGTTCTAATTTCTGCTATTTTTTGATTAGCCCATTGAACAACATCTTTACCTTTCATTGACCAACCACCATTGCGTTGCAAACATAATAAAATATTTTCTCGTTCGTATAATGTCCATGGTTGTAAACGAACGTGTAAATCTCTTTGTATCTTTTTCCATTGTGTGTCGTCTGAATTTTTATTACAGTAATTGCCAGTATCATTAAACACACCATTAATACTATATCGTAAATAATGATGTGGTTCGTTAGTTACTGCTTTATACAAAAATAAATTACTGTCTGCTGTTATAAATGCTTTATTTTTTTTGTTCTCTGCAATACCTCGTCTAAGTTGAATGTGTGGTACATGAGCACTACCTTCATGTATAAAGCCTTGCATAACTGCAACATCACAATCTAATAAATTAAAGCCATCATAAACAAGTCCTGTGTCACCAGCTTTTCTAACACCTTCAACATAGTTACGTATAATTTGTTCTTTATGATTATGCTTTAAAGGTCTAGTTCTAGTTCCAGGTGGAATGACTTTAGTATATCCGACTACTCTCATTTTACTATACTCCAAGCATGACCATTTAACATTTCGTCATATGTAAATTGATTATTAGCTAGGTAACGACAAAGCCATGTAAGTTGTTTACGTCCAGGATGTGTTGTAAATTCAAGTCTATCTATTCTTGTTCCACAGATGTCTTGGGCACAATTTGGTCCTAACACTATAGAAGGCTTACCATAAACCATTGCTTCTAAAGCCGCAATACTATTAAATGTTACTAAACAATGTATGTCGTCAGCTAATGCTTGTTCCATAGTTTGTGTAGAAACCCTAGCTTCTCTACTAGGTTTTCTTCTAAGTTCGATTGGCCGTTGTGTATGTTGTCTTAGTTTTAAAATAGTTGCTTCAATCCATTCGTCTAAGTTTAGTTCAAAGTATTTCATAACTTTTTCACTAGGTGGTACTAAAAGAACTTTCTTACCTGGCGTCACATCTTTAAATTGTATACCAAGCCTTTTCCATCTTTCACCACTATAATGCTGTGGTGCTTTTATTAATAAGTTAGCATCAAGTTTTCGTTGTGCAAGGTCATCATCGTCTCTTGGATCTTTTCCTTTATCTTCAATTCTATCCCTTGCAGGCATATGAAGATTTTGTAAAGCATTTTTTACAATTCTATGATATGTTTTTTTACCATTTGGATTCATAGGACTAGGATTATTTCCTAAATATCCTGTATCCATAAAATAAAAATCTCTTTTTTCTTCAATACATCTTTTAATAATTTTAGTTTTGCCTAACCCTCTTACTAGTATTGGTGTTTTGTCATTCCAGTCTAAATCATCAGCCCTAATATATTTTCCATTTGATCCTAATGCCATAGCCATAACAAAAGAATCAACTAACCCAAATGGTGCTTTTTCTTTTTTCTCTACTTTTTTAATTCCACTATCAACACAAATTAGTTGGGGAGATTTAACATTTTCAAATGCTTCAGTCACAGCATTAACGGCATCTTTAGCTTTACCTGTTGCTACTGCGGCAAGTATATGATTAACTAAATCTTTTAAATCTGGTTTCAAGTTTCTGGGGTCCCATTCCATTTTAGTCGAACCCTCCTCCCTTCATCATTTCTAGTAATGCAGTTTTCCATTCTTTATTATATTCACACTCACGATAATTTTTAAACCAAGGTCCACCTTCTGTATAATGTAATGCTTTAGGTTTACCATCTTTTGGTTCTCTATACCAGCCCACTAACCAGTTCCACTCATGTGGAAGTGATCCTATTTCTTCATCTTCTAACCAAGCAAATCTATGTAAATATTTTCCTGTTGTATCTTCAGCATTAATTACATCAACTGTTAAGTTTTGATTACTTGGATGTCCGCAGTTCCATAATACTACTGAACTCCAGTTTTTTCTTGGGTATTGTAATTGTTGACGCCCATCCATTTTTAATCCTACTTGTGGATTATGAACGTGTTTAACACACATTACAGCATACTTGTCATTAACAAGTTGAAATAAATTAGAAACATTTTCTAGAAATACAATATCACTATCACAAAATAATGCCCAACCTTTATAATTCATTAATGCTGGTATTAAAAATCTTGTAAATGTAAATTCAGTTGAACCTAGTTTATCAACATCACGCCAGTAAAGATTTCTTTTACGTAAGTCATCTTGAATTAATGGTTTAATTTCCACAGTATCTATGCCAATATTATGCCTTAGTATGCTATGTTCACATACTTGAAAAGAAATATCCTCTCGTGTGTCATATCCTACAAATACTTTCAATCTCATTCTTATTCTTTCCGGAACCAGACGGCAACCTGGTCAATAGTATGTATCTTTATTGAGTTTCCTAGAGCATCATGAAAGGCTTTTTTACTTCCTTGCCAACTATTATAGTCGTCTAATACACATATTCCTCCTGGCGTTACCATTGGCCATAAATGAGTTAACTCGGATAATGTACTTTCATACCAGTCAGTATCTAGTCGAAGTAATGCAATTTGTTGAGGAATATTTTTTGGATTTTTAAGTGTTTCGCGTATGTCACCTACAACGTAATGTGTTTGTCTTTGTGGAATAAACGGGTTTATATTGTTTACAACTTCTTGTAATTCTGCTCTACACCAGTTATCATAACCTGCTTTTGCTTTTCCACTTTCATGAGCATATCCTTTTGAACCATCTGGATTAAGTTTGTAATCATCTATTGTTGGCGGTGTCATTCCTTGGAACGTATCAAATAACCAAAAGTCTCTATCTGTTGTTTTATTTGCTAACCAGGCACTAATTATTTGTCCACCACGCCATACTCCACATTCTACTATGTCACCTTTAATATTATTTTTATCTAGTTCTTTAACAGTATTAAATGTATGTAAAAGTCTTTTTCCACTTGTCATGGTATATGGTTTACAAACACCAACCATATACCATTCGTCATCAGTTAAGTGTGAATGATCAATATCTTTTTCTAACTTTCGTTCCCAGGCTAGTTCTTTTTTTGTTTTCATTCTAGTACCTTAAGTTTTAGTCGTTCAATGTCTTCTTCTATACACTGGTCACCGTACTGTACTTCTAATATATGACAAGGTTCTTTTGTATTATTGCCCCCTTGATGCCATTGTCCTTTATGAATCGTAATTGTTTGATGTTCGTTATATTGTCCTAGTTGTTCAAAATCAGATGAAACATTTATTGTATTAAGTGTACATTTTCCTTTAAGAATATACCAATGTTCAGCTCTATGTTCATGGCGTTGCATACTTAAATGTTTACCAGGTTTTATTACTAATTCTTTAACTTTATAGCCAGGCTTCTCATCTAGTACTCTATACCAACCCCAGTTTCGTATTGTTTTTGGATTTTTCCATTCATCTAATATCCAACTACTAGAATTTTGTTTAGTATTACCTCCAACACCAAATATGAATTCTACATTAGGATTGTTGCCCCATTGTTCCATTTCTGGAATATTTTCTTTAGTTCTATCACCCCCGTTTGCAAAAATAATTTTGTCTGCACCTATGGCAAATGCTTTAAAAATTGCGCCTCCTGAGTCGTCAACTTTATGATCGTTAACAACATCAATAACTTTATCTACCATTTTAAGATTTTTAATTATTTCACAGCGTTCTTTCATAGGCATAAACGCTCTACCTTTTTTACGTATTAGCCATGCGTCAGAATTAACACCAACCCATAGTTGGGCACCTTTTATTTTAGCCGCCTTGAAATAGGCTATATGGCCAGAGTGAAGTGGATCGAATCCACCTGTTACTAATACAATTGTCATTACAACTGTATTTAATAATTAACGTAATGTAGTTTGTATGTAACTGAGTACCGTTTCAGGGTCCGAAACAGTATAAGGGTCGGTGTCAGCACCGTCATGATTAAATCCAGGTTCAATAAATGCTTGATCAACTATGCCGTTAATTACATATATTGCATAGCGCCAAGAACGGTTGGCAAACCCAACATGACGTTTTCTTACAAGCATACCCATCGCTTGTGTAAAATCACCATTACCATCAGCAAGTAATTTTACATTTTTAATTTGTATATCTTCAGCCCAGGCATTCATTACAAAGCCGTCGTTAACTGAAACACAATATACTTCGTTAATACCTAAACCTTTAAATCTATCGTATGCTTCGTCATACGCAGGTAATTGTTTTTCTGAACAAGTAGGAGTAAATGCTCCTGGTAAACTAAACAATACAATTCTTTGATCTTTGAATAAAGATTGTGAATCAATAAGATCAAAGTCACCGCGAATTCCGTTTCTATTAACAAATCGAGCTGACGGAATACGATCGAATCTTTCTATTTTTTGTATTGATCCAGGAAGAGCAGGATGTCCTGTCCGTTCATATTTTTCTTTATATGCTTTTGCATATTCGTCCGGTGTTGGCGGTCGTTCTGCTGTTTTCTCAACATGGTCAGTTCCACGATGAGTTCCACCATATTGTTTACCAATGTCTGTATCTGTTAGTTTCATTTAGTTCCTAAAGTCTAGCATCTTCCATTCCGGCTACACGAAGCTTTACAATATTAGTTAGTTGCCATTGCTTTTGATCGAGTGCCTTTGTGACTCCTAACCATTTGTTCCGCATTAATGCAAATTCATTTATAATTTTTTCATAATCAACAACATCTGCTTCGCCATCAACATATTTTTCTACATCACGACTGCTTAATGCTCGTTGATAATTTTCCAAATATTTTCTAAAAAATGTACTTCGTAGTCTTCGTAATTCGATATTTAAGTATTCTAGTATTGCCTCTAGTTCTTGAAGCTGATTAAATCGATGTTCAACTATCCCCGGCATCTCTGCCGCAGACCTTTCTACATTTCCTCTAATCCTAACCTCGGCTTTTGCTTCGTCTAATTCATGTTCAAAATAACCAATTGCCGCGGGTATTTTGCTAACGTCTTTAGCAATATCAGAATACCATCCCATTAATAATCCTCTTCTTCAACCCAATCATCTTCTTCCATTTCTTCATCTAAGTAATAAGTTATTGCCTTATCTAGTTCATTATCCATGCCTAATGCATCTCTAAATGCTTCATCTGGTGTGCCATAGTCTGCACATAAATCAACAAAACGTTCTGCAACTGTTTCAATATGTTTTTTGTCTATGTATTCTTTGAAGCAAGTCCAGATTTCGCTAATCTGTGATCCACTTTCCATATGTTGTTTACTCCTCAGTATCGTCATCTCCAACAACATCTTTCTGTTCGAGGTTATCGAAGTCATGCATAATTATCTCTAACTTCTCACCACTCCAGTCTTTTCGATATTCTAGATGTTCTCTTTTTGAAGAATCAACGTATTTAAGTCGATTGCCTTGTTGTTTTAGTAGGCCTTTCTTTTCAAATAAGTCAACTAATCCTGAGTATGGATCCATGCCAGTTTCATATGGAATTTTAACTTGTACAGATTCAAAAGGTTTTGCGTAACGTGTTTTCATTACCTTACAAGCGGCTCTAATACCACGTACATCGGTAACCTTTTTACCGTCTTCATCTTCTTTTAATTTTAATTTTTTCATTGCTACAACAATTGAACTTGCGTAGATAAACCCTTGTCCACCACTAATTTTATCATCTGGGTTAAACATATCTTGTGATGCATAAGTGTGATTGGTTGCTACTAGTCCAACATTATGACTACCAAACATATTAACACAATTTCTTACAAGAGCTGTTAAGGCTTTAGGTTTACGACCCATATCACCTTTCATATCACCCTTTGTAAATTGATCAACGTCAGTAGGTGTTAGCAACATACCCAAACTATCCATTACAAATAATACTTTTGGGCGTTCTTCTTCTGGTGTTTCTCTGTAGTCTGCCATAAATGTTGATACTGTTTTTGCAACATCATCAACCATACTCATACTTAATTTGAGTAATTTCTTTTCGTCAGTATCTACACCTAATGCTTGTAGCCAATTTTCATCTAATGCATTTTCTGAATCTATTAGAATAACAAAGATATTTTGTTCTTGTGCCGCTTTTACAATGTTAGCTGAACAAAAATATGATTTACCTGAAGCTGGTTCGCCAGCAAAGACTGTTACTTTACCTAGAGGTACACCTTTATGGAAGTCACCACTAATAAGATAATTGAGTGCAAAGTTTCCTGTGCTGATCCAATCGGTTGGATCATGAAACCCAGAGCTCATACCTGTAATTGATTTTGTTAAGTTTTTACGAAACTTAGAAACGTCGAATACTTTATTTGTCATTAGATCTCCTTAATCCAAGTTAATAAGGGGGACCGAAGCCCCCCTTATGTGTTACTGTTTAGCCGTTCTGGCGATTGCGAATCATTGCAAGAATGTCTTCCGCTTTGCCGCCAGGTTTTGGTGCTTCTGCTGTTTCAGTAGTAACAGCTTCAGTAGTTGTTTTTGCAACTTCTGGAGTTGGTGTTACACTTGGTGTAGGAGTTACAGCTTTTACAGGATCTCCTGTACGAGCTGACATCCCGGCTGGACGATAATAACTTCCGAATTTGTCCATGTCGTAAGCCTCACCATCAACAGATTTTCCAAACATCTCTTTGATAGCTTCAACTTCTACGTCGCCAGGTTTCTTAGGTAAGTAGTCGCTTAGAGTAAACAATCCATTATCTTCGATTGCTTTATACTCATCTTCATTTAATGGTCGATCTTTACGTGACCATGTTGAAGTTGAATAGTCTGCATAGCCACCTTTAGAAGTTTTGGAAATTCTAAAGTCTACACCTGCGGTATAGTCTGTTGGCAATTCATTCATGTCAGGATCCATTAATGCACCCTTTATGATTTGAAAAATTTGCGGACCAATAATAAACCTACGAACTGGGTTTTCTGGTGTTGTGTCCTCCTTAAGAGGATTGTCAGTTACAAAACCTTGAAATACATAAGAACGTTTTTTCCAATACTTACGTCCCATGTCTTCCAAATTTTTATCCTTGAACCAACCACGTACTTCACTCAATACAGGACAAGTTTCGCCATACATTTCCATACATGGAACTTGTACTTGTATAGGTCGTGAATCGGATTCATTCTTAACGCCTGCAAAAGGAAGTTTGATCATCAAACGTTCCTGCCAGAAGAAAGTGTTGTTTTCATCTCCGTCTGGTAAGAAACGAATCGTTGCCGATTCTCCTTCTTTTAAGTTCCAAAATGGGTAAATGGCGTTGTCACCGCCTGAACCGCCAGAAGAGCGATTCTCTTGTTCTTTGAGTTTTGCACGAATTTCTGCTAATGTAGCCATAATTTAAGCCTCCTTATATTTTAAGCCTTTTTCGCTTTGTGCCTTTAAGCAGTAGCACATATTACATATACTACTATCTTTTATTTAGTAAGTCAAGTTCTATGTTGCCGAAATAGTGGTTTTAAACGCCAGCTAATTGTTTTACACGTTCCATTTCACGATCTTGACCATGAAATAGTTTTTGTATCATGCTTTCAGCATATGGTAAACTTCTCTCACCAAATTCTTTTTCAACAGCCGTCATTACCGCTGTTTCGCCTTTTGGAAATCTATTAGTTGTGTAATCATAATAACTTTTGATTAGCTCTTCTAATTTTTCCGATGGTTTTTTATTATCTTTTTTACCTTCGTCGTCGCCTTTTTTCTTAAGCATTGTTTTAATTATTTTTGGATCATAATAGCCGTCTTTTGGATGCCCTAAAGGTCGTGCTTCTTTTGCCTCCATATCACCTACGTCAACTTGTGAATGTACATCTGGTGCGTGTGCTTTAATCCATTTCATTACAAGTGGTCTTACACAAATATCGGAATTTTTTTGTCCAACTTTACGGAACATTTCTTGTAATTTTGGATCGTCAATTATTCCTGCTAAACTTTCAATTGCGTTTGTACCATTAACACCTGCTGGAAAATGCTCTCGCATTAAACCATTAAGTCTTTCAACTGCTTGTGCTTTATCTTCATCTGAACCATCTGTTAATGCATTTTCTTGTTCACCAACAATATAAGAAAGAGCTTTTTCATAACTTGCAACTGGATCGAAATTCATTTCTTCACCTTGTGCATATTTGTTATCTCTTTGGCTCCACGTGTCATCTGCATGGTCTTGAGCTATTTCAAGAAAGTGTTTCCAATCATCTTTTAATTGCATATCAATTAAGTCTTGATCTACTTTAGCCGCATTTTGTTCTTGATCAACTGAACCTCTTAGTGACTTAGGATCAACTGTTACTGTATTATTTTCGCTATCAACTGTAGCATGGTAATATAACATTCCACCTGTTACTTCACCATCATCTCCAGTCCATTCAACATCTACTTCATCGTCAAACTCTTCTGGATCAAATCCTTCAAAAGTTTTTATTGATTCATTAGATTCACCAAATATCCATTGTATTACCTTATATCCACCAAAAATTACAGCCATAACAGCCGCGGCTGGTACCGCATATTGTTTGGCAATGTCGGCAATATTATCAAGTGTTGGTAAATTATCAAGGGCACCTGATGCCATATCTTTTAAGTCGTTAGCATTTGTAACTATTGTATTGCCTGCTTGAGCAACATTTTTTTGAATCATGTCTAAAGTATCATCTGCCTTATTTGCAAGGTCTCCGCCTTTTGCTACTAGATCGCCTGCCCCTTTTGCAACGTCAACTGTTCCCTTTGCAATATCCATTGTTGCTCCTGGGTTCATCGCCGCTGTACCTGCCACTGTAGCTTTGACTGGATTTTTAGCAGAAACTTTAGCTATTAGTTTTATTCCTTGCCATGCTTTCTTTGCCAAAGACAAGTTTCTTAGAGTAGTAATTCCCCACATTACTGCTGGTACCCACTCATTTACTTGAATATTGTTTATATTTTCTGGACCAATCTCCTCAACTTTTTTAGAATCATTAATAAGTTTATAAATGTATGGGAATACACTTTTTAATTCTTCATTAAATGATCTAATAGTTAATTCATCAATCCAACTGTTACTAACGTCTTCTGGAACATCTTCTAGTATTTCTTGTTTATAGTTTGCAATTGCGTCTTTATAATAATTTTCACGTTGCAATTTTAAACATTCTTTTTTGACTGTTTCTAAGCGTTCGTTAACAACATCAAGGTAACCTTTAAGTCCTTCTGCCATTACTGCTGAACGATTCATATAAATTTTAAACTGACGTAATTTTGCTAATTCTTCACTTAACCCAACAATATGTTTACCAAAATCGTCATAGAGATTACCACCTTCGGAGACGTGACGTGCTAATGCTCTTGCACCATTTAAGTGTCTATATGGGTATCGATATCTTTCACCGTTGTCGCTTTCAATATAAATGCTATGAACGTGTTGTGTTCTTGACCCAGGTATTTCTAAATTAACTGGTTGATTGTGTTTCAGTACTAAACGAGCTTTATCGACATCTTCATAGCTTGTTCGACTCGTCCCGTACATTGTAGATTCACTCATTGTGTTGTCTCCGGAGCTAGTTTTAGTTAAGTGGGCATAGTCTCGTTTATCGAGATTTGATTTTGTAATATCACGTGTATCAAAATTTAGCATATTTTTCTTAGCAAACACTCTTATTTCTCTTAAAAAATTGTACCAGTTATCTTTAACATCATCTGCTTCGTTAGTTATAAAATCGTTATTATACGTTATTACTACGCCAGCTTCTTCATTAAGTGTTATACTTACTTTTCCTAATATTTCTTCACCATCTTTGAAATCAAAATCAAAATATCTAGCTAATTTGGGGTCATCTGTTACTACGCCAGTAGCATCACCCAATGTAATTGAGGGGAATCGACCCCTAATTTTAGCAAACAAATTCTCTGATATTTTATCCATTGTGCTCATGTTATTATTTATCTGTATTGAGTACTAACCATGATTGGCATAGGCGGTACAAAATCTTCATCAGGATCCTCATCAGCTTGATTAAATGTATCGTATACTCTTGGATCCCACATTTTCATCACGCTAATCATACGCATACTTAATAAAGCGGACATAACTAAATCGTCAGTTTCACCAGGTTTTGCCTTATAACTAGAACCAGCCGCAACAAAGCCTTTAAGCTCAGTAATTAGTAATTTGCTGTTTACCTTCATACGATCGTTTTCTATCATAGTTTTTAGTTTAGCACAAGCACTTACTTTACTAATATGAGTAGTATTAAATCCTTTGCGGAATTTACGTATATGTCCTTTTTTAATAGGTTCATTAACAAACATTCCTGGTATATTCTCTTCACCAAAGTCATTAATAACAATAAGTGCGGCTTCACCAATAGCGTTGTTTTCTACACTCCAGTAAATATTTTGCCCATCAGTATTACACGTTTCTTTAATATAATTACAAATATCTTTCATAATTCTAATTTGTGTAGGTATAGGTGTTGTATTATGTCGCCATTCTGCAATTTGATTATATGTAGGTAATTCAATTACTTGAATAGCCGCGAAATCGCCACCAGTACCCATAGCAGGATCTAAAGAAACTACATACGTTTTATCTCCAGTTGGTTTACCGTACCAACGGGTTTGACCCATATTAAGTACAGGATTCATTCCTTCTAATGTAGATAATTTAATTGCATTAATTAATGTTTCATCATAAACTAAAAATTCGCAACCGTACTCACGTCTAAATCTTTCTTCACCAATACGACCAACTTCGTCTTTAGCCCATTGTTCATCTCTATCAGGATGTTCGTCCCAATTAGCTGTAAAGCCATGAAAGCCATTAATACCTACTGCTTGTTCAAGTCCATTTTCATCAAATTTGTTTTGTGATTCTTTCCATATAATTGCAAATGTATCTTCATCTGAATTAGGTGTTGAAGTAATAATTGCACGACCACCTGTTGCTAATGTAGGTGACATTGAAGTCCAAAACTCGTCTGCAATACTAGGATTAACAAATGCAAACTCATCACAGTATAATAAAGATATAGACATACCACGTCCTGTATTTCCTGTCGTCGTAGCACTTACTAATCTACTACCGTTTTCAAATTCCATTGAACCTTTATTATAGTTTGTTACACCTGCACGTATATGATCAGGACATAATTCATATCCATATCGAACACGTTGCATAATTTCTTGAGCGCCAGCAAATTTATGTGCGGCAATTAATATTGTTTGATCAGGATGAAACATAGCAAACCATAAAAGGTATGCAGAAGCACAAGTTGTTTTACCACTTTGACGTGGTAGCATATTAACATTAAACCTATGCTCATGATATGCCTGCATGAGTTTTATTTGATAGTCGTATGGTTTAAATAATAATTTACCTTCAACAGGATGTTGAATGTTATAGAAGTATTCTGAAAAATAAAGAAACCCAGTTTCTTCATCCATACAGTTTTTAATATCTTTTATTTGTTGTTCATTAAACGACTCACGTGTGTGAGCCTTCTTAGTAAGAACACCGTCTAGACTTTTTATACTCATGATAACGTATTTATTGGCAAAAATAGGGCCTAAAGGCCCTATTTGATTTTACAATATGGGAGGAAATATTGTTTATATTATTATGTTAATGTTATGCCGGTTACGTCTGCTACAGTAGTACCTGAAATATCAACGTTATTAGGTCCTACAACTGTTTCATAAGCACGTAGTCTTGCTTGAATATCTGCCGCTGTAAGTGCCGCATCTGTAACTATGTAAATAATTCCAGTGTTAGCATCAACTAATTGATACATTAAAGGATTAACTTCTTTAATAACTACTTCGCCAGCTTCATCAACAGCATCATCTTCTGCTCTTAAATCAATTGCTGTACCGCCAACATTTTTTACAGTTACTAAAAAACCTTTAACGTTGTGTTGATATAAAGTACCAACTGTTACGCCTAGTCCGTTAACTCGTGTTACGCCTGCCATTACTTATCTCCGCTTAATTTTTCTTTTAACTCAGCCGACAGTTTACCTTTAATGTCATTTTCTAAACGAGTTAATTCTGCTCGAATTGACATTGGGTTATCACCGCCTGCTACTTTTGGATAAGATTGCTTAGGACCGTTTAGTCCGCCTGCTAAATCTTTAGTCATAAGTTTTGTGTCGCCATACTTTTCGTCTGGTTGATTAGCATAGTCTGTTTCTTTAGGACCATACCCACTTTCGATATCGTCGGCCATTCGATCGTAAATTGCTTCATGGTCATCATCTGGATGTAAACCATGCTCAGCTGAAACGTTATTGTACATATCTTGTAATGCTTGTTCAATCTCAGGACCATGGTTTCCTCTCATGCCTTGATCTATTAATTCATGACTATCATTGCTAGTAGCAATTTTAGTTAAGAAACTATCACTGTTCGATCCGTGGTCTTCTGTTTCTTCGCTATTACCTGCGTCGATAATATCACGGAATTTTTCTAGTTCCGATCTTGGATCGTCTTGTGTTGATGCATTAAGACTTTCATCATCAGTTGCTTTATCGCCAACATAGGCACCAGCTAATCCTGATCCGATAGTTGCACCTGTTCCAAGCCCACCTAATTTAGCCGCTCCAGCTCCTAAACCTGCACCAATCAATGCTCCGATTGGTCCTGCGTTTAAGTCTTGATCACCTGCAACATCATCTTGTCCAGGAATATTTGGATCGTCTGTTTGATGTGCTCTAAATTTTTCTACATCACCGGGTACTGGGTTTACTGGCATATCACCACCAACTGGTTTCCCGCAATCTGTTGGACTTGAAATTTCTGGACCAATTGGTCCTGCGTCGTTCAAGCCGGCAAGTTTCATCATCTGCATAAGTTTGCCTACGTCATCAGCAGTATCTCCACTCATTGAAATATTCATAGAAGCAATCTCATTTAATTCCTTCGTTTGAGTATCATTAAGTGAATCTATTTTTTTATAAACATCGTCTAGTTTCATTATTTGCTCCCTACAGGACTTGTTTTCCCTGGCTCGCCCATATCATGTTTTTGTTCTGTATCACTTATACCATCAGGAACTTGTTTATTTTCACGTTCTGCACGAACGCCTTCAAGTTCTTTTAATAAGTCCATAGTCCTATTACCTGCTACTTTCTTTTGTGCATCTGCTTCCGCATCTGTTAAATCTGTACCTAGGCTAGGAGTATAAACTTTATCATAGTTTGTTTTATCTTGATACTCTTCTTGAGGTGCACCTTCACCTCTAACAATAACATAAGACTCATGAATTCCACAGTTCATTGCTATGTACTGTTGGAGTACTTGTGGTGTTGTTGGGTAAGCTAGTTCAACGTCATAGTAGTGAACATGGGTGTTTTGTAATTGTGGAAAATCTAATGGACGTTCTTGGATAGGTGTTTTCTTACCTGGGCTCATATTTTCTACTTTAAATTTTTGTAGTGCTTCTTCTAGCTGATCCGGATAATTAGCAGGTAAATCACCCGCAATTCCTACCTTAAAAGAATACGTCTTTTTTGCTTCATTTAGATGTTCAACAAATGTTTTACTCATGACTTTGTTTCCCGTTATAATGTTATTTATCTATCTTCTTTAGTTTTTCTAGTAGACTATTGCGATCTGTAACAACGTATCCCTCACCATTTACTAGATTGCCCTCATCTATAGTGCTTTCACGATCCATTTTTTCTTTTCTGAGCTGTAATTCAACCATTTTTAGCTTCTTATCTAGCTTAACATTTTTAGCATCAAGGCTAGTTTTAAGCATCTGGCCAGCTACTTCAAATACACGACCTGAGTAGCGTGATTCGACGTTCATCCCTAGATCCATTAAATCTTCATAAGCTGACATGGCTTTATCAGCAACTTCATTAAGTTCTGTATCTGCTAATTGACCTAGTCCTTTTACTTGAGGTAAAGCGGATGTAATTTTATCAAATTCAGCTATTTCACGGAACGTTTCTTTTTGTTCCTGTTTTGCTTCAGCTTTTGCTTTCTTTTTCGCTTCGTCTATAATCTCTTTAGACTCAGGTAAGTTTAATAATTCTTCTAATTTCTGTGTCATGTTGATATTTATCGTTATTTACGCTTCGCTTTTGGCTTATGGAATATGTCATTTTCGTTAATTACACGAAAAAAAATTTTACGTTGATTACACCAAGCTCTTGCGGCTTCCCATTTGGCCATATTTCTTACATATTGGGCTTGTTTATATTTGTCTCGCCCAGCACCTTCTTTAGTCATTTGATTTTGGGGTTTAACTTCTACTACCTCAACATGACCTTTGCCTTTAGCATCAGTATATTGAATCATAAAATCAGGAACATAAATTGTAAGTTTTCCTGTTAAGGGATCTTTGTAAGGAATTCTAATTGACTCACTGGCCCACTTTGCTACTGAAGGACTTTCATCACAAAAACGCATGAAAGCAAATTCCCAACTTGATCTATATAAAGGAGTTTTTCTACCTAGGTACTTGTTATCATTTTTTAACGTATAACGTCCTTGGGCGAACTTAGGCATATCATACCAATACGTTTCTTGTCTCTAGTTTATTAACAGATGTATCTACTTTATACCCTAGAGTACTAATTTTTGATCGATTATAATTTAATACTTCAGTCACAATTCCACTTAATTCAAGATTATCATAACCTTTAAGTGTATCTATTAATTCAAATACATTAATATCGTCTATTCTAGCTTGTTGCATAAGAATAGTACCGATTGTTTGTGAACTAACTTTATCAAATCCTTTATTTTCAAAAAAGCCAATAACTGCATCAACTTGGTTCGTTGGAAAACTAATAGAAGCAGTAAAATATTGATCTAAAAAGTTTTTTACTTCTTGTGCAGAATCATTCTTATCAATTCTTGGTAAGTTAGTTGGTTGTGGATTTGGTGTTACTATTGGCATATCTTTTTCCTTATGTAAACGTTAGGTTTGGATGTTGTCTGCTTAACGTTTCAAGTTGGTTAAGCGTTTCGTTATTTGCGGTATTTTTAACTGCTTCTGGTTGAGCGTTAAAAACATCAGTAAGATTTTGTATTATTGGCGATGCCCCGTCGTTCAATAGTTTCTTCATACCTTGTGCCTGGTTTGCAATTAAAGTGAACGCATTTAGATTGACTGGATTTTTAACCAAGTTAAGCCCTATTTCAGCAATTGATGAAGTTTGACCCGAACCTAATAATTTACTAGCAATTGCTATTCCGGGTATTGCTTTTGTAAGAGTACTTGCAACACCAAAACTTCCTGAACTTTTCGGGAAAAGAGTATTTGCAACACCACCAACAATATTAACATTTCCAACACCACCAATTGCTCCTTTTAAAATATTAAATCCTTCTTCACGTAAGCCACCACGTGATAAACTTTTTGCATTTTTAAAAACGTTTGCACCTTTAAGTACAGTACCAAGAAAAGAAGTTGGACTTTTAAATGCATTTCCACTTGTAATGTCTCCAAGTACACCTAATCCACCTTCTGCTACACCGCCTTGACCAAAGAAACTAGATGTACCTCCACCTTCTATTGTTAGTGGACTTGGAGTTGTATCATAGTGTCCCGATTCTGATCCGAATCCCTTAGGTGCTATATTATCTGTAACTGCTCCGCGACCGTACCATACAGTTTCGTATAAAACTTGCATTGTACTTTGTACAGGATCACTTGCAGAGTTTTCCATTGTATCATGTTGCCAACTTTGAATCAATGGATTAACTAATGTAAAACAAGTATATCTTCGTCTAGACATTTGCCAAATTTGAATACTTTCAAAAAAGTTATAGTAACTGTCATTGTCCATACCATAACGAAAACCGTTTAATGTTTCACCTAGATATGTATTCCCTCTATTATAAGCGGCGGCACGACCTTCTGGATGCCCACCAGCAGTTCTTCCATAATTTCCGTCTTTGAAATAATACTTATAATATGCTTCCCACATCCCAGTTGTTTGACCAAAGTTGTCATCATGGAAAGTTATATTAATAGGATCATAATCTAATCTTGTTTGTAAATTACGTTTTTGATTGTATTGGTGTTTTAAGTTAGTTGTTATATTATACTTGGGCAAGTCTACAGATTTAACAAGCATATTAATTTCTCTTGTTTGTATTTCTGGAATTACTTTAACTGCTACAGGACTTAAATTAAAAGTTACATGGTATAGAAACTTCTGTTTAGGAGCAAGACGATGATCGTCATTAGTATATAATGCTCGTGCGTGGGCCCAGTCAGCAAGGTTACCCTTAGGGTTTGTAGCCCCTCCTAATAAGTTATCTAAAAATCCTTTAAATTTGAATGCCATACTATTATTTATCTAGGAAAATAAGTGGGTATTTAAAAAGAAAAAAGGGGCCTAAAAAGACCCCCCTTTACTCGGAAATATTATATTGTGGTATTATATTATGAAGATCCACCACCAGTAATAGCAGTATTAACTGCTCTACCAACTGCTGTACCAATACCTGTACCTTGTGGTGTTTGTATTGCGTTATCATATCTAATTGATAATGCAACTGTTACTGGATCGTTTGTTGCGTATGCTAATGTATTGTAGTTAGCACTTTCACAATAACAACCATAAAGTTCGAATGTTTCAAGTACACCTGCCGCATTTGCACCATTACCACCGTCTAAAATTTCAATTCTAGTTACGAATTTGTAATCGCTTCCTGAAGCCGCACTTGATTGTTCAAAGAAATCAAATTGTTTCTGTAGTTGTTCACCAACTAATTTTTGTACGTTATTTGAAACATCTTCACGTAAATTAAGTGTAATTGGCTCCCAAGTATGTTTTCCTGCTAGGAATACTTTAGAGTTATACACGTCTACGGTGATCTGTTCAAAAGACACGTTAGGTCTTGTTATATCAACTACCTGTTTAGTCAACTCTGTTGTTGGCGTTGATACTCCGAAATTTTCCAATGTCACCCTAAAGCGATATTGGAGTTTCGGCATTAACAGCCCTTGATTCGACGCTGATGCACTTGAATCTAAAGGTACTGTAAGTTTTGATAATGTCGAAATGCTCATTATAATATCTCCTCGTTAATAGTATTTATCATTTTACAGTCCCGCTATTTCACCAGTATTTTTAAGCCTTAGTGGAATGTAAATAAATTCAACTGCTTTCACTGGCTCTATGGCAATATCTAAATAAAGCTCATTACGATCGATTCTAGCTGGAGTGTTGTTTGATTCATCACACACAACTAAGAAGTCATAAAGTGCTCTTTGACCAACTAGTTCAAGTAGCAAAGTATCAGTTTGCGCCTTAATTTCGTCTCGCGTAATCTTATCATTTGGTTCAAAGATATAAGGTTTAGCAAGTTTTTTAAGTTGCCCACGTAAGTAAATTACTAGACGTGCTACGTTAATTCTATCAAGTGCCGATGCATTCTTGGCTCTTGTCTTTTGTCCAAAGATTACTAACCCTGCTCCTGTTAGGAACGTAATTGGGTTAATAGCGTTGCTATATAACGTGTCACGTTGCCCTTCATTAAGTGCAGTACTTACAAATTCACCTTCGTTGTCAATGTAACCTGCCGCACTTGCGTTTGTAATGCCACCACGTCTTGTTCCTGCTGGTGCAAACCATGGAAACGAAACTTGATCGCTTAATGCAAATGTTCTTAATGTTGCATGACTTGGTGGAACAACTACGTTGTTACCTGCGTTGTCACTTGTGAATAAACTTGGATAAAATACACCTAAGTATTCATCAAAAGTAACAAGCCCATCGTCATTATCTTCAACTGCTAGAGCTGTATTTTTGCCCCAGTTGTTAAGTGAAGTTGCATCCGGTGTTAACCTAAACGGTGAGTCACCTATAATAAATGCACTTAGGCTTCTATCATAGTTTAATGTAACCATTTCACCAATTAGTTCTGGATATCCAGGACAAGCCATTAAGTTAAACAACCTTGATTCATCATCTCTAATTTTCTGGTTGCTATTTACTAGTGCTTGAAGTCCTTGTACAACAACTTTACGTTGTGCTTTACGTCCAAAGCTACCTGCACCATTTGGTTGGTTAGCTGATTCAGTAACCCAACGGTGTGCATAGTAGGCATCTTGTGATTCGTCGCCAAATCTAATATTGTCTGTAGATGTGTTAACATAGTTACGAACAAACTTTTTAACATTAAAACCACTTCTACGTAGATTATAAAGCAACATACCTTTTGGATATAGTGCTGGATCTGGAGCGTCAGTATCAATAAAGTTACTTACTAATAGTGCCGCAATAGTTCCGTCTTTATCTGAATTAGCACCTGCTGTATTGTAACGTGCATCTGCAAATAAAACGCCATCTTCAGTTGTTTGATCACTTGAATCAATTAAAACAAACTTTAAAGTAGATCCGTTATATTTGTAAATTTGTGGATAGTTTTCAACATCTGCTGTTGAAATCCAAAGGTCACCATTTTTAAGTGCAGTACCATCTGATTGTACAGTTGGCTCTGTTGCCGCTACAATCGGACCAGCTGGGTCAGTTTTATCAGCTGACGCAACCGCATAAAACGGGCTAGTCGAATCTTGATATCCTACCCAAGTAGTACCATTGTGGACCATCATGTCAACTTCGTCAACAATTGAACTGTACCATAATCTGTTATCTGTTGTTAAGGCAGTTGGTGCATCTGATCCTGCTGTATAAGTTAATACTTGCCAGTTACTTGCAACTAAACTGTGTGTACTGTCGCCTGTTGGCGCCGCATACAAGTTAGGTGTACCTGTTGTAGTATCTACATAAGCTATATATCCAGCTAAGGTAAGTACGCCACCGGTATCTTCAATACGGAATTCACCACCATCATTATGTGAAATAACAATTCTATTTGAAGCATCTACTGAAGCTTCAACGTTAGTAAATCCTGCTGAGTTAATTGCACCTGCAATTTCGTCAGCATCACTTGATGCCGCTGTAGTTGTAACACTAACTGTTACATCTGCTCCTAGAGCTTCTTGTCCAACAATAGACTCTTGGATATTAAATGCATAAGTGTTCGCTGTAAGTTGAGCGGCAATTATATCACTTGTAATAGTTGTGTTTCCTGTAGAAATACGTCTATGAATTTTAAAATCTGCTAAAATTGGACTAACTTCAGCGTTATTGTAATTAACAAATAAAGTACCTACTGCTAGATTAACTCCGCCACCAGCTTTGTCTAAGTTAAACAATGCTGAATGATTAGTACTGTACATTGGTGCTACAACATCTTCCCAAAGATTAGTCGTTCCGTTAAATTTCTTAACTCTAAAACGAGCACCTAAGTTAGGTTGTGTAGTTTTAATCCAAATAGACCCTGTTGGTCTTGGTGCAGTATCAGACAATTTAAATTCTGGTACGTCAGTATGCGGTGTAATTTGTAATGCTGGTGCTTTAAATGTTCCAGCTGTTAAACCAATTTCTGAAAGTAATGTTGAACTGTTTGTTGCTAATACAACATCTACGCCTGTTGAGTAAATTTCAAATTTACCATCAACAACCGCTGAAGTTACACCGGCAATACTTGCTCCGTTAAGAGCACTTACAACATCAGCTAAAGCTGTTCCACCTGAAGTTACAACTGTAGCATTAACACTCATACTAGCTGTGTTTGTAATAGTTGGATTGCTTTCTGTTCCTGTTACTGTCGGATGTGCTGAAACCCAATTAGTTGTTCCTAATTGTACCCAAACACCTCCTGTGTTTTTGTAAAATATTTTGTTTAATGTAGTTGTTGCAACAACGGCGTAATCTCCTACTTGACCAACGGATGTCTTAGGTACGCCTGATGTTACTTTAGTTTCGTCTGTTATTACATAAGGTATTTTATTAGTAAATGTCTGTCCACCAGTGACAGTAGCCGCGTTAGCGTTCCATTCAAAAATGCCCCATAAAGTATTTCCTGTATCAAACCAAAATGTTCCATCTGCAGGATCTGCCGCCGGCTCAGTTGCCGTTGCAAGTAATTCTGTAGTGTTAACGTCAGCTCTTGTTACCCATGCTCTGTTACTCACACCTAGGTATGAATAAGCCGCTTGTAATCCGTATTCGTTAAGCTCACTGCCATTAATTGGATTGTTATTTGTATCTGTATAGAAACTTGGATCTCCAAATGTTTCTGTTAATTCTCTTTGTGATGTTAGCAAGAAAGGTGTTCCTGCTTGTTTTTGTGTGGTACCTGTCGCTGTTCCTGTTCCTGCACCATTTGCCTTATCTTGTGCAGATACAAAGAATATCATAGGTACTGTACCCGGTTCAGCTGGTGTATAGAAACTTTCGTCTATAACTTGAACTTGTACGCCTGGTGATACTAAATTAGCCATTGTATGTTCTCCCGTTGGACATAGTCATCTCGTTGCTAGTATTTATATCAATTCTCCAAAAACGGGTCTCAATACACCGCAAAAATAGTCTTGAAAAGGGAAGTGAAAAGGGGAGGTATAAATACTATCATGAGACCTTTATGCAAATGCGGTAAAAAGCCGGTAGCACTTAATTATTATAAGAAAGGAGTTCCTTATTATCGGAGCCTTTGTGAGAACTGTGCTAAACATGGAGGCAAAGAACGTGGACCATCGAAGTGGGCGTTAGCTGGTTACATTAAAAAAACTGTTTGTGATAAGTGTGCGTTTCGTAGTAAACATAAAGAACAATTTCATGTTTATTATGTAGATGGAAATCTTAATAATGTTCGCACATCAAACTTAAAAACTGTTTGTGCAAATTGTAGTAAGATTTTATATAAAGAAGGTATTACTTGGAAACAAGGAGATTTAGTACCTGACTTTTAAGTTCAGGAATAGTACCGTTATTATCAATAATATGTTTAAATTTAGTTTGTGCCCAAGCCCATTCACTAGGGTGTTGGTTGGTAGGTTCAACACCTAATTCTTGATATTCACTAAACCAAGCTGGATCTTCTCCACGTTTAACACGCCAAACTTCTCCGTTGATTTCATACAACATTTTAGCTTCATTTGGGAAGCGTGTATCTGGAATAACATAGTTAGTATCTGGATTATCTAGTATTTTCTTCTTAGTTAAACTAACCCATATACCATCATAAAATCCGTTACGCATACATTCTGTACCAAATAATTGTAATACTAGTCTAGGTGTGATTTCACGTCCTATTTCATTAGTCCAGTAAGTATCGACTGTTTCACGCCATTCTCTGCTTTCAACAGTTTTGCCGTCAAGTAATTCACGGTCCCAATTAAACATAGCCGCTACACTATCTTTTAGCTTATCTGCAAATGAAATTTTTTGGAAGTTATGCTCTTTAATTAAATAATCCGCTATTGTATCTTTACCCGAGCTAATAAGCCCACAGATTCCAATTACCATTTGATTATTCCTCATATTATGTTTATATTATACGAGGAATTTAGTTAAATGTCAAGTGTAATTTTAACCAATTGAGAAGCCGTAACCTTGCCCACCTGCAACTTGTAATTTAAGTTCTTCATCAAGTTGCTGTATTTCAGCAATAGCTTCGGCTTTTAGAGCATCACCATTAAGTGATGTACCACCTTGTGGACCAGCTACTGTGGCAAATTTGCTTCGTGCTTCACCAAGCATATATTTACAAGTAGCAAGTGTATAATCTTTTAACCATTGTACAGCTAGATAGTCTTTTAATAATTGGCTATCTGGACGGAAATTATAAGCATATAATAGTAATTCTTCTTCAGCACGAGGACGTTGTAATATTGTTAATTCTTTAGTAGTAGTGTTCCATTTAAATTCAATAAAACTACCAAACATTCTTCCAACAAGTTCTTGATACCCTGCAAATAATTCATATGTAGCTAATCCACCCATATTTGTACTTGCTAATAGATAGGTATTTGTATATGCTAAATTAAAAGGTTCAAATAATGTGCCGCCATCACCACCACCAGTACGTGATCCAATTGACCGTCTATGTATACGTCTAACTTCAACCACTTCTTCTGGTAAAATATAAGTATTTTGATCAACTACTGTTGGTAAAAACAAATACGATTCTTCAACAGAATTATCAGATCGTTGTCTAAATTTAGCAAAGGCCTTTTTAAGGGCTTCTTCATAATGAGCTGGGTCTAGCTCAACATCAACCATACCCCCACCTAATGATAGGTTTACATAGTCAAATACTTCTTGTTTTTGTGTAGCTAAATCGCTCATATTGTATGCTCTCCATATGTATTTATCGTATACCGACATCGAATAAATACTGTTACGATGCCTAGACTAACACTATATAAGCCCGAACGCGGTGACGATTATGTCTTCCTAGATAAGCACATTGGGGAGATGTTTCAAGTCGGTGGAACTGACGTTTTTATTCACAAGTATTTAGGACCACAAAATCCTGAAGAAGCAGATGCTACAGCTGACCAACCTCGCTATGATGCGGTAAAAGAAACAAATATACAAGATATGCTATTCCTTGAAAATAGGGATAGAAAGTATGATCCTGACATTTATCATACTAGAGGTATTTACAATGTACAAGACATTGACTTTGATATGAGTCAATTTGGTTTATTTTTACAAAATGATACATTGTTTATGACTGTGCATATTAATGATAGTGTTAAAACATTAGGTAGAAAAATTATGTCAGGTGATGTAATAGAATTACCTCACTTAAAAGATCCCCATGCACTTAACGACTTTAGTCTTGCACTAAAACGTTTTTATGTTGTTGAAGATGTTAATAGAGCGGCAGAAGGATTTAGCCAAACTTGGTATCCACATTTGTATCGTGTAAAAATGAAACAAATTGTAGATAGTCAAGAGTTTAAAGAAATACTTGACCTACCAGCAGAAGAAGGATCAGCTAATACATTACGTGATGTATTGTCTACTTATGAACAAGAAATGCAAATTAATGAGGCGGTAGTTTCCCAAGCAGAAGCTGATGCACCTAAGTCAGGATATGAAACACAACATTTATATACATTACAAGTTGATAAAGATGGTAAACCAGAACTTGTTACAACAGACATTGATACATTAGATGCTTCACAGGCTGGATTGTTAGCAGACAGAGTTAACCAAACACCTGAACGAAATGGTTATGATGGTTACTTATTAGGTGATGGAATAGCACCAAACGGAGAAGCGTTTGGTCATGGTATAGGATTTCCAACACAACAAATTAAAGGTGATTATTTCTTAAGAACAGATTTCTTACCTAATAGATTATTTAGATATGATGGAGGCAGATGGATTAAGATGGAAGACTCAGTACGTATGACATTAACTAATACAGACACAAGAGCTACACTAAAAACTGGATTTATTAATAATACTGGAGAAGCAGAGATAGGCGGTCAGGTTGTTCAAGAACGTCAACCATTGTCTAAAGCAATTAAACCGAAGGCAGATAATTAATGCAACATTTTTACGATGGTCAAATAAGACGTTACATTACTCAGCTTATAAGGTTGTTTAGTAACTTTTCTTATAAAGATGGCAAGGGTAACTTAACACAAATACCTGTAATGTATGGCGACATCACCCGTCAGGTTGGTCATATCATACGTGATAATAGTGAAAATAAAATACCTAGTGCTCCTAGAATAAGTGTTTATGTAACTACTTTAGAAATGGATAGACAAAGAACTATAGATGCATCGTATATAGGTAAAATTCATTTACGTGAACGTACATATGATAGTGAAAATAATGAATATTTAAATACGCAAGGACAAAATTACACCGTAGAACGATTAGCACCAACACCATTTAAGTTAGGTATAAATTGTGATATTTGGTCAACTAATACAGAACAAAAATTACAAATAATAGAACAAATATTAACTTTGTTTAACCCAAGTTTAGAAATTCAAACAACTGATAATTATATTGACTGGACTAGTTTAAGTGTAGTAGATTTAGAAAACATTCAGTTCTCAACTAGAAGTATTCCTATAGGTACAGAAAGTATGATTGATGTTGGACAACTAGGGTTTAGTACTCCTATTTGGTTATCACCTCCTGCTAAGGTTAAAAAGTTAGGTGTTATAACAGCTATTGTAATGAGTATTTTTGATGAAAGCCAAGGTACAATTAATTTAGGTTCAGCAACACCTGAACTTGTAAAACACGATGACTCACCAGGACAAGATGTTAAAGGTGATGATGACACAACAGTTGATACTGAGAAACATGGAACAGCTAGTAGAACTGATACAACTTCATTAGCAATTACTACATTTAAAGATTATGATATAATAGTAACTAATAATATTGTTGTATTAGGTGACAAAGGTATTGCTGGTGAATTAAATTGGCGTATAGTTTTAGATGTATTACCTGGAGAGTACATAGCAGGATTAAGTAAAATTTATTTAAGCAGGTTAGATTTAGGAAGTGTTATAGGAACATTTGCACTTAATGAATTAGACGAAACACAACTTATTGTAAACTGGGATACAGATACTATTCCAACTAATTCAGTATTTGACGGACCAGCAATTACTAAAGGAACTATTGATTATATAATTGATCCAACAAGAACCAATCCTACAGATGTTAAAGTAAGTGGTATTAGAATCTTATTATTAGGTGATATTGGTGCTGAGGTAAACCAAGATGGTGCAGATGCTTGGAAAAGTACAGCTGGTGATGATTTCATTGCATCAGAAAATGATATAATCGAATGGGATGGTAATGTGTGGACTATTGTATTCAATGCTAGTGATAATGATGGATCTGATTCAACTGTAGATATCAAATATACAACCAACCTTAATACCGGTATCCAATATAAATGGGACGGTACAGCATGGACATTAAGCTTCGAAGGTGAATACCGGGAAGGCACTTGGCGACTAGCACTTTAGCATAATTATTAGTATGGCTAATATAATATGTAGTGGTGCTCTCTTTTACACATTAGATACACAAAGATTTTTATTTTTACATAGAGTCCAAAGTAAACAAAATAACGTTTGGGGTCTTGTTGGTGGTACTAATGAAAGTGAAGAAATTCCATTTCAAGCATTACAAAGAGAAATAAAAGAAGAACTCGGGTCTCTTCCTGAACTCGTAAAGTCTATTCCTTTAGAAACATTTGTTAGTAGAGATGATAAATTTAATTTCCATACCTATCTTTGTGTTGTAAAAAATGAATTTATTCCAAAATTAAATGAAGAGCATAATGGATATGCTTGGGTAAGTTTTAATAATTGGCCCAAACCATTACATCAAGGGCTACGTAATACATTACAAAATAAAGCAAATTTAACAAAATTAGAAACAGTATTTAAATTAGTATCGTTGATGGAAAAAAATGATTAAAGTATATGGCGATATTATGCTTGATCGATGGATTATTGGGACTGCTGAAAGAGTATCGCCGGAAGCAGATGTTTTAGTTTTAAATGAAAAGCATCAAAAATTTAATTTAGGCGGAGCCGCCAATTTAGCAGTTAACTTAAAGCATCTTGATGATGATGTAGAATTATATGGATCAATAGGTAAGGATAAAGAAGGTCTTCGTATTCTTAAGCTATTAGCATATACAAATATAGATGTTAATTTAACTAATGATTCTGAAACTACAACAACCAAAACAAGATTAGTAGGAAATACAGGACAACATCTTTTACGTTGGGATAAAGAAACAACACATCATGGAGATGAAGCGTGGCAACGACTAAAAACGAATTACAAAGATAATGATATTGTTATAATTAGTGATTACAATAAAGGAAGCGTTACTGAAGATACTGTTTATGAGTTAATAGTTAAAGCAGATGTTTTTAATACCAAAATATTTGTTGATCCAAAACAAGACGCACGATTTTATGATTCTGCATTTTTAGTTAAACCTAATATGAAAGAATATGAAAAATGGAATGGCAAATATAATAAAACTAATGCATTAGAATATATGCGAGATCATTATTGGACTTGGTTAGTCGTAACTGATGGTGCTAATGGAATTCATGTTTTAAATACAGATGGTGAATATAATTATTTTAAAGAAGATACAAAAGAAGTAGCAGATGTTACAGGTGCTGGAGATATTGTTTTAGCAGTTATTGTTCATGCATTTAATAAGGGTATAGATATACCTCATGCTTGTGAACTTGCTTGTTATGCCGCCACTCGTAGCGTAGAAAAGCGTGGTGTAGTTCCAGTTACACCTGCAGATTTAAATCGTGGTATAGTATGGACTAATGGAGTATTTGATATATTGCATACGGGTCATATGGAACTTTTAAAGTTTGCAAAAAAGCAAGGTAAAAAATTAATTGTTGGAATTAATAGTGATACTAGTGTTAAAAAATTAAAAGGTGATGATAGACCAATTAATGATCAAGATAAACGACTTGAACAATTACAAATATTACCATGGGTAGATGCCGTTGTAATCTTTGATGACGATACACCATTAAATGCTATCAAGAAAGTTAATCCTGATGTTATTGTAAAAGGTGGTGACTATACTGTTGAAACAACTGTAGGACATGAACTAGCTAATGTTATTATATTTCCAAAAGTAGAAGGACATTCAACAACAGAATTAATAAAGAAAATTAAACAATGAACTTAGAATTACTAACTCACTTAGAACGTTTTGGAGATGCATATAATACTAAAGATAGTTCACTATTTTTTTATGCATTAACTAAAATGAAACATTATAACACTTTTGTAGAGTTTGGCACTGGACTAGGTTGTACTGCGTTTGCCGTTGCATCTGCAATGAAAGAAAATGGAGTAGGTAAATGTATAACCATTGATAATGGTATGGAATATGTATCTCAAGTTGGTGAAACTTATTCAGAGTTTATTAATTCTATGGCTGAAAAAATAGAAATACAAAATCATTTTACTTTGTTGAACCAAGAAATAGGGTTTAGAACAATTAGTAATGTCGATTGTGTATTTTCTGATTTTGATAGAGAGGTTGTTACTATTGAAAAATTAATAACATGGGCTTTGTCCAGTATAAATGATTATTCGTCTATTTTTATAGATGGATTAGGTAATTATCTTGAAGGGTTTTATTACACAAAACTTTTAGTTAATAAGTTAAATGAAAATAATATACCTAACTTTTTATTAATGCATAAAAAGTTTATTGAAGGGCATAATTTTTCTTTGACAACTATAAGAAGACAAGATAAAAATAATACAGGACAAGGCAGTATGTCTTGGATAAAAATAGAACCGAACAATATATGAGAATTTTAATTACAGGTCCAAATGGGTTTATAGGTAAAAATTTAGCTTCTTATCTTGACTATAAAGGGCATACAATAGAAGGATATGATTATCGTGAAAATCGTTTTCCAGATCCAAAAGAATATGATAGAGTAATTCATTTAGGAGCAATTAGTGACACAACAGAAACAGATATTGATAAAGTTTTAAAACAAAATTATGAGTTTAGTATTAAAATGTTAGAATTATGTGATATGTCTGGTGTAACATTTATGTATGCTTCAAGTGCCAGCGTGTACGGAAACGGTAAAGAGTTTAAAGAAAACTCACCTGTAGCACCACAGTCGCCATATGCTTGGAGCAAGTACTTATTTGATAGATTTGTTAAGTCAGTAACTGAATACCAAATTAATGTTCAAGGTTTTAGATTTTTTAATGTATATGGACCAGGAGAAGATCATAAAGGTGACCAAATGAGTGTCTTTCATAAGTTTAAAAAACAAGCAATTGAGACTGGAAAGATAAAAGTATTTGAAGGTAGTCAAGACATTTATAGAGATTTTATTCATGTTGGCGATGTATGTGATATTTTGGTAAAGTTTTTAACAGTTGATTCAACAGATATTTGGAATATTGGTACAGGAAAAGCAACATCATTTAGACATATAGCAGATTTAATGGCTAAAAAATATAGTGCTGAAGTTATAGAGATTCCAGTACCAGATGAGTTAAGACTTCAATACCAATATTATACTAAAGCAAACATAGAAAAGTTAAGTAATACTATAGGTGAACATAAATTTAGACCAGTGGAGCATTTTATATTATGACGCAATTGAAAGGTAAAGTAGAAAAGGGTTGGGGTTATGAATTAATCTGGGCTTCTACTGAAAAGTATTGTGGCAAAATTTTAGTTTTTGAAAAGCGTGAAGCAAAATTTTCTATGCATTTTCATAAAGAAAAAGATGAAACATGGTTTGTTAATGATGGTCAATTTAAATTACTTTGGATTGATACTACAACTGCCCAGCTTTTGCAAAAAGATTTAGTAGCAGGAAGCACTTGGCATAATCCACCTTTACAACCTCATCAATTAGTATGCATAGAACCAGGTAGTATAACTGAAGTTAGTACAGCTGATTCAGTTGAAGATAATTATCGTGTTATACCTGGAGATAGTCAAGTCATGGATAAAGATACTGGTGTTAACCCGACAATTAGTGATGCAACTTCACAAACTACTGCAAAGGTTATTTAATGCATATAGAACCGTTGTTTCCTGTAGGATTATTAATTCATGATGTACAACCTGATGTAGCTGATAAAGTAGAAGAAGTTGTAGTTAAAAATTTAGATAAGATGCCTTCTCGTGAAGGCCCTGCTCCGCACTCTACAGATTATTTTGAACCTGAAAAAATAATAGCAGACTTACCAAAAGAGCTTCCTGAGTTATGGCGTGAGATACGTGACTGTAAAGACCTATATCAAGAAGGTTGTAATTACAAAGCAATTAATAGACAAATAAAAAATAATTTAAATGAATTCGAATATTGGGTGCAAGATTATATTGAAAACGATCATCACAATGAACATGAACATGGTATAGGACGTATTTCTGGAATATACTGGGTTAGAGCAAACGAACACGCCGGAGGTTTAATGTTTAAAACTCCTAATCCATTTACTGAATATTCACAAGATTATGATATTAATGCTATATGGTCTTGGCAAGGAAGTGTATACCAACCTATTAAAGGAAGAATGTTAATGTTTCCTTCATACTTAAAGCATACAGTATTACCTAGCCAAGAAGGTGTAATACGTTCAACAATTGCTTTTAACTTTTAGGCTTGAGCTTCGCCCCACCTTAGAATAAGGTTTGCGTTAACTGCCGCACCCGACGTCTTATAAACATTAATTGCTAATACATCAGGACCGTTAGGATAAGTTCCTCGTCCACCTAATGTAGTATTCGTTAATTCTTTCAATCCTGTTAAGTCTAAGTTTGCAAGTTCACCTGGGTTTGCAATAAACGAAAATACAGTTTCACCTGGCTGTGCATACGGTGGTTGTCCAAATAAGAACCCTACATTGGCACCAGCAGTTACAGTTGCAATTGACGTTTGTGAAAACGTTACTTTATAGTATTCTGTTCCACTAAATTCTAATGGTCCTTGAACATTTGATACCGCAGTACCTGCCGGAAATTTTGCATCACTTACTTCTGTACCAGAAACTGCTTGAGTTGTTTCCCAACTTGTTTTTGTAAAGTACAAATAGTTAGTATAAGTTAAATCACCACCAATACCAAATGTAATGGCTTCACCAGCAGTAATTGGACTATGGTTATTATTAGTAGTTCTAATACGTACCCTGTTATACCAAGTTTCTTCATAAATGTCGTAAATTGTTGTTCCTGCTGGAAAGTCTGAAGCGCCTGAACTTGGACTACCTGTTGCAATAATTTCTGTACCAGAAACAACATTATCATCTAAACCATCCCATTCTGTAGTTGAGAAATAGTGATATGTTGTAGGATAAGTTCTATTATACAATGAATCAGCTGACGCTGATAATTGTGATGTTGTAGTTGCATTTCTAACTACCTGTGTAGCACCTGTACTCCATGTAACAGATCCACCTGGTGCCACCTGTGCAAAGCTAGGTTGTCCACCTGCCGCTAGTCCTGATAATCCACCCCAACCAATGTTACCTGGATCAAGTGGATAGTTTTGTGGATTCAACACACCTTCAACAACAATACCACCTGTACTTGTATCTGATGTAACTTCAACACCTTCAAGTAGCAACTGGGCTCTGTTAAGTAGTTCACGTTCTCCTAAGTCACCAACAATAGCGTTAGAAACACTAGGTGCTAGTCTAAGCATGAAAACTGTATTTCTTGTTGTACTAATTTCGTTACCAGTTGATGCGTATGAGAAGATGTAACCACGATCAGTATCAAACCCGCCATCTGTTAAGAACGCTGATCCCCAGTGTGATATAATTGGTGATATAGTATTACTAATTAGTGGCACACCGGTTTTTGCTGTATGTGACTCGGCAATACCTGCTGTATATGTTCTGTTGGCTCCTGATGCATAATTTGACATTGGTGCCGCTCTAGTACATCCTGTAAGTGTATCACCTACAACACCTGTAAATCCAATCATTTCACCATCAATATATACTGTTCCACTACTTGGAAAATATTTTGCATCTGTTAGTGGAATAGATGTTTGGTTATCATCAATATCTTTTGCAAGTTTACCATTTGGTCCTTCGTTAGTAATTTCATACCTAACTGGCATATTACCAGTACGCATAAATGCTTCTGTGTTTATATTACTGTTTCTCATTCTATGGAAGAATGCAAACTCACCATTATCACCACGTAACATCCAGTCAATAAATCCTGCACCGTACCAACTGTATTGGATTCCCATCATCTGCATCTTAGATACATCAACAATATATCCACTACTACCTTTGCCGTCAAGTTTATCTCTATTAAATTCATCTTGTTTAGTTTTCTTATCATAAACCAAACATATCTTACAAGCTGATGCTGGAGTTACACCGCGAAAGTCAGGTGTAACAAACATATTTGTATCATCTGTAATTTGAGAAATAACGTGAGTCATTCCTTTAATAATAATTCTATCACCTGCTTTAATTTGATCTCTAAATCTTGTTCCTACTCCAGTACATAAGTTACTGTCAACAGCCATACTTACTACACCTGCTAATTGTAGTGTTCCAGTACGTTGTACACAAGTAAAGTTTGCACCATCATATTCTATAAAGATACCGTTTTGATCATCAAATGCACCTGAACGTACAGTTGCACCGTGCCATGTAAGTAATGAAACTTGAGCTCTTGCACTTAATGTTGGTATTAAAGCACCTAATTTAAAATCAGCAACAACTTTAAATACACGTTCTGATGTAATAGATGCAACGGTATAGTCACCATTGAATCCTGGAGTTTCAATTCCGAGTAATCTAATACGTCCACCAATTTGTAGTCCATGGTCAACATCATCTGTAGTAACAGTAATAAATGATCCAATTTCAAGTCCATTTGCTACTACATTAAGCAAATCGTAACTTGGTGCAAATAAGGCACCTGTTGTATACATAATACCTTTACCTGATTGGTATCTAATATATTTTTTACTTTGTCTAATTGCCTGTGCACCGTGTTGTGGTCCACCTGTTCCTAACATAACACCACCATCATATGGTCTATGTACAAAGAACGAATCTGGTCTTGGATAAATGTTTCCAACAATATCGTCAACATCACCAATTGTTCCTGGTGCTCTACATTGGTATCTAAGTTTATAAATTGTTGGAACTTGCTGTGCAAAGAAAGGTCCTTCACAAAGTGTATGATTATTTGATCCACTATCACTAGCTATGGTTATAATAAATGAATCACCTGGAACTAATCCGTGAGCAGTACCAAATGTAATTTCAGCAGTAGCCAACGCCGCAAATGCAATTGTACTATTCGGCGCGACAGCTACAGTTGTTGCTTCAGACATAGTAAGTGATGAATACGTTTGAACAACTGTTCCTGTAAGAGCTGTTCCTATTCCTGTAATACTAGTTATACTACCATCTGTTGTTGCACCAGTAATAGTAATAATAAGGTCATTAGTTACATCAACTCCGCCTAAAGATGTTCCTAAAATTTTAATTTTATTACCGTCGACATAGTTAACACCGTCGTCATTTATAAGAATAGAATTATATGTTCCTGAGCTTCGTACAACATCAAATGTTGCTAAAGTACCTGAATTAGGTAAGTTTGTTCCGCCAATATCAGTATAACTAGCAGTTCCACCAGGTGCTGTACCACTATGACTAAAAGTAGTAATTCCGCCTGTACCTGAAACACCAGTAATTGTAATTGTTAAATCATTAGTTGGACTTACTCCGCCCATTTGTGTACCAAGAACTTTAAGTTCTTGTGATGCATTATAATCTGTTCCTGGATTCGCATTAGTTACTGTAAAAGCACCACCACTTAATATTACATTCCAAGTAGCACCTGCACCAATTTTCATAACAGCCTGGCCTAATACTTGGCTGATTCCATAATAAGTTTGTTGGTCTAATGCTGTACCACTTACTGTAACAGTTAAAATTTCACCTGATCCACCAACTGTTGCAACTGTAACTCGACAATCGTTTGTTCCTGTTGAACCACCTAATAAAGCACCATCAATATCAAAGAATTCTGCGGCCAAATAACCTGATCCTGGAACAACAATTAAAGCCGAATAAGCTACGTCTAGTCTTGTTATAGTGAATGAAGCATCTGCTCCAGCACTTGAATTTGTAGTATACGCTGGATCAACATACGTTTGTGAAGCATCAGGTGCCGCACCATCAATAGTAAGTGTAGTAATTGTTCCGCCTACACCTATACCAGTAATATTAATTCCGGCATCATTAGTTTCATCAAGACCGCCTAGAAATGATCCAATAACTTCTAATCTATCACCAAGTACATAATTTTTTGTTGCATCTGCGGATGTACCAGTATGACTAAGGTTTGTTATTTCTCCAGTAACGGTTACCGCACTAATTGTAACAGTAATATCATTAACTGGAGTTGCACCATTACCAAATACTGTTCCTAATAGTTGTATTTTTTGACCAACACCGTAATTAAAACCACCAGTATTTCCTATAACAACATTGTAGCTATTATTATAATTTACAGTAACAGTTAATAGAGCGGCAGTTCCTAATTGGTTAAGGCCGCTTTGAATATTTGTATGTTCTTGTACATTAACGGCTACTCCTCCAATAGTGGCTGTTAAAATTGAACCACTTCCGTCAACTGTTTGAATTGTTACTGATGCATTGTTAGTCGGTGCCGCTCCACCCAACTCTGTACCTACAATGTTTAATGTTTCAGAAGCTGTATAACCTGAACCACCGCCAATAATATTAACTTCATAAGTAGTACCTACTCTTCTAATATTAATGTTTGCAGTAACACCACCAATTGATCCTGTAGTATATGTTACATTTATATAAGTTACATCTGCATCTACGGCTGTACCAGTAACGCTTACTCCTGTTATTTCGCCTGTACTTACGTCAACTGATGTAACTACAACTTCAGCATCATTAACTGGTGTTGTACCACCTAATTGTGTTCCGTTAATTCTAATTCTATCGCTAACAACATAGTCTAAACTATTATCTTCTGCATTATTAATTGCAACTGAATAAGCATTGTTTGTCATTGTAATATCAACACTAGCACCAAGACCAATACCACCTAAGTTTGTTCCTGTTAAATTAATATATGATGGTTGTGCTAAACTAACGCTGTAAGTATTATTAGTATATGAAATATCAAATAATGATCCGGTACCAACACCATTGGAATTTGTTCCTACTATAGCATTGTAATTAGCACTACCGTCAAATGCCGCACCTGATGAAAGAATTGTAACTATATCTCCACTAGTATCTGCTTCAGTAATTTCAATTCTACAATCATGTTCAGGAGTAGTACCACCTAAGGAATTACCTAAAGCTATAATAACATCGCCAGTTTCATATTGATCACCGTCTTCGTTTATTACGACAGTATAAACGCCACCGGTTCTACTAATATCAAATGTTGAACCATATCCTAAGGATGAGTAATTTACTCCTCCTACGCCAGTATATGTTACAACGTTACCAACAAGTGTGTTTGTAGTGTTTCCATCTATGTTAATATTATTTCCAATAACGCTACTTACAAATACTGCTGTACCATCACCTCTATCTATTCCGTGTCCTGCTAAAACACCAGCTGTGTTAACAACTGGAATTGAATTAGAACCGATAGGAACATCTGCCGTTGTTTGAATAGTTTGAATGGCTCCACCACTACCTAGTATGGATGTAACTTGGGCACCTGATGGTATTTGAGTTGCACCATCTACAACTGCTTGAATGTTAAATGTTAAGTCTGCGGCTCCGCCACCACCTAATAGTGAATCTAAAACTGTAATAGTATCGTCAACTGCATTACGTCGTCCACCAGTTACAATAGTTGCAAGTGCGGCGCCACTGCCGTCAACTGTAATATTAACTGTTGGAGCAATTACGTCTCCTACTACGCTACTTGTTGTACCAAGAATATTAGTATAAACTCCTGCTGTTCTTAAAACGTCTGCCCCTGAATATGTATAAAGTGCTGTCGCCATACCATCTTCAATTAACATCGGAGCACCAACTTCTGGTTGTTCGCCTAACCAAGTTATTTTATCAGCTCCACTTAATGAACCTAATGGATTATATAATACTCCTGCGGAACCTTGTGATATGATAGAAAACGTTGGATTACCAATTGATGAACCTGTATAAAATCCTGCTTGTCGTAATTGCGTATAAAATGTTGAAAGTATTTGTCCGTTAGCTGTACCAACTTTTGATTTTGCAAAATATGTAAATGTATTAATAGTAGGTACTGTTGAAACAATAAACGAACCTTCAGCTCTTGCCGCCCCTGCTACAGAATTTTCTAATGCTTTAAGTGTAATAGGTGACCCTGGTTCAATACTATGAGCACCAATTGTAGTAACAGTAATTAATGATTGACCAATTCCACCGGTTCCTGTTGAAGCGTCTGTTTGAACAGTTGAAACCTGTTTATCAGTACCTGGTACTTCGTAAATTGATGGATAACCTCTTTGTGTAGCAATCGCTTGCCACTTCGTAGGCTGTAGGCCATACTCAAAGTCAGCGTCAAGCATTGACTGAGCAGTTGCGACACGCATACGTTCAATAGCATCAGTACCAAAGTCATATGGTCTAACTTTTAAATCACCTTGGTCAATAAAGATTTGAATATCGTCAGTGTCAGAAAATATCTTAGGTTCGTCTTTAACAGGCAACGAACTAGTGCCATTTGTAATAACATTATTAATAATTGCAAAGAGGTCACTAACTCTATCATCAACACCGGCTTCAGCCGCTGTATAAACTGTAACTTGACTAACTGCTTGTGCCCCTACTTGTAATGTAGGATAAGTTACATTTTTAAATACATAATCATTAATTAAAAATCTTACATGATCTTTAGCAAATGTTTCATGTGAACGATCACCATCAATTTGTGGTGTTGATTGGATCCAATACTTTTTAGCATTCCTATAAGTTTCAGCATTACCGCCATACTTAATATCATGAATAAGAGCATCAAGTTGGAAACCGACATCTCTTTCACATTTTGGACCATTATATGTATAATCAGTCCATGCTGGAATAGAATTTGGTAATGCTGAAATTCCACTTTGTATAACGCTTGTAATGATTCCCATTAAGTCTGTTACTCTAGATACAGTTTTTGTTTCACCATCATTGTTATTTGTTATTTGTACTGTTATAATAGGTGATTGGTGTGTTACATATACAGTATTTGTTAATACATTATTAATAATTAAATCTCTTAATTTATTATTAACAGCAAGTGCATAACCAATTTCAGCATTAGTAGTTTCAGTAAATGCTCCGCCGGAATTAGCTAATAATGAATTAGTACCTTCCCAATATTTTTTTGCAGTTTCTCTAGTTTGAGTATTACTACCATGATAGATATCATAAGCAAGTGCATCAATATTAAATTTTGTATCTCTTTCACATTTTTCATGTTGTATAGTACTGTGAGCATTTGGATATGTTAAGTCAAACCAAGCCATTACTTCATCTGCTAACCATTCTTTATTTGCATCAATTAATGTTTTAGCATAAGGATATGTAATAGCAGTTGAGATTTTATTACCAATCCAAGCTACAGTTTCTTTTTGTAAAAATTCTTTATTTGCTTCTAATTGAACACGAGCATTAGGACTGTATGTAGGTGAATCTGTATTTACATCTAAGTAAATAGTTGTGATTGTTCCAGTTCTTTCTAAGAATTTTGGAAAATCATCATCAACACCTTTTGTTAATTTTTCCTGATCGTCTGTTATAAATTGACAACTAGCACCTTTTTCAGAGTCAGTAAAGTTAAACAATACTTCATTAACAGTTGTATCTGTAATGAGTAATAAGTCATTTGTTGGTACACGAGTTTGTAATCTAATAGAACTAACTTGTGCTCTATCAAGTGCAGGAACATTATCAAGTCCGTTTTCGATTACATCAGTAATAATACCAAATCTATCTGTAATAACTGCACTAGCGGCACTTTCTGAAACACTAGATGAATTAAAATATTGTGAAGTTGCTGTTTGTAAAGGTGTATATCCTACCGAGGCATATCCCGCCGTTGGTAGATAGTCTAATCCATTTACAGTAACATTATTAATAGCATCCATCAATGTTGTTATTCTACCAGATGCTCCTGATTCTGCGGCGTTGGCAGTAATAGTTTGTGTACTACCTGATTGTACTGACGGATATGTAGTATTAGTAAAAATGTAATCTTTAATTATTGATTCTGTTTTCTGGTTAACTGCAACTGCATAAGTTCTTTCACTTGGACCAAAGGCAAAATCAGCTACGTCGGTTTGATTAAGAACAGTATATGTAATTTTTTGCCAAGTACCACCACCTGTCCAAGTATGGACAACGGCACTCTTATCTGTACCAAGAATAAATGTACTAACATCAGGCACATCATAAACTACAAAATATCCTGCATTATTTTCAGGATATATTTTACTACCAAATTCACAAGACATACCAATACCAGCTAATTTAACTTTATCACCTACAGTTAGTCCGTGTCCTGCTTTTGATACACAATCAGCAGTAGCACTTACAAATGTATGTGCTTCTGCATTTTTTATACAATTAGCAGTAGCACTTGTAAATGTATGTGAATTTGAATTTGATATACAGTTAGCAGTAGAACTTACGTATGTATGTGTTGATGTATTACTTGATACACCAACATTTATTGTAATAGTTGTTGCACCTACTGATGCAATTACTACTGGTGTATTGTAGGCATAGTCAGCACCACCTGGTGCGGCACTTCCTGTTGCTCTTGGATATCCTGTAGTTGTTGCGTGACCATCTAAGGCACAAGTAAACACTATACTATTTGCCGCAATATCAATATAATTACCAGCTACTAAACTATGTGATCCAATAGTTAATTGCATCACTCCTGTTGTTGGTGTATATGTTGCCGCTGATACATTATAAGTTTTAACATTACCAGCACCAACATTCAATGTAATTGTTGTTGCTGAAGTGGAGTCAATTCTACATGGTGTATCATAAAAATAATCTGCACCACCTGGAGCCGCTGACCCAGTTGCTCTTGGATAGCTAGATTGAGTAGCATTATTATCAAAAGTACAAGTGAAATTTAAACATCCTGCGTCAATGTCAACATAATTACCAGTTACTAAAGTATGTGTTCCAATAGTTAATTCCATTACTCCTGTTGTAGGTATGTATGTTACCGCTGTTGGAGTATAAGTTTTAATATTACCGGTACCAATGTTCATTGTTATTGTATCTGCACTGATTGCCGTAATTTCTACTGGTTTATTGTAGAAATAATCGTAACCACCAGGTGCGGCTGATCCGGTTGCTCTTGGATAGCTATGTTGGCTAACATTATTATCAAAGGCACAAGTAAAAGTTAGACTTGTTGCTTCAATATTAACTTTGTTACCAACTTCTAAATCATGTGTTCCAATAGTTAATTCCATTACTCCTGTTGTAGGTATGTATGTTGCTCCTGCCACATTATAAGGATTATCAATTCCTGAAGTAGTAACAGTAAATGTTGCTAGGTCATTGTCGTAAATAAAATTTGTAATATCTACTGCATCACCAACGTTTGTAACATCTATGTCTTTTACTGTACCACCACTAGTGTAAGTGTGAGCGATATTACTAGGATTTAAGAAAAATTCAAATGTATCAGCAGTATCTGTTTTGGTTATAGGATAAAGTCCTGCGTGTACTAATGCTGGATATATTTTAGTTCCGTAAATACAATCTGTTACAATACCACGTAATATTACATTATCAGTTGCTGATAATCCATGTCCTGCGTGTGTGTCAAATACAAAATTACTTATATTAACAGTACTATTTGTAGCAGTTGTAACTTTCTGACAAGTACCACCACTAACGTAAGTATGTACAACATTACTTCTATCCATACCAAAAATAAACGTATCAATATCAGGTACATCATAAACATAATATACACCTGAAGATACACTTGTATCTGGATATGTTTTAGTACCAGTTGAACAAGAAAGTACAATGCCAGTTAATTTAACAAGGTCACCTACAACAAGTCCGTGGTTTCCTGAAGTAATAGTAATAAGTGCTTGATCATTATTATAAGCAAAAGCTGTAATGATTGTTGAACTACCAACGTTAGTTAGCGTTGCTGATTTTATTGTTCCACCACTAACATAAGTATGATCAATTTCACTAGGTGGTAAGTAAAAATCTAATGTATTAGTGTCAGTAACTTTTGTTACCGGAAAAATTCCTGCATGAGGAATTGCTGGATATACTTTAGTTCCAAATTCACAATCCATAATAACACCACGTATGTCTATAGTATCATTTATTGATAAATTATGACTGCCTGAAGTAGTAATAGTACACTTACCTGCTGATCCTATATCATTTGCTATACAGTTAGGAGTAGCACTTACAAATGTATGTATTGATGTATTAGTTGATGTACCAACATTACAAGTAATTGTTGTTGAATCTATTGCCGTAATTGTAACTGCCGTATTATAAGCATAATCATATCCACCTGGTGCGGCACTTCCTGATGCTCTTGGGTATGCTGTAGTTGTAGCATGACTGTCCATTTCACAAGTGAATTTTAGACTCCCTGTAGCAATTCTAATTTGATTACCAAGTTGTAAATCGTGTGCCCCAATAGTTAATACCATTACTCCCGTTGCTGGTGTGTATACTGCATTTGTTACACTATTAGCCGCCGGTACTGGTGATATACAATCAGCAGTAGCACTTACAAATGTATGTTCCGATACATCACTTGATACACCTACGTTCATTGTAATTGTTGTTGCACCTGCCCCTATAATTTCTACTGGTTTATTGTAGAAATAATCGTAGCCACCTGGAGCCGCTGATCCAGTTGCTCTTGGATAGCTATGATTTGTTGCATGACCATCTAAAGCACAAGTAAAAGTTAAACTATTTGTAGCAATCTTAACATAATGACCAATTTCGAAATTGTGTGCTCCAATAGTTAACTGCATTTCTCCTGTTGCAGGTGTATATGTTGCCGCCGTTACACTATGACTTGGTCCTATGTCATAAGCAAAATCTGTAATTGCTTGTCTAACATTATTATCTTTAACAATTGTACCACCACTAACATAAGTTGTTGCAATTGCACTTGTTCCAAAGAAAACTTCAAACGTGTTTGCAGTTAAATTAGTTGCTCTAACTGTAAATTGTTGAGCAGTTGAATGTGCTGTTGAAAAACTATTTACTGGATATGTTTTAGAACCCATATCACAACTTAATACAGCACCATCTACTGCAATTAAGTCACCTTTACTTTTACCATGTGCTTCCGCTGTAATAGTAGCACCACCCATAGTTGTAATTGTAGCAACCCCTGATCCTGTATCATAATCGAAGTTTCGAATATCTAGTCTATTATCTTGTTGTAATCCTGCTTGAGGAATAACTGTACCGCCCTTAACATAAGTTTGAGCAATTGCACTTGTTCCAAGGAAAATTTCAAATGTTGAAGCAGTTAAGTTTTGTGATCTGACTGCAAATGATTGATTAGCTGAATGTCCTTGCGTAAAGTCAGATACTGGATACGTTTTAGAACCCATAGGACAACCTAATACTAGACCTCGTATTTCAACTACATCATCTACAGATCTACCGTGAGCGGTTGCCGTTGTAAGAACTGTTTCACCACCTGGAAGTTGTGATGCAGTTCCACTCCAGTATCTGTGAACCATTTCAATAGTTTGAAAATTACTACCAGTATAGATATCTGATGTAAGTGCTTCAATATTAAATATTGTATCTCTTATACATTTTGCATGACGTGTACCGGTATGAACTCCTGGATAGTTTGCATCAAACCATTCTGTAGCCTCGTCTGCTATATATTGTTTATTTGCTTCAAGTAATGCTATAGCATAAGGATATACTTGTGCCGTTGTCGGTTGTGGTAAAATAAAATTATTAATTAAATCACGGACATAATTTTTAGCAAATCTTTCAGTGGTTCTGTCACCATCAACTTGTGGTGTTGCATTAATCCAATATTTACTAGCAGTATAACGTGTTTTTTCGTTACCGCCATATCTTAAATCATAAAGTATTCCGCCAGTTCCATCATCACCTTGTAAATTAAGACGTGTATCTCTTTCGCATAATTCTCCATCGTAAGTATAATGTGACCAAGAAGGTGTTACCTCTGGAAGTGCCCCTATTCCGTTTACAGTAACATCATTAAGAATCTTATGTAACTCTGTTACTCTATTAGTCGAATTAGATTCACCAACTGGATTACTAACGTTTTGTGTAGTAACTACCGGGTCTTGTGCAGTTGTCCAAGCTGTATTTGATAAAATATAACCGTTAATTATTTCTTTTAATTTATCATTAACTAAAGTAGCATACGTTTGTTCAGAGCCACTACCAAGGTTTGTATTAGTACCTTCCCAATATTTTTGTGCTATTCTTCTAGTTTCAAAGTTACCACCACTATATAAATCTGTTGTAATGGCATCAATATTAAATCCTGTGTCTCGAGCACATTTTTCATGACGTTCGTTACTTGCTATACAATCAGCAGTAGAAGTTACGTATGAGTGTGCTGATACATCACTTGATATACCGATATTTACAGTAATTGTTGTTGAAGAAAATTCTGTAACTGCAATTGGTTTATTATAAACAAAATCGTAACCACCAGGTGCGGCTGATCCGGTTGCTCTTGGATATGTATGATTTGTTGCATGACTATCTAAAGCACAAGTAAATGTTAAGCTATCTGTGGCAATTCTAATAGTATTACCAACTAAGAAACCGTGTGAGCCGATAGTTAATACCATTACTCCTGTTGCTGGTGTGTATATTGCATTTGTTACACTATAAGTTAGATCGTGAGCTCCTGGATAGGCTATATCAAACCAAGCCATTACTTCATCTTTTAAAAATTCTTTATTTGCTGTAATGGATGTGACAGCATCTGGATAGACAGGCTCCATCTTAACTTGTTCAGCAATCCAAGCCGTTACTTCGTCGCAGATAAATTCAACGTTATTCTTAATTAAATCATGCGCCATACCATAGCGATTTTCATTAACCGGAATACCTGGTTGAAATATATACTGTTCTACTTTTGTTTTTGCCATTTAAATTATACCCCTAACGCAATCGCTAATGCTGATGCCGTCATATCTACATATTTCTTATTAGTAACTTCTGTTGCTCCTGTAGGATTTTGTGACGCCGTTGCAGTTGTAAATGATGCAGTTGCTGGTGTTACATTTCCTATCACTGTATTATTTAACGTTCCAGACGTAGAAGTTATACCTAAAAAATTACCATTTTGAGCAGTTGATTCACCTATTATTATATTATTCATACTGCCAGTTCCTTCTGGCCTTATATCAACTGTTCCTGATCCTGTTGGAATCATTTTTATTGTAGAATTTACTCCACCTAGTGTAACATCACCAGTTGAAGTTAACTTTACAGCATTAACGTCCATGTTACTCAATGATCCGCCGCCAACTGGATTAATAACAACTGTTCCTAATCCTGTTGGTGATAATGTTATATTTGCACCTTCACCTTGTGCAGTTAAGTTACCTGTAGTAAGAATAGTACTAAAAGATCCAATCCCTGAAATGGTTGGATCTGTAACTACTATATTACCTAGTGGAACTTGATCAGCATCTGCATAGTATAAAGTTGACGGTGCGTTAGCTGGAACTGTAAATGTTAGTTTACCAACTCCTTGTCCTTGTGCATCGCCTTCTTCTGATTCAGTTGTACCACCGTCGTTTGTCCATTTAAGTCCTTCATTGTAAGCTAATTTTTGCCCCTCTGGATTAGCTGAATCATCCTGATAAACGTTAAAGGTAATGTCTCCGCCGCTTTCAGTTAGCAGTAAAGTAAATGTATATGCTTCACCTCTAACTAAAGCAATTCCTGGATTACTATCTAAGGTAGAAGTTGAACCTTCAATATAGTACCCATCAATAGTAAAAGCCGTGAAAGCTCCGTAACCTGTCTGGCGCATAATAAAATCGCCGCTAATTGTTGCTTCTTCTTGTGAAGTATATGATAGTGTACGAACAGTAACATTACCGAGCTCATCAACAGTAAATCCTGGGCTCTTATATCCGTGTTGTGCTTCAAAAGGCGATTTAATTACAGGCATTTATCTTCTCCATACGTATTTATCGACATTAAGTTGCTGTGGCCTCATTTAGTGTTTTGTAATAATTTGCACTGAAGATTAATTTTGCACCTTGGATCACAGTAGAGTCTGCTTGTTCTCTAGGATATGCTATTAAACTAAAAAACGAGTCAGTAACTGTAGCTTCTAATTGAAGTAAATCATCACCTAAATTACTTCTACCATAGATCACAACATTAGCTTTATTTGGACTAGCAGTAACTAGGGCCTTTATAACTTCTTTACGTGCCGTATCTACATCACACGTAACAGTATATTCTGCACCCATAAACTGACCTACATACCAACGGTCTATTTCTGTACCGGAATTAACCAAGGTATGTGAGGGACCTGCGTAACTGAGATTAGCTCCATTTTTAAACTCAATGGAGTTATTTCCACCTTTACGAAAGTATCGACTAATATCAAACATTATAATCCTCTTGTTTTATATATTTACCTAAAAACATAGGATCAGCTAGGACGGGGATTTAGTTCCTAAGTGTTATTAATTTGTTATATTCAGGCAAGTATAGGTACTCAATTTCGCTATTAGCAAGGGTTCTTACGGCATCATCAAGTGTTTCAACTAGTGGTTCTCCAGCTAAATTAAAACTAGTATTAAACACTATTGGAATTTCAGTTCTTTTGTGGAATGCTTTAATTAAATTATAATAGTTTTTATTCTGTTTTTCGTTAACAGTTTGAATACGACACGTACCATCTACGTGAATAATACTTGGAATTTTTTCAGCAATTCCTGGTTGACAATTTACAGCATACATCATTGTTGGTGAATTTTTCATGCCTCGTAAATCAAACCATTCTTGACCATATTCTTCTAAAATAGATCCAGCAAAAGGTCTAAAATATTCTCTACGTTTTACTTTATTAACATAGTCCTTACCATCTTCATAAGTAGGATCAAAAATAATACTTCTATTTCCTAATGCTCTAGGACCGTTTTCTGATTTACCTTGAAAAATAGTAACAATATTTTTAGTTGTTAATAAGTCTACAACTTTTTCATCATCACAAGCCTTAACTGAAGCCTTATATTTTGTTGCAAGTTTTTGGATTTCATCTTCAGAATAACAGTATGCTGGACCTTCAAATAATGTATCTACTTGTGGATGTACAGTATTATCTTTAGTTAATTGTCTATAAAAATAAAGTGCCGCACCCATTGCCGTTCCAGCATCATTTGAAACTGGTTCAACATAAACTTCGATGTCTTCATCTTTTAGTGCGCCTAAGTAATGATAGTTTGCAACACAATTTAATCCATAACCTCCACTAATAACTACTTTATTTCTTTTAGTTAATTCAACAGTTTTTCTTATAAGTTTTACAACTTCTTCTTGTGTTTCTGTTTGTACAGTATACGCTAAATCTCGACGATTATCATATTCAGTTACATCAACATTCCATCCTTCTTCTCCTGGAGAAAGATAATCAAAGGAGCGATAATTAACGTTCGCACCATTTGGGTATTGTGGTACAATAACTTGTCTATCTGCAATAGGGAATTTTGTATCGTGTCTAAATATTTTTGGACAATCAGGATTTTCTTTTCCGTAAGGAAATAGCCCCATAGTTTTGCCAGCTTCAATAAACTGAAAACCACAGTATTCTGTTACTGCCTCGTATGCTTTTACAATGCCTGCATTTTCTGTCATATGTAATATATGAGTATCATTTTCATGTTCATCATACATTTTACTACTACAATTTTCATGTATACTAGTAGTCATTGGACCTCTAACGCCAACGTGTTTATAAACAGTTCTAAAATTACTAGGATAGTCGCATTTAAAAATACTTTCAGTTTCAAAACATAATGTTCCTTCATCATTAAGTCGAAAAGTTTTATGAGCCCCATAGAAGTTAAACTCAAGAAATGTTCCTGCTCCATCAATAATAAGTGCCGCGGCACTATCAAACCCACTTCTATAAAATGCACAAGCGGCGTGTAACTTATGATGAAGATGGCTTAAATCTATTACTTGGGGATGTCCATCACCGTAGATATCATAGTCACTCCTACTTATTAAGCCTAACTTTCTTGCTAATCCTGTATAAACATCATCACCACTAAAGTCTATTTTTCCAGCTGTATGCTTTAAATTTTGTGTATGTGCTACAACTAAAAAGTCAATTTTATCAGTATACTCTAAAATTTTAACCATAGAAGCAAGAGGACCACCGTCGTATTTTCTACGAGTTAATCTTTCTTCTTCAATTGCAAAAACAACTTCGCCGTCTTTTAACAAACATACACCAGAGTTATGTCCTCTAGCTATTCCGGCAATCCATACGGGTTTTTTGTCCATCTTAAAATCCTATATATCCTTCGTGTGGTTTATTATGTATTATTTGTTCTTCAAAACTAATAAAATCATTAGTTTGTTCTTTAAGTCTTGTAATTTTTTCGTACATACTTTGTTGTTTAGTATTATTATATTTTGTATGGCCCAAACTAGGACGTACAACTTCATTCATATAATCATAATGATGCTTATTACTAGGATGAAAGTCTTCGTAAGGTTCTGGATCATTTGGCCCTCTAAAAGTATATAAATCTTCTTTTCTTTCCCAAGCAAATAATCCTAAAGGTGCAAGCCAGTTATTTTTATATTTTCCTTCAAATATTGTTTCACGATAACAATTAAATTCAGGCTTTTCTTCCCAAGCAGTTTTTTTGTTATTATTAACTGTTTCACCCGCAGTTACTGGCGTATCACTTCCTAGTTTTGCTATATCACTAATAGTAATCATACGCCATTTGCAACTAGTTGAATCTAATAATCCTTGGGTAAGTAATATTTCATTCATAGAATACATAAAATAACTATATTCATCCCAGAAATTATTAATCCATTTAGAATCATAATTTAATTCTAAGTTGCCACCTCCGAAAATATTACCTTGTGTTTTCCAACCTATTTTATTCGTAGGTCTAAAGTAACCATGAATAAATTTTTCTTTGCTATATTTTATTTCTTTAAAGGTATGAAAGTCATTACGAGTATGACTAGTCCATTGAACTAAAACAGTATCGTCTTTATTAAAATTATTTTTTGCGTGACATTCAGCTACACGTTCTGCTATAGCACGATTTCCAAATCCTGGGAATCCCCAATTTTCGTATTTGTCAAATTCATAACCTAAAAAATCTGCATAAGTAGGCCACGCATAATTAGTGAACGAACAGCCAAATGCGAATAACCTTTTCACTATTTTTCCTTTGTGTATTTAGAACCGACTTTCTTTTTTCCTTTAATACCGTTCATTACAGATTCTATAATAACATTTTCTATTTTATCATTCATTGCCATAATACCATCGTTGACTCTATCTGAATATTCATCTGTAGTAATACGAATAGGAGAATAAACTCTTTTTCCTGATCCCATATCTAAAATGTCAAAGTTTTTATCGTCTGGATAAGAAACATTTTTAGAAAAAGTCGATCCTATAACAACTGTACATTTTTTCTCTAATGCATGAACTATATGTTGTCCAGCACTATCACAACCTAAGAAATAATCAGCCGCCCATATTATACCAGCCCATGCTCTTAAGTCTGCACCTTGTGGACAAGCAATAGGATTTTTTACATTATGTTTACTAAAATCCATATGAAATTCTGCCATATGAATTATTCCAACTTTCTCTGACAGAGTTCTAACAAGACTTACGGCATTATCAGCTTCAAAACTTCGTCCACTAAAGTCTGATACCATGCCATCTTGGTTTTGAACTGCCCTACCATATGGTTGAAAGACTATAACTTTATCTTTTTTAGTTTTTTCTTTAACTTCATTAATAAGTTGTTGTCCAAACATTTGTTCTTGTCTATTAAGTTTAATTCTTGGACGTGGGAGTTCTCGTAAGCCTTTATTGTTAATGCCGATATCATATGCTTCAGCAATACTGCATTGTTGATTATAATACTCCCAAACACGATATGGTTCGGGTGTACATAATGTCATATTAATTAATTTTTCTTGGAATAAATTTTTGTGCCAAACATCGTATGCTCTAGCGTGAAGAGTTGAATGTCCTTTATAGAAGTCTGTACCACCTTCACAAACTATTACAAAATCATCATCAGGATTTTCTTCTGCAAATTTTTCTAAAGCTGGAATAGATGCTATTACACGACCGGCACCGCCGTTAATAAAAATAGCTGTATTTCGTTTTTCTGACATCCGTTATCCTTTATAATAGAGTATAATACACTTGGTAAGTGTACGTTCAAATATTTAAAGGATTTAGGTTTATTAGGATTGTTTTCTGGCTGTAATAGTTCCAGCTACCCTAATTTTGCCTGAAGGGCTTGAAGGTGCGGCTGGTAGTGCATCAGTGATGCCATCATCAAATGATGTGTCGTTGGTGCTTAAACCTAAGCGTTTTAGGTCTTTAGCAAAATAATTACCATCCTGTTCTGGTGGAATAAAGTGGTGTGTCAAAGGGTGATATCTGTGTTCCATAAAACGTCCATCACTAGGATCATCACGTTCTTCATCACTCATATAATGATGAATTCGTTTACCTTCCCATTGTGCTTCTCTATCATTAGGAGCATCTGGAAATCTACATTTCCAAGGTTCAATGCGTTTTACTTTAGATAAAGTAAATTTAAAGCCGGTTCCTGTAGCTTCTGTAGTATATGTTGGTGTATCGTGTGTTTGTGCTTCTTTAATATGTCTGCCCATAAATGCATTACGTGTTCTTACTTCAGTAATAGCACCATCACCATCTACTGCTTCAACAATAACTGTAAGGTCAAGTGTCATTTTTTCACCACTAATAGCTTCACCTAGTTTAATACCTGGTGTTGCTTCTGTTAGTGGAACTTCTGCAATAATACCTTCTGGAATTTCTGGATTATCACCTACCATTCTTATACCTGGTACTTCCAAAATAGCTGTTTTGGCATCTGTCTTTTTTGGAATATCTCCACGGTGTGTTAATGATTCATCATAGTGATCAAATCCTGGTCGCCATCCCCTAGGTTGGCAAAGGTCATCTGGTTCTCCAAGATCGCCTTCTTTAAATCCAAATACTGATGCTGGTACAACAAATTTATCGCCTTTAGCATAATCTGTTCCGCCTGCATCAATGCTTATATCAAATGAAGCCCCATATAGTTGTGGAATTTCCCTAAGAATTTTTCTATAGTCAATCCATGCCTCTTGTAAAGCCGCTGGCATATCATCGTGTACGTGCCCATCACTTCCACTTAATCTACTCCAGCGAGTTTTCTTTAATGAGTACCAACTAACGTGTGGCTTTTTTAAAGGTAAAGGATAAACCCAAGTTCCGCCTACTCCTGTTTTAGTATCATGCCCGGTTGGATTAAATTCTATCTTTGCTATTTCATAAGTATGATCTGGTGTTGGAAATTCTGGTTCTGCGTGTGTAAAGAATTCACCATTTTTTCTTTTTACTGGTAATGTTTCTTCAATATAAGGTCTGTTGTCTAAAAATAAATCATCAACATCAGTTTCTAGTAATTCACAAATTAAAGGATCTGTAACACAATCAATTAATACTTTGTAAGTATGTGCTGGTGGTACATAATCAGGTTCTATATCGTTTTTTCCGGGAGAGCCAGCTCTTACGTTTGTCATCTTGTCCATAAAAATCCATAATTTTTCTGGACCTTTATATGTATGACTTCCTTTTTTACCTTCACTAAAAGATTGTGAAAGATATGCATCTGGCATATCATATGAAAATTTAAGTTCTATTTGTTTATAAGCCATTGTTTATCCTAGTAGTACAAGACATAAACTGCCCCGCCTGCTCCTGGTGAACCACAGCAACATCCACCACCTTGTGCTTGAGATGATGCTCCTGCCCCACCTGGCCATGAGCCAAACATATCGCCGCCTCTTACGCAACAACCATTTCCGGCCATTCTTGGTCCTGATGAAGCCATTGGTGCAACTGGTATATATTGTAATCCTCTATCACCACAATGCTGTGAGCGTTGTGCTGATCCTTTAATTCCTGAAATTCCAAAGTCAACATTATTAGGTTGTTGCGAACAGTTATAACAGTTCATACAACAACTATAACATCCATAGTATCCATGACATTGAGAACAGTTTGTACATAGTCCTCCACAAGCAGTTGCACAAAAGCAACTTAATCCTGTCGGAGTTCCCATAACATAACTGTTACATCCGGGATAATTTGTTTCATTAGGTCTACAACAAGTTGAAGCTCCTGCACAAATTGTGAACATATCACCTGCTACTATTGGAGTACTTTTAACACCATAACTTCCTGAGTCTGCCGAATAACCTTCCATACAGCAACACGCACCAGAGCCTGACGAACCTCCGCCCCACATTTCAAAAACTACGTAACTTGATCCTGCCGGCGCCGCCCAATAACAACATTTTCCGCCGTTGCCTGGACAACAATATCTTGATGTAGGAGGTGTTCCGTGTGCTTGGCGTGGCCACGATTCATTATGATCCCAGTTCCATTCATAGGATACTGTAAATGCTTGTGGCGGTGTTGTCGAAACAGCATAGCCTGGTAAAAATTGTTTTAATTCTGACATAGTTTATCCCTTATAGATCGGATGTATAGTATACAACAACCAATCCTCCTGCTCCTGGTCCACCACAGTAACAAGTACCATCGTGTGTATTTCCTGTTGCGCCACCGCCGCCTGGGAAAGTAGCTGGACCGCCTTGTTCTCTACCATATGTTTTATAACACTGGTCTCTGCTCATTCTTGCACCTGTTTGTGCCATCGGTGCAGATTGTATTAATTGAAAGGACGAACTTGCACACATTGATGTACCTGCTCCGCCGCCATTGTGTCCACAAACTGAAAAGTCTGATCCGTTTACACATCCGCAAACGTAAGTTGGGCATCCACAATATGTTCCTGAAGCCGCTCCAAAGTGACAGTCTGAACGACCGTAAGCACCGCCTGATGCACATAAACAAAAGTATGTTCCATCACAACAACCAGTTGCCGAACAAGCGTAACTTCCACAACCTGGACATCCTGTATTAGTTGGTCGGCAACATCCTGCTGAGCCTGAACATAATGTAAAGGTTGCACCTGCTGTGGTTTCAAGCATTTTACGTCCGTAACTTCCTGCACCTCCGGCAAAGCCTTGCATACAGCAACATACTCCGCCGCCGTCTCCGCCTGCTCCCCAAACTTCAAATGCCGCCCAAGGTGTATCTGCTGGAACTGTCCATAGACAACAACATCCTGGATTACTATCTCTAGTAGTATCGAAGCTAGAGTGAAAAACGTAAATTGATTTGAACGCTTTTGCTCCGATGTCGGTTCCTAATTCAAGTAAAGTTCTTAATGCGGACATTAATTATATTCTCCTTAACCTATTCCTTCGCCATCAGGGTGTGGTGGTTCAGCATATCCACCTTTTGTTGGTTCTGGTGGAAATTTAACCATGTGTGCTGGATATTCGTCAGCTTCGCCTCTTTTAAACGTTACTGGAATCTCTCTAAGTTTTTGACGCCATTCAACCCACGGATCTTTAACACTTGCTGGTTGATCGAATGATACTTTAGCATCACTCATATCTAATAAACCGTCTCTAAGTTCGGTCATTGTAGCCCAAGTCATCCACGGTTGCTTCCATGTTAATTCCCAGTCACCGTTTTTATGTACAGCATCAGTACTATCTGAAACATCTGCTGTGTCGGCTTTATATTTAATTAATTCTCTTTCGTAAGCGTGATCTGGATATGGAGGCCACGGGTGAACGTATTTTCCATAACCTTCTGGTAATGCTCGTTCAATACCTTCTTGTGTAAGTGTAACTGTGTGTGGTAGGAATATTGCACATATCAAAGTGTCTTCTCCGGCACAATCTAGTTCAACTTTCGTTTCACCGTCTGGTGCTGGCATTCCATTATCTTCCCAGTTTTCATCGATCGGCATAGCATCGCTTTTATTCTCGCCTGTTGCTTCTGCTACAAAGACCCACAACTTTTCTGGACCTGTATAAGAAGCAGTCGCGGTATCACCGTTAGTATTTGTTTGCTCCAAATAACCATCGGCTATATCGTATGTAAAATCTTTTGTAATTTGCTTCATAAGTCTTTTCCTTTTTAATATTTATCCTTCTTTATTAGGTCCATAATTTAACTATAGCTAATTTTGACCATTCCTCCTGAGGACCATTGTCCCCAGCAACATGGATTTCCACAAACAGTTGCATTAAAACTTCCGCCTGATGGATAGTCATCTGAACAACCCCAACCACATCCTGAACAAACCATTGGACCGTGGCAAAGATCTCGTCCTTTTCTACTCATACTTGACTTAACTCCACCACCAACTTGGTCCCACATTTGATTGTGACAATATTGCGTGTTCATTGTATGATCACGTCCTATACCCAATTTAAAAGTACCTGCAGTTCCTGTTTCTATACAATTCCATCCATAACAGCAATTGTAGGCATGGTGAGCGTGACACATAGTTGTTCCACCGCAACCACCATTCGCACAAGTAGCCGGAATGCTTGAGCCTGTAACATAACTTTTGTAACCTGTATATCCTAAACAATGAGCTTGACAACAACTTCCGTTACCTGCCGCACAAATTGTATATGTATTACCTTCTAGTGTTGAAGATGTAACGTGTGTAATTGCATACGCACCTGTTCCAGCTCCATCTTGACCCCATTGGCAACAACACGCTCCACTGCCAGCACCGCCGCCGCCCCATACTTCAAACGTAGCGTTTTTAATACCAACCGGAACAGTCCAGTAGCAACAACAACCACCGTTGCTCATACCTCTATTGTTATTGTAGACATAGAAGATTTTAGTGGGTGTTCCACCACCTCCTATAATATCTGACATTAACGATCTCAAGTCTGACATCTAAAGCGTCCTCTTCTTTATATTATGTACCAGACATTACCCAACCATAAGTACTACCTGTGTATATAAAGGTAATAGCTACGTTGTTAATGTTCATGGTCAAATCTTCATTCAGGTTTTGGATCTTCGCCCCATTTCTCGCTACGGTTAAATTGTTTGTTGCAAAATTACCTGTAGGATCAATGACTTGCACAACGTCGTTTATCAACAACGAAGTACTAACTGGAAGCGTTAAAGTCCACGCTCCGCCTGATGTATTGGCTAAGACTCTTTCATTAACTTTGGCCGTGTACGTAGTAGATTTCTCCACAAGTACCGCACTCGACGTTCCTGTTGTTGATATGTATCTTCCCATTGTGTTTATCCTTTAACTGTTTATATTTATCTTATGCAGTCGAAGTTTCAATTCCGAAACAAACTGCACTTACACTTACGGCACTCGCATATACTACAAGTATTTGCCCTGCCGCCAATGCAATACCTGTTCTTTCTAGCACTCCTTTTGACAGAAGCTCAACATCATACTCTATCCATTCAGCATCAGTTGGTGTAGCTGTACTACAAACTGCAACTCTAACGGCTAAAGCAGAATATCCTCTGTTTACCATATTTAAACTAACAATTGAAAAAGTGTTAGCCGGAACGGTATAAAGAGACGTATTTGCGCCTGCCGCCAAATCTGCTATTCCTAATCGTCCTGTGGCCATTTATTCTCTCCTTTAACTCAGTAAAAACTGTTGCATCGCTACAGGGGCTCCACTTACTCCAGCTGAGAAATGCATTGTTGCAGTTGTATTTATTCTAGCACCCGTCGTTGTAGTGATTGTGTTGCCTTGAATATTAATAATACCTGCTGTTACACTATTTACGTTCAATTCCGATGCACCGCCACCAATTTGGGACGTAATAAATGTCTTAATTGCACGTTGCGTAGGAACAATTTGATCACTATTTGCTGTAAATGTGCCATCTGTACTAAACTCATTAATAGTAGCACCAGCAGTACCAAGTTCAACACTACCTAATTGTAATTCTTGTAATCCTGAAATACTAAATGCATCTGCATTTAGGGTTGCTATACCTGTAGCTTGTTCAACCGTAAATAAATCACCAACTCTAAAGTTACCAGATTGATCCGTTGATGTTAGGAATACACGCCCGCCACCACTATCAACAGCTTCGTCAAGTTGATCTGTTAATACAGCAGGTTGTCCTGGATAGTTTGTGCTAACAAAGTTACCAGTACCAACGTGTAAGAAGTCGTGTCCTGTTAGTCGAACTTGACTGTATCTAATTCTAATTGTTACCTTTTCACCATGTAGTGGTGCTTGTGGAATAGTTAAATCTGGACTCAATTGTAATAGTGCAGAATAAGGGTTACTTCCTGTTAAGTTTGTAACCGAAACTAGTTTAAACCACGTATTTGGTACAGTAGCAAATTCAATGTTTGCTCCTGATTGAGGAATTGCTAACATTGATTCAACTTGTAAATATTTTCCGTTTTGTTTTTCATCTCTATAACCAGCACCGTGAACAATTGTACCATCTGAAATATATGTAGTGAAGTTATCTCCGACTGCTGGATGTAATAAGTTTTCGTCAATATATAATCTTAAAGTATCAACGTCAACAACATTAACATAGAAAGTATTGTTATTTAATTGATGTGTTCCTACAATACCATCAACTTTAACTTTTGTTTGACTTAAAATATTATGTCCTGTAACAGTAATATCTACATAACCTTCGCCGCCACTTTCTGGTATTACTGCTAGTCCGTGTGCAACAACGTGTGTAATAATAGAAATTAATTCAGCACATCTAGTTTGAGCTCCTGCTTCACCGTTGTTACCATATGTAATTTGTGTTGTTACAGTTTGTAACGAAGCATATAAAGTATTATCTAAGATATAATCTAAAATAATAATTCTCATTTGTTCATATGCCGCAATTATTTGAGTTGTTTCACCACCAACAAAGGTAGATCCAATCCAATATCTTCGAGCGGCTGTAACTGTATCTCTGTTACTTCCGTATTTTAAATCGTGAACGAATGCATCAATTAAGAATCCAATATCTCTTTCACATTTAACTTTATCATGTACAAAGTTAAGCCATAGACTTGGATTAGTACCGCCTGCAATTTGATTATCAATCCAAGCAGTAACTTCGTCTTTAATATATTCTTTATTTCCTTCAAGTAATGATACTGCAAATGGGTTAGCTGTATATGTTACACCTGTAATATTTTTAGTTACTCCTACGTCAAGTACAGTAGCACTTACACTTGTCCATCCTGTCCCTGGATCAGTAAATGTAGGTTGTGTTAATGCACCATCACCAAGATAAACTTCGTATAATGCTTCTGCTGTATTGTTAGGATCAGTAAATGTTACTGTAGGTTTAGTAATATAACTTGCACCTGGATCATAAAGTCTAACTTCAATTATTTTTCCATCTACAACTTTTGCTCTACCTTTTGCAGTACCTGTAGCTGTTGATCCGTCACCGCTAGGAGCAGTAATTGTTACTCTTGGTTCAATACTATATGTTGTTGTATTATCTAATAATGTTTCAATCGTTGCACCAGTCATATGATTCCAACCAGCAGTATCGTCGTTTGGTTTTAGAACTGTAGCAACTTTTGTAGCCGCGTCATATGTATCAATGTATGCAATTTGTCCTGCACCTTTACCACTTGTAAGTACAATCGCCATTCCTAAGTATGCTGAACTTATAGCAGTATCTGTATTTGATAATGTAATTTGTGTATCAGTTCCAGCTTGAATTGTATTAGTAGCTGTAATATAATCTGCACCACCAAATGTACTTGAAGTACCAAGTAGTCTAACTTGTGAAACACCGCCAGTAACAGTTACCGCAGTTGCTCCTGTTATACCGTAACCATCTCCTGTAAATGTATAACTTGTATTTGCTGAAACATAATCTCGTCCACAATTAGTGTATTCAATTGCAATAATACTATTGTTGTTAACGATAACATTACCAATAACTGCTTGATATGATCTATTGTCAACGTATGCTATAATTGCCTCTTCTGTTAAGTCAATACCTTCTGCTACTGAACCAAAGTCTCCATAGGAGTTGTTTCCGTTTGTAGCACGAATTTTTCCACCGTTTTCTGCAAAGTATCCAATGTGTCCATAGTATGTAAAGACCGAAACAAGTTCTACTCTACCTAAATTAGTACACCATATAGAAATACCTTCGTCAACAATTTGCGTAAAGTCATTACAAACAAAAGAGTCAAGTCCGCCTGCGTGTAAGTCACCATCAATCTTACAACCAACACATTTTTCACCTATTGTAGTAACGTTTTGAATGTAAGGAGATTTTAAGTGAATGAACGCTTCGTTATCATTTGGTCCCCAACTTGGATCTAAGGATAAAAATGCTCCTGAATTTGGACGTTTTGTTCCGTACTCATTTACAAGTCCTTTTGGTTCATACCTAAAAGCACTTATAGGTTTAGAATCTGTTGCTGTGTATGTAATTTTTTGTACAATACCACCACTAACATAAGTGTGAACAAATGTACTCTTATCCATAGCATAAACAAATCTATTAGGACCAAGAACATCGTAAACTACAAAGATTGCTGAACTTGAATGAGCATCAGGATAAACCTTTTCTCCTTGTGTACAAGAAACTTTTACACTTTGAATTCTTACATAATCATTTACAGCTAATCCGTGAGCCGTAGAGTCAACAGTTGTGTATCCAGTTGTGTTGTTATAATCAAATGCTGTAATGTTTGTTGAATTACCTACATTAGTAACTGTAACTGTTTTAACTGTACCACCACTAACATAAGTGTGGTCGATATTACTATCTGGTAAGAAGAAGTTAAATTCTGTATCACTAACTTTTCTAGTAATCGGAAACGTTCCTGAGAACGGCATTTGTGGATAAATTTTACTTCCATATGAACAAGTTGTTTCTATACCTCGTAACTTAACAAGATTAGTTGCAACCAATCCATGTCCTGAGTGTGTGTCAAATACAAAACTAGTTATATTAACAGTATTAGTTAAATTCGGTGTAACTTTTTGTGCTGACCCACCACTAACGTAAGTAAGTGCGACATCACTTCTATCCATACCAAAAATAAATGTGTTACCATCAGGTACATCATAAACATAAAATACACCTGAAGATACATTTGCATCTGGATATACTTTATTTCCAGTTGAACAAGAAAGTGTAACGCTTGATATTTTAACTCTATCACCTACAGCTAGTCCATGTGTTGCTGAAGTAACAGTAGCAAGTCCTGTGTCGTTAACATAAACTAAATTTGTAATTCCTGTTGAACTACCAACATTAGATATCGTTACTGATTTTACTGTTCCACCACTAACGTAAGTATGTGCAATAGCACTAGGTGGTAGGAAAAAGTCTAATGTATCATCATCAGGTACGCTTGTTACTGGATAAATTCCTGCATGAGGTATTGCTGGGTATACTTTAGTTCCGTGAGCACACGTCATAACAACGCCGCGTATTTGTACATTATCACTTGCTGATAAACTGTGAGTTCCTGTAGTAACTGTAGCAATACCAGTTCCTATGTCATAAGCAAAACCTGTAATTGTTAATCTAACATTACCAGTTTTAACAACTGTACCACCACTAACATAAGTTGTTGCAGTTGTACTTGTTCCAATATCAATTTCAAATTCCGTTGCAGTTAAGCCTGAAGCTAAAACTGTAAATTGTTGAGCAGTTGAATGTGCTGTTGAAAAAGTATTTACTGGATACGTTTTATTACCTTGAGCACAACTCATTAGTACACTATCTATCTCAATTAAATCACCATAACTTTTACCATGGTTTATAGCTTGAACAGTAGCACCGCCCATTGTTGTAATTGTAGCAATACCAGTTCCTGTGTCATAATCGAAGTTTCGAATATCAAGTCTATTACCTTCTTGTGTTCCTGTTTGAGGAATAGCTACGCCACCCTTAACATAAGTTTGAGCAATTGTACTTGTTCCAAGATCTACATCAAATGTTGTTGCTGTTGCATTAGATGCCAACATCTTAAATGTTGTTTCTTCACTTGATATACAATCAGCAGTAGCACTTATAAATGTATGTGCCATTGAATTTGTTACACAATCAGCAGTAGCACTTACAAATGTATGTGCCGATAGATCACTTGATACACCTACGTTCATTGTAATTGTTGTTGCTGTTACTCCAGTAATTGCAATTGGTGTATTGTGTACATAGTCACCTCCGCCTGTGATCGCACCAGCGGTTGCACTTACAAATGTATGTGCCGTTGAATTTGCTACACAATCAGCAGTAGCACTTACAAATGTATGTGCCGTTGAATTCGTTACACAATCAGCAGTAGCACTTACAAATGTATGTGCTGACGTATCACTTGATACACCTACGTTCATTGTAATTGTTGTTGCTGTTACTCCAGTAATTTCTACTGGTGTAGCGTAGGCATAGTCAGCACCACCTGGTGCGGCACTTCCTGATGCTCTTGGATATGTATGATTTGTTGCATGACTATCTAAAGCACAAGTAAATGTTAAGCTATCTGTAGCAAGATCAACATAATTACCAGCCACTAAAGTATGTGACCCAATAGTTAGTTCCATTACTCCCGTTGCTGGTGTATATGTTGCCGCTGATGGAGTATAAGAGGTAATGTTTCCTGTACCGACATTCATTGTAATTGTTGTTGCTGTTACTCCAGTAATTGCAATTGGTGTATTGTGTACATAGTCTGCTCCGCCTGGATTTGTTATACAATCAGCAGTAGCACTTACAAATGTATGTACTGACGTATCACTTGATATACCAACATTCATTGTAATTGTTGTTGCTGTTACTCCAGTAATTTCTACTGGTGTATCGTAGGCATAGTCAGCTCCGCCTGGAGCAGATGAACCTGTTGCTCTTGGATATGTATGATTTGTTGCATGACTATCTAAAGCACAAGTAAATGTTAAGCTATCTGTAGCAATCTTAATAAATTTGCCAGTTTCATATTGATGTGATCCAATAGTTAGTTCCATTACTCCTGTTGCAGGTGTATATGTTGCGGCTGATACACTATAAGAAGCCGCTGATCCACTTGCTCTTGGATATGTATGATTTGTTGCATTATTATCGAATGTACAAGTAAATGTTAAGCTATCTGTAGCAAGATCAACATAATTACCAGTTACTAAAGTATGTGAGCCAATAGTTAGTTCCATTACTCCCGTTGTTGGTGTATATGTTGCCGCTGATACACTATGAGTGTCAGCACTTCCTGTACCAACATTCATTGTAATCGTTGTTGCTCCTACTGCCGTAATTGGCACTGATATATTGTAAGCTGGGTCGGCGCCACCTGCATAGGATGATCCACTTGCTCTTGGATATGTATGATTTGTTGCATTATTATCGAATGTACAAGTAAACGTTAAACTATCTGTAGCAATATTAACATAATGACCAACTTTATAACCATGTGATCCAATAGTTAATGTCATTAAACCAGTTGCCGCATCATATGTTGCCGCTGTTGGAGTATCAACTACAGATCCTGGATTTGTTATACAATCAGCAGTAGCACTTACAAATGTATGTGCTGACGTATTACTTGATATACCAACATTTATTGTAATTGTTGTTGCTGTTTTACTTGTAATTTCTACTGGTGTATTATAAGCATAATCATATCCACCTGGAGCAGATGATCCACTTGCTCTTGGATATGTATGATTTGTTGCATGACTATCTAAAGCACAAGTAAACGTTAAACTATCCATAGCAATATTAACAAATTTGCCAGTTTCATATTGATGTGAGCCAATAGTTAGTTCCATTACTCCCGTTGCTGGTGTATATGTTGCCGCTGATACACTATAAGAAGCAGATGAACCTGTTGCTCTTGGATATGTATGATTTGTTGCATGACTATCTAAAGCACAAGTAAAAGTTAAGCTATCTGTAACAAGATCAACATAATTACCAGTTACTAAAGTATGTGACCCAATAGTTAGTTCCATTACTCCTGTTGCAGGTGTATATGTTGCGGCTGATACACTATGAGAATCAGCACTTCCTGTACCAACATCTACAGTAATTGTTGTTCCGCCGACAGTTGTAATTTCAACTGGTGTATTGTAAGCAGGATCGGCGCCACCTGGATGGGATGATCCTGTTGCTCTTGGATATGTATGATTTGTTGCATTATTATCGAATGTACAACTAAAAGTTAAACTATCTGTAGCAATACTAACATATTGATTAGCTCTATAACCGTGCTGACCAATAGTTAATTCCATTAGTCCCGTCGACGGTGAATATGTTGCCGCTGTTGGAGTATGAAGTGAATTAACTAGCGGATATATTTTATTTGCTAATGAACAATTAACATTAATATCTCTAAGTTCAATTATATCACCTTCTTCTTTACCGTGTTGAATTGCCGTTGTAGCACTTGCTCTATAAAATGTACCTTTTAGTCCTTGAACTGTTTGATTTCTTACGCCAGTTGCATTTTGGCAATAATACATATCTTCGTGCTTCGAACCTTTAACAGCATTTGAAGACCATCGTCCGTATAAAATTGATTTATAATTTCCATAATTTTCTAAGTCATGTATAACTGCATCTAGATATGCTTTCATATCACTTTTGCATTTTGCATCTTTAGTAAAATCATATTTGCTAGTATAAGTTGTTTGTAAGTATGCTACAACTTCTTCAGCAATAAAATCTAAATTCTCAAAAATTCTTAATCTTGCATCAACATAACCTTGTGTTGAATCTCTTCCAGTTTTACCTGTTGTTTCTGGCGCTGTACCTACACCAAATACTTCATTATTAATTTTATCATGAATGTCTTGGAATAATTCTTGTGCTCGTGTACCTGCCGTTGCAGTACCTGCCGGTAATGCTACATCTTGTGTAAGTGTATTACCTGCGGCAATTGTTGCAACATCCATTGTAAAGTTTGCCGCGGCGCCACCACCTAAGTTAGCATCATCAATTGTAATTGTATTATTAATTACGTGTCCGTGCCCAGCTGTAATAACTGTAATACTTGTAACTGCACCTGAACCATCAACAACAATATCAAATGTTCCTACAGTACCTGTTCCAGAACTTGTACCTGTTACACCTGTATATGTTCCTGCTGTTCTTAAAGCATCTGCGCCACTAAATGAATCCATTGTTAAGTGGGCACCTGCCGGAGTTTTTGTAATTGCACCGTTAACACAAATGTTATCAATAATAGATTTAATATGTAACAATCCATTAAGTGTTAATGTTGTATGCTCAAGAGTAGTTACAGAATCTTCTGAACCTAATGCATTAATTTCCGTTGAACGTAATTCGTCACCAATAACTGCTGTTCCTTCTGGAACAATCATTGGTAATGTTTCTTTGTATATTCCTGTTTTTACAAATAATGTATTGTATGCAAATGCTTCTGGTGGTATAGTAGAAATACTACCCGCCGAGATTGCATCAGTAATTATTGCCGCTAATTCTTGAATACGTGCATAAACACCTGCTTCAACATTCTTTGTTGCATCAATTTTTTGTATAACTTGTGATCCACCTGCAATACCATTTGTTGTTTGATAATTTGTTGCTGGTGCTAAATTTCTAAGTGTAGTATCAATAACTGATACCATGTAATTAATTACATCAACGTTTTGTAATGCTTGTCCTTCAATATAACTTGCTCCAGCAAGTGAAAAGAATGATAAAGCATTTGCTACACTACGTCGATTGTCACCATGACCAATGTCGTAAAGAAAACCATCAATAATAATTCCCATATCACGACTACATTTTGCCGCGTCATGTGTATAACCTGTACTGAAAGGTGCTGAGTTATTTGCTATTTTCCAAGCAACATATTGTATACCAGCTTCTTCCATTAAGAATGCTTTATTACGTTTTAATAAATTTGCACCGTCTGGATTTCTAGGCCCTTTTCTAATTTCATTTAATGCATATCTAACTGATCTCCAAGGTTTATCAAGTGTAATTCCGTCTACTGGTGCAACACCATCTGTTCCATTTGGAGACACATAGTAAACACCATCAACTGATCCAAAGTATGCCCATTCAGGAGCATCGCCAGCCGCATTAACTTTTAATACTTGTCCAGGAGTACCAATTGGTAGTCTAACAGGACCTGACCCACCGTAGTAAACTAAATCACCAACAGTAGTTAAGTTTCCTGATTCAACACCACCACTTAATAATTGCCAGTAAGTTCCTGCTACGTCTTGGTCTGGTCTATTTTGTACACTAATTTCATCTGATGTGTGTGCTAGTATACAAATATAAGAGTTAACATTTCCTATACCTCGTACAGCATCGCCGGCATCATAAAGTGTTGCATCTGCCCAGGCATCTTTCCATTCAATACCTTGGTTTAATCTTTCCCAATAAGTTAAGTTAGGTGGTCTATTACCTGTTGTATTTGCTTTAGCAAGATATGTGTAACCACCAAGTCTAATAACATCACCTACTTTATAAGCAGTACCGTTATTGTAATCACCTTGTAAGTTAAATCCAGTTGTAAATAAATCCCAGTCGCCTGCGTTACCAAACGGAAGAATGTTAGTATTATTTGTTTTTGAAATGTAAGAGTAACCACCGTAAGTTACAAAGTCACCTGGTTGGTAACTTGTTGCACCTGACCAACTGTCTTCAAATTCTAAACCTGCAACAAATTCATACCATTGTGTAGTATTTTCAATTGATGCAACGTTAAATGTAAGTGTTGCACCCGATCCACCAATTTGTGTATTAGGAATTGAAATTACGTCTGTTGCTACGTGGCCAGTACCTCCGTGAACGACTGTAACTGATGTTGCCGCGCCTGCGCCATCAATAACAATATTAAATCTTGTGTTTGCTACATCACCTGAACCACTTGTTGTACCTTTTACGTCATTATAAGTTCCAGCAGTACGTGTTGCATCAGGACCACTAATAGTACCAATAGTTGCTACGCTACCTGATACTGTTACATCTGCGGCTAACGTTGTTGTTGATGTGTGGTAATTATTACAAATCCATAGTCCGCCGCCTGACTTAACAACATCATTAACTTTATATCTTGTTGTTCCTGCGTGAACTGATTTATATTCTATACCTTTATGTAAGTAGTCCCATTTAGTTTGGTCTGCTTCTAAACCTTCTACTGTTGATCCGGAAATGTGTCCTTCATTACAAATATAAAGTTGTCCACCGTATTTTACTTCGTCGTGTTTTTTATATCTTGTTGCTTGAACCCAATCAGTTTTCCAATCTTGACCTTGTGCAAAAATATCCCATTTGTCACTGTCTGCTTCTAATCCATCTTCATCAGATTGAAATGTTCCTGAAGATGTATGTGGGACTGTACATAGGTAAAGTGTTCCGCCATATTTTACAATGTCATTAACTTTATAATGTGTACTAGTTTCCCAAATATCTTTCCAGTCAAACCCTTCAGAAAATAGATCCCATTTTGCTTGGTCTGTTTCTAATTTACCACCCGGAGTTTCTGATGTATGTCCTGTGTTACAAATATATAGATATCCGCCGTATTTTACAATGTCATTAACTTTGTAAACAGCGCCTGAATTCCAGTCGCTTTGCCATTCTGAACCGTCGGAAAATTTCTGCCATTTAGTGTCTTCGTCTGTTACAAATAATACCGCTGATGTATGCCCTGAAATACAGATATATGTTCGTCCGCCGTAGCGAATTATATCATCACGGAAATATTCGGTACTTGTAACCCAAGCACCTTTCCATATAAATCTTATTCTACCTAGTTTAAATTCAGCCATTTTTTCTTCCTAAATGCACGTTGTTAGTATTTATCATATCATTCAATTCCTTTAACCTGACGACAATTCATCATAATGTCCATCTGGATCCTCATAAACTTCTTGGAAGTTACTTGAAAAGATCCCGTTATTAAAATATGCCATCGCTAGTGGATATCCACTTACACCATCCATGTGCATGATTACGTCAACAATAATACTTGACCCCCCAACGTGTGTAAGCTCGTTTAAATTATGAACTTTAATTACACCTGCTAAAATGGCGTTAGCGGCTACATTTGAACCACCTCCACTAATTCTGCTTGTTATGTAACTAGCTATAGCTTTTTGTGTTGGAACAATATTATTTGAGTTTGCAACAAATGTATTTTCTTTAGAAAATTCTCTAACAACTGCTTGTGTTCCACCAATAATAATAGCCCCTAATCGTAGTTCCTGTAATCCTTGTAAATCAAATTGTGAAGCATTAATTGTTACAACACCAGTACTTTGTTGAACTTTAAATAGTTCACCAACTCTAAAGTTACCATCTTGATCTGTTGAAGCATAAAATACCCTACCACCAGCAAATTCCAAAGTTTCATTTTGCTGTTCTGGTGGATAAACTGACGAATATCCTTCTTTATATATGTCAGGATAATTTGAAGTAGTAGTTGTGCCAGTACCAACATCTAAGAAATCGTGTCCAGTTAATCTAACTTGGCTATAATTTTGTCTAATAATTATATCTTCTTCATGTACTGGCGATTCTTGACCCCCCATAGTAGGTGCAAGAGAAATTTTTGCAATAATATTAGGTGCTTCTCCACTTAATACTTCAGCACTTCCAATTTTATAAATTACATCAGCAATAGTACTTAATGTTAAGTTATCTCCAGGTCCTGGTATTCCTGTTAAATCTTTAACAATAAAATGTAAACCAGTTTGGAATTGATCAGCAAACCCGTCACCAGTAATTGCTACTTGATTAAATTTAGTATAACTAGCACCTCTATCTCTAAATATAGGTTGACCTAATACACCGTTATTAATTCTTACGGCAATATCTGCATCTTGTGTTTTTTGTGTATCTATAATTTGTACAGCAGGAGGATTACTTGCATCATAACCGCTTCCAGGTTCAGTCATTAATAATTTTGAAATTCTACCTCCGGATACAACTGCTCTAACTTGTGGTGTTGCTCCATATTTTAAATGAACATAAGTTGTTTGTTCAGCAGTATCTAATATTGGCCATCCTGGTCCTTCGTCTGTGGTAAATCCTTTAAAGTTAGATTTAAAAGCTATTCCAGGTGTAAGATCAGCTTGTGCAATCCATACATGACCACCATTACTTGTTCTTACTTTACCTATACTACTTACTGCTATAAATAATCCTTCTTGGCAGTCAAGATACCATTCATTCACATCAAGAATATTTGTTTTATCTGATTCAGTCCATACACTATTTGTAGTTGAATAATCTGTAAAGCTAAAGAAGAACGTTGATGATAACCCATACGTTGCAGTAGTACTAGATGTTCCATCACTAATCATTGTAGTTGAAGGATCTAAATCAGTAACTGTAAATGATCCATTAGGTTTACAAGCGGCTACAAATCTATTATTACCCCAAGTAAATCCTGTTACGTCATAAGTTGTTGGACAAACATTAACTGCGGCCGTCCAACTTACTCCATTATTAATACTTTCATAAGCTGTACCATCTGGTTTAACAACCATCCATTTACCGTTACCGTAAGCAATCCATTTAAAACCTGTACCACCTCCAGTAATAGCGACAGCCTGCCATGTTGTTCCGTCAGTACTACTAATTTGAACAAAATTTGAATCATCTGCAAGTGCAATTACTGTATTAGATGTAGTATTATGTGGTCCTTCACAAATATCAACATAGTTTGCTGTTGGTATTGAAAAAGGTGAACTACCCCATGCTGTGCCTGCCGTTGACAAGTTAACGTATGCTCCGTTACCAACAGCAATATAATATTTTCCTTTACCTTTACATTTTATGACTGCTTGTGGAGTAACCCAATTAGCATCAGTTGGTGCCGATTCCCAAGTAGCTCCTTGTAAGTTTGAAAATACTGCTTTTTCAGTTGCGTTCGTAAATGCAATTAGTGTATTGCCGTGACCTGAAGCCGCTTGGAATATTCCTCCTACTCCAGTATTAACTATATCAGTTGTATATGTTGGATCAGCAACTGTAACTTGAGGTTCAATTCTATAAGTTGTAGTTCCATCTAGTACAAGTGCAATAGTCCATCCTGAAACAACATGATCCCAGCCACGCTTTCCGTCGCTTTCTCTTAGTACGTTAATAAGTTTTGTTGCTGGAAAATATTCATCAACAATACCAAATTGTCCTCGCCCTTTACCTTCTTCTAAATAAATTCTCATTCCGCCGGTTATAGATGCAACCTCAAATGTTACGTTATTCACGCCACCTTGATTACCAAGGTTAACATTAGAAATAGTAATTGTATCACCAACTCTATGACTATGACTTCCATCTAAAGGAATAATTTGTGTTACTGCTCCAGTTCCGTCAACAGTAATTGAAAATGCTTGTTGTGGAATATATCCTCTACCGTTTGTTGTTGCTGGCACATTAGGATATATACCTGCTGGACGACCAGCCTCTGCCGCACTAACATTAGTAAATGTTTGAAAAGCTCTACCGACATAATGTGATGCATTATTAATATCTGATTGAGCAATAGTAATTGAAATAGTATCACCAGTTTGTGCAGAGTTTCTTACACCACTTAAATGTCCTAAACCTCCAGCCGCAGTCGAATCACTTGGACTTAATAATCTAATTTCACTAATTCCACCATTACGTTTGTCTGTATATGTATTATCAACAGCAACACCTAATCCTGATCCAGTTATACTAAAGTTTGCATTAACGTAATCTTGTCCTGCATGACTATATCCTATAGCAAAAATGTTATCTGCATTATTGTAAACTTCAGGGGCCGATGCTTGGTAATATTGATTATGTGTTTTTGCAGTTAACGGTGTTTCACTTGCAAGTACTCCAATTGCACATGATCCATATTTTCCGTATGAATTATTTCCATTAGTTCCTCTAATTTTTCCACCGTCGGTACATAGATATCCTATGTGACAATAGTATGAAAATACAGAAACAAGTTCTGCTCTAGCATCTGCAGAAAGCCATACACTAATACCATCATCAAGAAAGTTTGTCATATCATTAGCAAGAACTGTTTTAAGTCCCTCATTATGTAATGATCCGTCAAGTCTTAATCCAACACATCCACCACCAAATGAACTTATATTTTTTACATAAGGTGATCTTTCTTTAATCCATACAGTTTCATCAGTTGGTCCTGAACCAGGATCAAAGGCTATATAAGCGCCACCAGTTGGTCTTTGAGTTCCATAAACATCTTTGTCAGTTAATGTCCCTTGTTTACCTTGCATTGTCATACCTCTAATACCAGTAGTATCTCTAAGTCTAAACATATCTACTGATTCATAACCAGCCGCAGGTTTAACTATTACAGAACGTCTACCGTCACCATGAAGTGTCATTCCTTTTGGAACTGAGATAGGTAAAAGTTCTTCATATACACCTGTTGAGATATAAATTGTTCCAGGGGCTCTATTTGCCTCATCTGCAAAAATATATTGACAACAAAATTTTATCGTTTTAAATGGAGCACTAATGCTTAATCCACTTCCTTCTGTATCTTTACCTGACACAGAAACAAAGTAGATTTTGTTTATTTGTCCTAGTCCTTCCCATGAAGGTTCATTCCCAATAACTTTTAATGCATTACCAGGATTACCTAAAGCAAGTCTTTTTGTATCAGTACCGTCATGAGTTCTTACATCACCTTTATATTGTAAAACGTTAGTTAGAGCACCTTGGATTTGTTTGTCCCAATAACTATTTGTTACATCTAAATCAGGTTCAACAAGTGATGAATCATCTGCCATGTGTCTTTGTTTACAAACATAGGTAGTACTTTTATGTACAGTAACATCACCTAGTGTATAAATTGTACCAGCGTCATCAGTCCATTCGCCTCTATAATAATCTCCAGTATTAACAAGTGCCCAATATATTGGTACGGAATTTGGATCTGTAGTTTCTCCTGGATCATAATAAGAACGATGTTCTGGATCTAATGAATCAGGTTCTTCTCCTTGACTATCTCTAACAGAAATGTATAACCATCCGTAACGTCTAACAATGTCACCTGTTCTGTAAGGCTCGTTAGTAAGCCATTCGCCACGCATATTCCAACCAGTAGTTAACAACTCCCAGTCATATAATCCTTGTAAACTTTCGCCATCATAAAATACACCTGTAACACTTGGTGGTGTAGCTATGTTATTTGTCATTGACGTATATGTATATCCGCCATATTGTACAATGTCACCTGGTTGATAATCTACAGTCGAATCCCATACCGATTCAAACCCTGTTCCAGGCATCCATATATCAAAGTTAGATTCGTCAAAGTCTATTTCTGAAGTATGATATTCTTTACAGCGCCATAGTGTAGGTCCGTATGTTACGATATCACCTACTTTATAACGAATCCCAGATGAATCATCTGCTCCTTGCCATGTTCCTTTATAATCAACACCGTCAATTACTTTTTCCCAGTTAGCTTGATTGCTTTCTAAACCTAAAGTAAATGTTGCGGCAGATGTATGTCCTATAGTAGTTCGATAAACAATACCGCCATAACGTATAACATCATCTTTTTTGTATCTTGTATTAATATTCCAATCTGCGTCCCAAGAGTCTCCGCGAAATACAATTAGCCATTTAGCTTGGTCAACTTCTAATCCACCGATTGTTGTTGAAGATGTATGTTCTGCTAAACATTGATAAACGTATCCACTATAACGTATAATGTCATCAATTTTATATATCGTTAGTGGTAACCATTCGTTACGCCAGTTAGGTGTTTTAGCATAAGCTAGAAGTTTAGCTTCGTCGCCCTCAATACTAACTCCTCCTGAAACGTGTTCAGTTAAGACTCTGTAAACGACAGCATTATATTTTATTAAATCATTTTTTACGTATCTTGTAGCTACTGTCCAGTCACCTCTCCATTCGTAACCTTCAGTATGTAATAGCCAATAAGACTTTGGAGTATAATTTAAATCATCTAAGAAAGTAGTTGCATTAGAAGTATGGCCAATCATACAAACATAGGTATTACCACCAACTCGTACTATATCATCTTTAATGTATACTGTAGCTCCAGTCCAGGAGTCTTTCCATGTATACCTTATTCTTGCAATATTAAATTCAGCCATATTAGTATCCTGTTATAAACTGGTCATCCTTAAATTCACCTGATATACCTGTTGGGTAGGTATATGGGGTATTAATTCTTAAAACAAATTCGCCTTCTTCGTTTACGAAGTAATAAATATTTTTATCATCCCAACGCATTTGTTCAAATTGTAAATTCTCATAAACTAAAGTATGATTAGGATTTCTTCCTTCAAAGAAATCTGCACCATCTTGGAAATCAGGAAAGTTATCAACTGTTCCACCTGGTTTATTAATTGCTACTGAGTCTGTTGGAGATGCTATATCAACTTTAGCTATAAACAATTGTCCATCGTCGTCTCTGCGTAAAGCATAAAAATAACGTTCACCAGTTTGTCTTTGTAAGGGTTCTGAACCTACATAACTCATTATACAATCTCCACAAAGCTAAAGATGACATCAACTGCGTCATCTTGATCCGCCGAAACATATAAAATATTATCTCCCGGCAGAATTAATTTTTCGCCACCATTAATTGCTCGTAAACTTGCATTCGGGGCTATCATAACATCTTTAACATAATATCCTGTAACACTAGTATCATCTCTAACTGTAATACTAACTCGTGTATTTCCGTCTAATAGGTTAGCAACACTTAAACCAATTCCTGTACATTTTGAAGCTGAAGGCACTGATACTATTTCAACTGGTACAGTTCCTATATTTTTAATTACTTTATTTTTAAAAAATGTTGCCATCTATATTATCCTAAACTTAACACAACCTGTAATGCTATATTTTCAGCATCTGTTGTTGATACAGAACCAGATGTTCCTGCAACTGATTCCCAACTTGTACTGTTATAAATCTCTAACCTACCATCTGTAGTATTCCAACGAGTCATTCCTAATGGAGGAGCTGGATGTCTTTCTGCTGAAGTTCCTACCGGAAGTACAACGCCGTCAGTACCTTCAATTTCTACATAACCAGTGCCTGTACCAGTAAATCTAGTAGCCGCACCGCTTACACTATTATTTATTTCACTACCGCTAATGCGGATATTATCAATGTTAACTCCACCAGTACCATTTGGTAGCAAGTTTAAATCTGTATTTAAAGTAGTTGTACTAATAGTATTACCATCAATTTGGATGTCATCTATTAGAAGTTTTGACACATTAAATTCTGTTTGTGTAATACTTGCAATTTCAGTTCCTGCAGAGTAAAATCTAATAATATCGTCATTAGCACCTGGTGTTAATTCTGCTGTAATATACGTATCAGCATCTAAGTCATATACACCTGTTAATACAATCCAGTTACCATCATATCCTTCAAATCTACTTGTAGTTGTATTATAACGTATCATACCTACTGCTGGTACAGTTGGTCTTTGGGCAGTTGTTCCTGCAGGAATTCTAATACTTCCTGTAGTGTTAATATCAACTACTCCACTACCAGGAGTCATTGTAATATTGCTAGAAGCTGTTTGAATGCTGTTATTTTTTATAACAAAATCATCAATAATAATAGCACCTGAACCGTTTGTGCGTAATTCTAAGTTTGCATTAGATACTGTATTTTGGATAGTACCAGTATCAATTTGAATATCATCGATATATGCACTTGAAGTATGTAAAGAATTCCAAGATTGTGTTGGTGTTCCTAAATTATATTTTGCTGTTTCTGCCGGTTTAATATCACTAGTAATTCCAGCTATGATGCTAATAGTATCCGTAGCTTCATCACCAAGTTGGACATTTCCACCTACAGTAACATCTCCTGTAGCTGTAACATTTCCTGTAACATCTAAATCACCAGTAATATTAGTATTTGCTTGAATATTAACTTCACCTGTTCCATTAGGTATAATGTCAAGGTTTGCGTTAGATACTGTCGTAGAAATTACGTTAGTGTCAAATCTTAAATCATCTATTTCAAAAGTTTTTAATGAAACAACTTTGTCTGTGCCGACAGTTGTAAGGTTTAATACGTTACCAACAGTATGAACTGTGTTACCAGAAATTCTTACATCTCCGATAAATGCTGTTCCTGTTGTAACTAAATCAGTTGATCTTGTAGTTCCGTTAACGTCTAGTGCGTATTGGGGTGAAGCGGTTTTGATACCTACTCTGCTGTTATTAACATCCAGATAAAGTAAATCCGTCTCAAAGGCTAAATCCACACCATTTCTGATGAGGTTCGACTTTAGTAGCGGACCTGATATACGACCTACAGCCACTGTTCTCTCCTAATACGGGGATCCTGTCCCTCTAACCTAGATATCATTGCCGGTTAACCGCAGTATGTCCCATAATACATAAGAGGTCTCTCTCCTCCTATTGGTCATGTACTATGACAATTGTATTTATCGTTTTTGGAAATTATGCGAGTGCTATGGTATAGATATTAACCAATTCTTCCATGTACTGTTCAGTGATACCACCACCAACACCTGCGATGTTGGCCCAGTCTGTACCGTCGTAAGTTTCCATGTAAGCTAGGTCAGTATTAAAACGTGTTTGTCCTATAATACCAATTGGACGTTGTGCAGTTGATCCTGCAGGAATAACCATTCCAACATTAGCATCAAATTGGACATACCCAGTATTACCTGTTTTAGAAAGTTTAAATGGTTGGGCTACTGTGTTATGTATTGTACTTGCATTAAATTTAAAATTAGCTATATTAACAACACCTGTTGCAGTTAAATTAAAATCAGCATTTGTTGTTGCAGAAGAAATAGTATTTCCATCTATCTCTACAGTATTTTGTGATATTAGTTTATTAGTTGTTAATCCAGTAGTAGATAATGTTGTAGTTGTAACACCATTAGTAACAAAGCTAAAATCATTACCAGCGTTTGCTAATACATAAGTTTGTCTATCTTCACTCCATATACCTCTTAAAGGAGTATAAGCAGTTGAAAATAATTCAAAGAAATTAGTAGTTGTATTGTATCTAACATCACGATTTGAACTTGGTCTTTGTGCTTCTGTACCATCTGGTACGTTTAATGCCGCTACAGAGCTTATTGTAATGTTTCCACTACCGGGTGTAATTACTAAATCACGAGCAATATCTAAGTCAAATTGTTTAATACTTCCATGTAAAGGAAGTCCGCTGGCACCTAACCCAACTACATATAATCTAGCCCCATCATGCTTAAATGTCATAGCCATTGCTGAAGTCCAAGCACCAGGCATTGTCCCTTCTTGTGCGCCTACATTTTTAGTTACACCAACTGATGTTATAGTATTAAGGTCAAACCCAACTGCTAAAACAAATGTATGGACAACTTCATCAAAATCAACAAGGTATAGTTTAGTTCCAGAATTATTAAACCATATAGCATTTCCTTCTGTTCCTGAATGGAAAGTGCTTAATTGTATATTTTGTGACGATCCAGTAGTAGTAAGATCCCAAGGTGTAGATAATTCATATCGAATAATTTTCCATGTAGAATCATAGTACATCCAGAATATATATCTACCATCTGGACTCATATGAAAGTTAGGAGCATCAAATTTTGAAATACCTAGAAAACTTGCTTCTCCAGTAAATTGACATTGTGTAATGTCCCAAGCGATACTTACTTCATATGCAAAAAATCTTGATTGATCACTACCAGTATCTCCATACCCACCTGATACAAATAATTTTGTTCCATCTGGTCTCCAAAAATGACCAACAAGTCCGTTAAACAGAGATGCACCTACTTGTGTTTCTGTTGATGTATCAAACGCTGTAACAACTGCACCAGCATTAATACTTGAAATGTCCCAAGGTGTAGTACATATATAAGCTCTAATAGTTTGATTAACTTCAGCAGATACAAAACACTTTGTTCCATCCGGACTAAAACTAATGCCGCCAGTTTTATAATTTGATAATGATGGGTTTGTTGGTTGTACAAAACCTGAAAAAGTTCCTGTGTTTACATTCCAAGATGATCCTGAAGATATTAAGTTATGTCCACTAATAGCTACATCATCTATAACAATACTTCCTGTACCACTAGGTCTAAGTGTTAAGTTATTATTAAGTGTTTTAGTTGTTATATAATCATTATCTATTTCAATATCACCAATAGTTGCTTGACTAGTAGATACATTATTCCATACTCTAGTTGGACTTCCTAAACTATAGGCACCTGCTGTAGTATGTGGAGTAAAGTCTTGTGAAAGCTCAGCAAAATTAAAACTAATTGTATCTGTTGGTTCATCTCCAAGATTCATTGTGCCACCAACAGTAATATTGCCTGGAATAGTTATATTTCCAGTTGTACTAATAGTACCGGTAACTTTTGTTTTAGGGAATTCAACAGTTCCTGTACCATTTGTATCTAGTACAATATCAGAATTATTTTTACTTCCTATATAATTGTCATTAAATGTTAAGTTTTCGGTGTGTAATTCATCTGCGTGAATAGTACCTTGAGAATCTAAAATAATATCACCAACTATTGCTGTCACACCAGTTGTATCTACTTTAAGATTACCCCCAGTAAGTCTGTCAGACATAAAGTCATTAGATATAGTTTGGCCAAAGATATCTAATTCTGAGGCTTGAGAAGCAGTTCTAATACCAACCTTACCAGTTAAATGTCCTATATATAATAGGTCATTATCAACGGATAGGTTTGATTGTGTTCTTTTTAGATTAGCCGCTAATAGCGGACCTGATATTCTCGCAACTTGTGGCATATATAACTCCCTCTACGTTATATATTTATCGGAAGTTACTTATCGAAGTTATGGAGGACTGTTACTGGTTTGCCGACTGGAACTGCTGTTCCAAATACTACATACCAGCCAACAGCTTTACCTGGTGGGTTTTGTTCTAAAGTGTAGTTTGTAGTTGCTAATTGGAATACGTTTTCAATTAGAACAATTAAATTTTCAGCCGCGGCTGGGCTTGGATTATAAGTGTCGTTATTAACTAGTGGACCAAATTTTGTTTCAACGTCATCTCCGTTACCTAATGCTTGTTGAACAATACTTGCTGGTTCAAAACGTCTAACAGGTGCCCAAGCACCAGCTTGACGATTTTCAAATACATCAGTATCAGTATTGTAACGAATTTGTCCATCTACTGATGCTGTTATATTCTGTGCCGCAGTTCCTTTTGGAATCTGCATTTTATCAGTACTGTCAATAGTCACTAAACCGTAAATATTTTTACGAATATCTTTATTGCCAAAGATACCGCGATTTTGTGTGGATTGTTGTCTTAGGAATCTCATTATACTTCCAAGTAACTAACAGTAATAGCTAAATTCAAAGGTGCTTGAGAAACACTTACAACTTTATCACCAGCTTCTAAAATAATTTTTTCACTATCAAATGTAAATGTTTCGCCTCCAGGGACTGGTAGTTCTTTTACAACCATATTAGTATTACTTTTAGCTTCGGTATCTTTTACAAAGTGTAAATCAAATGATGTATCATTTGTACCTGCCGCGTCGAATCCTGCATGATTAACCACCATAATAGTGGTAATAGCATATGATTTTCCAGCTGGAACTTCTAATACTGTTACGTCTGTTGCTACCAAAAGTGCTTGTGCTATTGCCATTTTTCCCTATCCTTAAAAGATCATACTTAAAAGTAAAGATCTATTCTTGCTTAAAATTTCATCTCTAACGTTACTACTATTTACATAAAATAAGCCAGTTTTACCTATTCCAGGAGTCTTAGCATATAATTTTAATCCATCAGTTGGTGCTGTTGGGTCTATTGTAGCATCATCAATACTTGGTGTACTTAAAATATGTAGTTGGTCATCAATTATAATTGATCCTGTTCCAGGTGCCGCAAGTCTTAAGTCTGCTGAACTAACAGTTGTTTCGATTGTACTACCATGTATTCTTAAATCATGAATTTCTGTTCTGTTATCATAGACTGTTATATGATTATTTCCGTCAACTGATACTTTTATATTACTTGCTGTGCCTGGATTAGTTTCAATGTCAGCTACAACAACATCTGTTTTGGTTGTTACACCGTCTCTAATTTTCTTAATGTTTATTGTGGCAAGTCCTGATACAATTTCATCATCAACATATTTTTTATTAGGTAAATCGTCGTCATCTACAACTTGATTTTCATAGTTGTTAGTACCACTGACACTAATTACACCTGTGCCAGCATTAATTAAAAATAGGTCACCACCGCCTGTTGAAATACTTCTACATTCTAATCCGATGTTACTACCAGCTTCGTCTTTAAGGACAAAAGCCCCTGTCTTTGTTGTTTGACTTACAGGATCATTCCATATAACATTTTCATTAAAAAGAAATTGTACGTCAGCTAAACTGCCGCGTTCAATTCTAATTCCTGCTTCGTTTAATGTAACTCCTATGCCTGATTCGTTTGCATTAAGAACAATAATATTATCATTAATATTTAGGTCAGTTGAATTAACTGTAGTTTGTGTTCCACTAATAAGGAGATCACCTGTAACATGAACTTGTCCAATATTAAGTCCTGTGTCGAGAGTAATTGTGCCCGAGTCAGCTACTTTTAAAGTATAATCACCACTTGTTGTTACGTGTTTTGACATTATTATTGCCCATCAACTGTTACAGTATTTGCAGTTGCATCGTCTTCGCCACCTGCGTCACTTCCACCGATGACCATTTTTCCTCGTGTCGTACCTTCATACTGAACGACGTTATTCCAAATTTTTGTAATTTGAACAACTGTTGAATCATCCAGTACTCCGTCAATTGACATTTCGCCAGCTACTAATGTTCCAGCGGCTTTATTAACTAACAATAAAATTTCAGTAGTGGTACCATCAGATACCTTAAATTTATTTACTGAACGTTGTGCTAAAATCCATGCTTTTGTAGATGCTTCAGCTTGTCCTGTGAAAAAATGGCGTGTAACCTGGAGTTTTCCATTACCTTCTCCAAAATTTCGTTTGTTTACTGGTCTACCCATTTTTAATCTCCTGCTTTAATGTATTTATCAGAAAAAGAGAAAGCCCGAACATAGTCCGGGCTTCCAATTCTAGTTAATTCAATCCTAAAAACTAGATTACGTAATTACATCTACTGTTCTTACTGAGGCAGAAGCCGCGTTACTATCACTTAATGTATAAGGATATTTGTCGGTTCCTTCAGTAATAACTGTTCTATTGTAGAACTTTGTAACTTGTGTAGCCGTTCCACTATCATCTTTAGCATTTACGATGAATTCGCCTTCGCCTAAGGAATCTTGTACTCCATTAACCAACTGCAAGTTTTCAGTTGTAGTGCCATCAGTAACTAAAAAATAATTAGTTCCTGTTTGTTTTACAATTGAGCCTTGCGGTTCTTGAGCTTCTTCTCCTCCTGAAAAATAATAGCTAGTAACTGCGACGTTACCAACGGCTGTTCCAAAGATTCTTTTGTTTACTGGTCTTCCCATTTGTTTTCTCCTGTTAAACGTTCTAAGTTTACGGGGTGTTGTCCCCATAAGTCCCTTTCGGGCTCGTTTACTTAAAGCTATTTATCAAGAGAAAGCCCAGAACAGCGTTTAATAGCCATCCTGGGCTCGACTCATTAAATTTATAGTGGAAATGGTAGGACTTGGTTACACCTACAATCCCGCCTCACAGATACCTATCTATTGTTGCGGAAAACCTATACCCGACTGGTAAGTCGATTTGGATAAGCGCCTTTCAGCTACCCACCCTGGGTACCACCCCTGTACAGTCAAGTTCACCCCTCTGGTAAGAGGCTCTTCCTTGCACACTTCCTACTTAAACAGAGCTACCGTCTAAGTATTATATGTATAATAACATCTTATAGTTAAAAGTCAACGATTTTCTTTATTTTTTTGTGGATAAGTTTATCCAAAATAGAAAAAGAAAGGGCGATCCTAAGACCGCCCTCTCATAATCACTTGTAATATCTCTATTAAGAGAATGTTACGTTTGCGATGGTTACCGTACCCAAGTAGTCAGCCGCATTACCTAGTGAAGATGCTGTGTTGTTTAACTCAACATATCCATATCTAGTCATGAAACTTACAACTGGTTCAAATGTACTTGGATCCAACACAACACCGCTTGACATCAATGGGATGTATGGGCAGTAGAATGACGGAGCGTCCGCTTCACTTGTTCCTTTGTAACCAACTAGTACTGCTGTAGTATCAGCCGCATATGAGTCAACATATACTTTCATTGCACCGTTTAGTGTTCCAACGAATTTTGTATTTGTTGGAGCTTCAAAAGTGCCTTCAGTTGTTCTTGCGAACGCTGAAGTTGTAGCTGATTGTAGTACAGTTAGAGCGTGTGGTGAAACCACAGCCCAGTTACCAGCACCACGACGTGTACGCTGAGCAATAGTATTTGCAACACGGTTGACCATTACAGCCAATGCCGCGTGTTCGTCACCGACGAATGTTGCAGTACCACTAACAGCATTTTGATCGTATGCTTGTTGGTTCTGAGTACCTGCTAAAGCACGTAAAGATGCAAGAACTTCTTGATCGATTTCAGCAGTAATTTCTTGGGCTAATGCCGCCATAATTTCTGCTTCGATGTCGATGCCTTGCTGTGCTTGTGCATCTTGTGCCGATTCAAAAGTCCAGCGAGCTGATAGCTTTCTAGTCTTTGCTTCGACAGTTTGTTTTAAGATTTGGATGCTCAAGCGTTTGCCAGCCGTACCTTCTAGATTGGCTGTACCAGCCGCACCAGGGGTAGCGTCAGTGGCATTACCTGCATAAGCCGCCGCGATCTTAAATGGTGAAAGTGCTTCTTCACCTATTTCGTTACCATCTGAAAAGTCCGCGTAACGAACTCTCAATGTGTGGATTTGTCCAACTGGGCCAGTCATTGGTTGTACTCCAACCAATTCATTAGCTATTACAGTCGGCATAACCCGTCTTATTACCGGAAGGATAACTCTGTTAAGAGTTGCAACATTACCTGCTGATGTAGATCCAGCGGTAGCAGTCTCATTCAACCACTTGCGTGTGTTTTCAAGAGTACTTGCCATCACTGCTTTCTTGTTACCGTTAAGGCCTTCTAAAAGAGCGGTTTTGGTATCCTGCCAGCGATTTTCTAGTAGTTCTGACATTGTTTTCTCCTTAATTCAATCCTGCAAGTCTTCGAATGTCAACAATATTACTTGTTGCTTCCGAGCTTACACTACTAACGTTAGATTCTTCTTTGTTGCCTGTTATTGCTACTTGTTTTGCCTCTGATTCTGTTAATGTCGCCTTCTTCTTTGCTGGAGTTTTCCCGTCGATAACCGCCGGCATATACTTGTCAAATTGTTTTTGCAATTTGTCAGTTTGTACACTTTCCAGTAAGTCGTTCATAATTTCACGCTGTTCTTTGCTCAAAGGAGCAGTTAGTTCAGACATGACATCTTTTCTCTTAGCCGCATCAGAAATTTTAGAAATTTCTGCATTTTTCTCTGCGATCGTTTTTGATTTCTCATCTACCTCTGCTTTAACTTCTTTAATTTGTCCATCTTTCATGTTAACAACTTGCATAAGTTTAGCAGTTTCTGATTTCTCGTTTAGGTAGCTATTGGAATATTCATTAGCGAATGTTTCGAAAATTTTGCGACCAAAATCATTTTTACGTGCTGAGTCAATATCTTCTTTAAGTTGAGAAATTTCTTTTTTAAGTCCTTTTCCAACTACGTCTGATACTAATTTAGCACTCTTCTCAACAAAAGTTGATTTAACTTTGTTTAGATGTTTCTTAGCTTCACGTATAAGTTTTACCTTAGTTTCGGCCAAGTCTTTCTTATCTTCGTAGAACTCTGCAATTTCTTTTGCCAAAGCTTCAACCACAAATTCCTCAAGTTTGCCAAACTTACTGGCCATACCTTTTTGGTCTTCGTGTAATTCAGTTACTTCCTTCTTCAAAGACTGCATAACAAACTCTTTTAGCAAATCTGCGTTATCACGCATAGCAATTACATATTTCGCTCTTGCTTCTGCTAATTGTTTGCGATCGTCAGTGAACTCGGAAATTTCTTCTGCTAGTTTCTCGCTCACCATAGAATCGATTGCTTCAACCATTTGTGCTTTATCGTGTTCATATTTAGAAGCGAACTCCTCGCGAAGTTCAGCAGTAACAGAAAGTTTTGTTTCCGTAACTTTCTTGTCCCATGCTTCTTGAATTTCAGCTCTGATCTCTTCAGAGATTACATTGTTTTCAAAGAGTGATTTCAGTGCGTCCAACATATTTTTCTCCTTATTACTGGAGCCCTTTGATGATATTCACCAAAGAATTCTTTAAATAATTCTGCGCCTTTTTGTCGCCTTCTAGCTCACGTGCCAGGTTCATTGCCTTATACCCCCCACGAGTATTTAATAAATGCTCGTATATTGGGGTTGGGTATGCCCCTGGAGCACTGGGTTGAGCAACTATATCCACAGTAATTATTTCATAGTCGCTTACTTGTCCGGTTCCGTCTTCTGTGACGTTCCCGCTACCACGTGATGAGACGCCTAGTTTAACTCCGCTTTCAAGCATTGTTGAAACCAATTGTCCCATCGGCGTAGGTAATATTTTAAGTTTCCCGTAACCGTTTGGTCCATCCATCCACATTTCTGTGATTAGATGACTTACACGGTCTAAGTTTATGTTGAGTCCTTCAGGATGATCAACTTCGCCCAGAACTGAATATCCACCTGTAATTTGGTCATTGAGTGTATTGACAGCTCTACCTATCTCGGTAACAGGGTAAACACGCATATTGGCATTTTTAACCCCACCTTGGATACAAATTCCTTTTAAATAAAGGTCTTTGCCTCCCTTGTCGTTCTCGGTAGACTCGATGACCATTTTAGCTTGGTCGAATGTTAAGTTCTCTCTTAAGTTAAGCAACACTTTTTTCCTCAACAAAATTAGGAACCGATTACTGAATCAGTATTCGTTCCGCCTTCTTCACCATGTCCTTTTTTCTCAGTACCATGGCCTTTAGAATCAGATTTTAATGACTTAGAAGCTTTTCCACCTGGAACATTTACGTTACCAGCTGAATCTTCTTTAGTGTCGTTGCCAGTTAGTCCAGTATTTGAACCACCACCTTCGCCACCTTTGGCAATATTACCTGCTGTGCCACCCATGTCATTTTTACCAGCTACTGTAGATTTTGTATTAGTACCACCGTCTTCACCACCGCCTTTTGTTTCAGCGCCGTGTCCACTAGATACTTTTGTTACATACTCTCGCATTAGCTCTGTATTTGAAACTGGACCTTTAGCTTCTGCTTTCGCTTCTGCTTCTTTCCCTTCAAATGCAGGTTTTTCCTCTGCTTCTAGATCGGATGGAAATCCACCCTCTGCATCATCACCACCTTCGTCGTCACCGTTGTCGTCATCAGCATCTGCATCTGCATCTGCATCGTCGTCACCGTTGTCGTCTCCACCGTCATCGTCGCCCATCATGGCATCGAATTCTGCTTTAAGGTCGTCAAGTGCATCTTCTAGGTCAACAACGCGGTCTTCAAGATCTTCATGATCTTCGCCACCATCGTCGCCGCCGTCACCGTCCACTTCGTCGCCGCCTTCAATATCGCCAATCATAGCATCTGCTGGATCGCCGCCTATTTCGTCGTCTGCTTCTTGTGGAACATCTTCAACTGGAGTGATATCTACAAGTTCTTCTTTAACTTCTTCATCACCTTCGTCAGCTTTTTCTTTAGCTTTTTCGTCAACTACTTTTTCGTCTTCGTCAGCTTTTTCGTCTGATTTTTCGTCGACTTTTTCGTCTTCGTCAGCTTTTTCATCTTTAGACTCTTTAGCTTTAACTTCAACTTCAGGCATATCGTCGTCTAAAAGTTTTTCGTAAATTGTTCTGGATTTATCAACAACTATTTCGTGAAACAGTTCTTCCGCTCCAGCACGATCTTCTGCAATGAGCTTTTCTAACATTTGCTCAAATTTATTTTTGTCTGCCATTTTAAATCTCCTGTTTGTTTAGATATGGTAAGGCTGTCGTATAATATTTATGGTTTTTCAGGAAAAGTACGTGGTTATCGGCTCATTATGAGCCGTTTTACATTAAGATTATAGGATCTTGAATAAGTCCTTAAAATCTTGAACGGTCATATGATGTAGGTTTCCCCACACCCTTAAATTGTCTGGCAAGAAAGAGTCTCTTTCTTCTGTTACTCTTATATATCTCTTAGTTGGATTTTTTTGAATTATTATACCTGTTTGTCTAGCCCAATTTCCATGGTATGTTGCTACTGCTTCAGATTTTTTATAGTTTTCTGTATCTGCATATATGTTATTCAGTTTTTTATTAATTCCTTCAAAGTCAAATCCTAAAATATAAATTTCATTATTGTTATGCTTTTCTTCACTAGCTAAATTTAATGCAGTAGGACCAGTACTCCATCCTAAACTTGGTTCAAAGAAATTAAATTTATTAAATGTTTTATATGCTCTATTAGGGTTAGTCCATACTTCGTGGGTAAGTTGCCATCCAGATCGATTAATTTCTGTAACCATTTTAGTATCAACAGCTACTAGATAATCAGGTTCGAAGTCTCTATATACAGCATTACAACCGTATATTTTAGCAGTGGGTGGGATATTTTTTCTTAGTTGATGTAAGTCAATAGTTCGTCGGCTAGTTCCATTACCTATGACGAACGCCACGGTAGATCTGGCCATTGTTAGACAACCGCCGCTTCAGCATTAGCCGCCAATCCGTACATTTGACGTACGAAGTGTAGCTCTTTTGCCTGCTCCTCTTGGTGAAGTTCTGCCGCTTTACGTGTTTTATTAATTTGACGTAGGGTTAGTCGAGTTTTACGAGTGTCGTCTCGTTGGACAATAGATTGATCATCAACCGGATCATATTCTTTATTATCAATCGGTTCAAGTGTTTCTTTATCGAAGTAAAATATTTCTCTCAACGTTGTCATATTATTATTTATGCGGGCGGCGGTGTTCCGCCTGTCGGTGCCGCGCCTCCTGTTGCTGTATCTGGCGGTGGAGCAATACCACCATCTACTGGTGCTGGTTCTTCAGCTTCGGGATCTTCGTCTTCCATGTCACCCATATCAGCGCCAATACCTGCACCACTAACTCCTGCACCTCTCATTTCGCCTGCGGCGTCAGTAGGTGGTGGAGATAAGTTTTCATCATTTTCTTCTTTCCATAAGCGTTCATTTTCAGCAACTTCTTCATCAGTTAATCCTAAGAACCTTGCCATCGCAAATCTATTTGAAATGTAAGGAACAGCTGACATTTGTGTATATGTTCCAATGCGAGCATTATCAAGTTCACTTTGTCTGTAACTTGCAAAGTTTTGTGGTGGTTGCATTCTAAGGTCAAACATCGCTGTATCAATGTTAACACCTTTTTCTAATAGATAGCGTTTGAACTCTTGATTAAATTCGTCTGTAATTAAACTTTGTAAGCGTTCACAATAATTATTAAAACGTAATTCTTGAATATATGCTGTACCAACTCTACCGTCTTGGTAGTTGCTTTGTCCATCATCAGGACCTGTTGGTAAGTATGAACTTGGAATACGTAAACCACGTACAAGTTTGTTAGTAAAATATTTTAAGTCATCTATCTCACCCAAATTGGTGCCACCCGGTAGTGTCTCAACTTTAGACCCTCTACCTTCTGCTGTTTGAGGGAAGAAATAATCTTCATTAATAGATAATGGATTATATGCACTATCAATAACGTTCTGACCGCCTCCCGTCTGACTTGGAATTCTTCTTTGGTGGATGTCAGTCTTAACACGTTCAACAAATTGCATAGCCAAGTGGCTCGGCATATTGCCCACGTCAACGTAGAATACTCTACGTTCCGGAGCTCTTTGTACTCTATAAATTATAATTGCGTCTTCTAGTAATTCTTTTTGTTTGTAAACTTTAAAAATACTTTCTAGTAATGAATTACCAAATGGAAAGTTATTATCTAGTCCTTCAGATAAACTAAGGTGTATAACGTTTTCAGCATCAATAGTAGTTTCTTTAACTTCTCTAGTAAACCTGCTTCCACTCATTTGTTGATTAGGAGCACCAACCATACCGCGTACTCCGCCTTGCAAGTATCCATCGCCGCCACCAGTAACATTACCTGTTGTTTGGTGTGGAGTTGTAGCAACCATTTCTCTAAAGTTTAAGTTTACATCTCTAATAATATATTGTTCAGGTTTTTTACCTTCTGATTCGTTTACAATTATACGTGATACTTTTGCTGGATCAACATGAAACCATTTTTTAGTTTCAGGATCTCTAATAAAAAATGCATCGCCATATTTAAAAATGTTACGTACAATTCTAAACATACGTGTATCGAATTTTTCTAGTTTAGTCCATTGTAGTAAGTATTGTCCAAGTACTGTAATTTCTGAATTTGTTGCTTTTTGTTTAAAGTCCATTACAAATGGAGTTTGATTTTGTTTATTTTTTTGTGTGCAAAATTCTGCTAGGATATCTAATGCGGCATTTACTTCTGAATCCATATCCATAGTATTATATTGTCCATATCGTTCAATACGATTTGGAGAGCCAACATATACGTCTGGTAAGTATGAACTATAGTTTGCTTGAGCAGGTCCTAGTCCTTGGCTTATGCTTCCGCCCAAAGGACTATACGTTCCGTCTCCGCTACCTTGTTTAGTTTCTACTGGTGTAAAATATCGCTTCCACGACATATTTTTATCCTTATCCTACAGTTCCGCCAATTTCTTTTATGGCTTCTAGTTGTTTAGTTTCTATCCTATTACCTTCACTTGTTATGGTAATCAATTCACCTAATGTAGTATTTAACTTAGATAGCTGTTCTCCTTGGCCTTTACTGGAGCTAGTCATACCACTAACTGTTGTACTAAATGTTGCTTTAACGTCAGAATTCATATCAGACATTTTAGATTCAAATACATCCATTGCGTCTGTTAATTTTTCAATAGCATCTGCGATATCACTAATATTATCAGCTTCCATAGAATTAATAAAAGCCGAAATACCTTCTAATGCTACACCTATTTTTTCGAGTTGAACTGCATCTATAGAGTCAAAGTGTTTAAGACCGTCCGCCATATCTTCAAAATTGTTGCCACTGAATAAGTTACCAAGCCATTTACTTGCACCTTCTATAAAGCCGTCACCAGTAAATGCACTTATACCTCCGTATAAACCCGTAAGTGCAGGTCCTACTTTTGTTAGTGCATCAACATTAAGTTGTTCATATGCTTTAAGATTGTCAGCTAGTTTTGTTAATCCACCAGCACCAAGAAATGATAGAATACCAGCTCCGGCTAATGCCGCTAGTGGTCCTGCCAAGTTTCCCATAACATCTGGAAGATCTTTAAATGACGGAGATATCTTAACTTCACCTAATTTTGTCAATCCCTCAGCAATACCACCCACTGCATCAGAAACAAGCCAAAGTGCTCCGGCAAGTAACGTAACTACGCCGGCACCTATAAGTAAAATTCCCATAATAGCTGATACTCCAGCCACGATAATTGGCCCAAGATAGAAAGCGGCCACTAAGGCTCCAACAGCCAATGTGACGGCTCCGACACCAATGGCAACCTTATCCCAATTTGTTTTCAGCCAAGCACCCAGGCCTACGCCTTCTGGTTTCTTTCCTTGCCCTTTCGCCGTTTCTTGCGCCATGGTTGCTTGATATTTTTCGGCTTCTGCCCTCAATGCTTTTAATTCTGCAAGTGCTTTCTCCATCTGCTCTGGATTAAGTGTGCCTGATTTAATTTTCTCTTGGATGGCTATAATTTGTTTATTTGTGTCTTCTAACTTTTTTGCGGCGTTTGTATATGTTGCTGAAGGTGTGCCTTCCTCACCAACATCAAATCCTAACCAACCCATTAGTTTAGTAGCAAACCCTTTCATAATCTTTTTTGTATAATCCCAAGCCTCGCTAATTTTTTCTTTAGCAGTTCCATCACCCAAAAGCCAATCTTTAAATTGTGACATTGATCCAGTAATAGTTTTAACACCTTCTAACATAGCTTGTTCGACAGGACCACCTGGTTTTAGATTTTTTGAAAATTCAGAAATTACATCAGTAAACTCTCCCCAAATTTTCGATTCAATAAATAATTTGTTTGCTTTAGTTTGTGCTTTAACTAAATTTGATTCTACTTCAAGTAAATCTTTTGTAGAAGCCGCCATCGCCTGAGTTTGTTCAGCTATGGCATCATCATGAGCTTTAATTTTCTCCATTCCCAATAAGTCCAATACTGAATCCCAAACACCAGTAACACCAGTTGCCATTGAAACACCGATAATATCTCCGTTTTGTTCAACTATCGCTCTAGCTTTGTCTATTGATAGATTAATTGTGTCTCTTACAGTACCCATAGTTACTTTTTCTTTGTTAAAGAATTTTTTAGCAAGTATTGACAGTTCGTTATTTTGTAAAGCCATAGCTTTTGCACCGTCAGTAATAGGAACACCACCAGTTGCAACTAGTTCTTTAAATGCGTCAGCAAGTTCAGGCTTTTGAGCGTGTAATATAGCGATAGTTGATCTTAAACTTTCACTAGCATTTGCTTCCATGTTGTGCATTAATGCTTTTATACGTTTGTCATCCGCCGCCTGTTTCATTGCATCCGCGGTTTCTTTTCTAGACTGACCAGTAATTCTTGCTAGTCTATCTAGTTCAAGCATATATTTTCTTGTGCCTGCGATTAATGATGCATCAGATCTGTTCTTCAACATACCAGTTCTTTTTTGGAGGTCTATATATTCAGCAGTATATTCAGCTTGTTCTTCAACTGTATAACCTAGTTTTGTAAAGTCTTCTGATAAATCTCTAACTCCTCCTAAGACTGCTGTAAATTTATTAACACCTTCTCTTGCACCACCAAAAGCTAATGCCATTGTTTTAGAATGTTCACCATAAACATTTGTTAATGTATCAAGCGAAACTCTAGCGATTGCTGATTGCTGAGTCCATGCAAATAAGTCGTCACCTAAGTCAGCACCTACGCCACTCATTTGTCTAAACGTATCAATTTGGCCGTCAAGTATATTAAAAAACATTTGAGCGGTGTCCCCAACTAGGCCAAGGCCAGGAAAGTCACCAATTAGTCCGGTTACGTGTTTTGACAGCTCAGATATTCTATGACTGCCACCTAGAATGTCGCCAGCAAATCCAGTTATACTTTCGCCTACATTCAGGATTCCGCGTCCCGCCGACTTCATCAGAGCTTTAGAAAAAGTAGCAATGGCTTTTTCAGCATCTTTAACTGTACCTGTATGTTCCTTTGTTTGTTTAGTATCTGCTTCTGTGGCTTTTGTACCAGTTTTTGTGGCTTTTGTCGCTTGTTTTTGGGCTTTTTCGGCTGTATCGTTAAATTTGCCACCAGAACCACCCTGGGCTTTAAAGGCTTTTAGTAATTCATTAAGTGTTTGTTCACTGGCGGCATCACTACTGATGCCTTCCATATCTCCACCTTGATATGTTACTCTAGCCATAATTTTTAATAATCCTGTGTTTAGCTACCATAATTAAAACCCGCTTTAATAGTTCATTATAAATATTTGTATGAACTATAATATATTTATCCGGAGAAAAACATGGCAGAACTAACACAGCCGGGTTCTATTCCTGTAGGACAAATTTCTCCTTCTGGAAATGTTAACCCAATGGGTACTGCGCCTAACCCATTAGAAAAATACTTTAGGCAACCAAAGTTATATATTGCTTTACCAAGCAAAGGTTATTACTATGCTAAGGGGTCAATTGACTTACCATCCAATGGTGAAGTTCCTATATATGCAATGACGGCAAAAGATGAGCTAATTTTAAAAACACCAGATGCATTATTAAATGGAGCATCAACTACAGAAGTTATTCAAAGTTGTTGTCCGTCTATTAAAGATGCGTGGGATATGCCATCTATTGATTTAGATACCGTTCTAATTGCTTTACGGATTGCTACATATGGCGAAAAAATAACTATAACTAGTACTGTTCCTGGAATTGATCCAGCAGAGAAGAAAGACTTTGAATTAGATCTTAGAACAGTTCTTGACAAGTTTTCAAATGTAAATTATGAAAATGTTTGTGAAATTGGAGCTATGAAAATTACTATTCGTCCTCAGACGTATAGAGAGTTTACAGCAACCGCTCTTAAAACATTTGAAGAGCAACGTCTTTTTCAAGTTGTAGCAGATGATGAAATGAACGAAGAAGAAAAACTTGCAAGGTTCCAAGCCTCGTTTAAAAAACTAACAGCGTTGACTATTAATCTTGTATCACAATCGATTGTACAAATACAAGATGGTGATACTATTGTTGTCAATAGAGATCATATTGATGAATTTATTCAAAAAGCTGATAAGGACTTTTATTCAGCACTTGTTAAACATATCGAAGTAAATCGAAATAAGTTTCAATTAGAACCTATGAAAGTACAATCTACAGCGGATGAACAAAAAAGAGGAGCTCCGGCAAGTTATACAGTTCCAGTATCTTTTGATCATTCAGCTTTTTTCGTCTAAGGATTTCGGTGATGTCTCTTCCTGAAATCCTAAGAGAGGTTGAAAACCTAGATAACGAGACTAAGAATTTTAAATTGGATCTTACTAAACTTGCATGGTATATGCGAGGCGGAGTAACCTTAGGTGAGATGTATGCGTCTTGTCCCGAAGATCGAGACTGTATGGCAAAATTGATTAAAGAGAATTTAGAGACAACTAAAAAAACGAAGATGCCATTCTTTTAAAATTATGCTTTTGTTACTGTATAACCTTGTGATTTAAGAAATTTTATTGAACGGTTGATGTCTGAATCTTGATTCTGGCCTGCCGTGGATTTTTTCTTCTTTGGTTGATCTGTACCTGTACTTGCACTTGGATTATTAACCCCAAATTTTGATGTTGTTCCAGTAGTGTTAGCGCCTGCTACGAAACCAAGTCTTGTAAAATGATTAATTATGTTTTTTACTTTTCCAGGCTCAATCATGTCGCGTTTATTAGCTTCATTAACTGAATCATTCATACCCGCGAAACTCATTTGCGTCGGTTCGACTTCAAGTCCTTTTTTTACTGCTTTATAACCTTGCTTGGCTTTATCTACTCCATACTTCGTTGCCGCTCCTACACCTTTAGCCGCCGTCTTAGTGTGTTTCCATGTTTTCTGACCTATAGATTTTGTGTTGTTAAACTTTGTAGCTATTTTTCTAAATTCATCAGGAGTACCAACAGGAAGTCCTTGATCATGTAGATATTTGTATAAAGATGTAAAAGTAGGTCCTCCAACAGGATCCATTTTCCAAATACCTTCATAATCCTTATACATTCTAGCTACATCATCGCCGATATCTGATCTATTAGCCGCCGCTTTACTACCCAGTTTTTTCATTGCCCAGTTTAATGGACCTTCTTGGACTTCTGCTTCGCTTATGATCTGATGTACCTTCATTAAAGTAAACTCCTAGTTGTATTTATTATATTTAGCTATAATTCTCAGATGTACGGCCTTAAATATTCAATATGCCTCGAACAGTATATAGGGTTATAGAGAAAGTTACTCAGAAGCAAGAGTTAATGGACTGTAGTTCAGAAGCGGAAGCATCAGAAGTACTAGGGCAATTAGTTGAAGCTAATCCTGGTTCGGAATATACTATAGAAGAAGTTGTAGTATACGATAAAGAAGCATTTCGTTACGGACGTGATCCGGAACTGCATTAAGATCAACTGCGTTGATCTGTGTTTTCGCTATCGCTCTAACACACTATTCTCTCAATTGTTTAATTAAGTGCGTAGCACTTTTGCATCATGTAGATAGTTGAGCCATACTTCGCCCGTACTCGGACGAAGCATTTAATAGCCATCATGTGAGATGAGCGTACCATCTTAATAAAG